AAAAATATAACAAAAATATAACAAAAATATAACAAAAATATAACAAAAATATAACAAAAATATAACAAAAATATAACAAAAATATAACAAAAATATAACAAAAATATAACAAAAATATTATATATTCAACTAATGCTTAAATGTAATTATATTATAATATATTATGTCGCTGGAAAATGAAAATCCAACAATGTTCCGTAACACCGAAGAAGATTTATATGACTCTTCTTATGAATTTAATATTTGGGATGAATTAGATATAAATTCAAATCTTTTAAGAGGAATTTATGCTTATGGTTTTGAAAAACCTAGTCCTATTCAAAGAAAAGCTATCAAACCAATTATTGATAAAAAAGACATAATTGCACAAGCACAATCTGGTACAGGCAAAACAGCGACTTTTACTATTGGTGCGTTATCGCATGTAAATACGAATGAGAATGTAACACAAATATTGTGTTTATCACCAACCAGAGAGTTGAGTGTTCAGACAGCAAATGTTATGCGTGGGATTGGTTCTATGATACCAAATTTGAGGGTTCAAGTATTAGTAGGTGGTTCATCAATTGATGAAGATGTTGGAAATTTAAAATCAAATGTACCACACGTAATAGTTGGATGTCCTGGACGAGTTTACGATATGATGCGTAGAAATAATATTGGTTCAAAAAATATAAAATTGGTTATATTAGATGAAGCAGATGAAATGTTATCAAGTGGTTTCAAAGAGCAAGTATATAATATTTTTCAATATTTTAGTAATAACATACAAGTAGCTTTATTTAGTGCGACACTACCTGAACACATAACTGGAATTACAAGTAAATTTATGCGCGATCCTGTGAAAATTAGAGTAAAAGCAGAACAACTTACATTAGAGGGTATATCTCAATATTTTGTCGCAGTTGAAGACGATAGACAAAAATATTTGACACTAAAAGATTTATATAAGTTTATGTCGTTATCACAGTGTATTATTTATGCAAATAGTGTCAAACGTGTGTCAGCTTTATACGACGCAATGATGGAAGATGAATTTCCTGTATGCCGAATTCATAGTGGAATGGATAAATCTGAACGTGATAAAGCATTTTCTGAATTTAGGAATGGAACATATAGGGTTTTGATATCTTCAAATGTAACCGCTCGTGGGATTGATATACAACAAGTGAGTGTTGTTATTAACTTTGATATACCAAAAGACGTTCATACTTATTTACATAGAATTGGACGAAGTGGTCGTTGGGGGAGAAAAGGTGTTGGAATTAATTTAATAACACGTAGAGATTTAACTAAAATTAAAGAGATAGAACAATATTATTTCACGCAAATAAAAGAAATGCCGTCTAGTTTTGATAATCTAGCAAAGTAAATCAAACCATAAAAATCAATAAAATTCATAAAAATTATAAAAATCACAACAAAACGCGTAAAACAATAATAAAAAAAATTCTATATTTGATATAAATAACAATGGCTATATCAAATATAGAAAAAATAAATGAGCATTTCAAATTACCTATATTTTATAATGACCAAAAAATGCAACTAAACAAAAATATAGTAACAGATTTAGAGTTAGTTAAAACAATAGACCCTTCAAATTGCATTCCTTTATATCATTACGCATTTCAACCAAAAACTAAATTTGCAGTTAAAGTGATAGAACAAATGCCAAACTATTATACAACTGACACTGTATTTTTAAAAGATACACAACAGTTATTGTCTAATTTTTTAACAGTTGATACAAATGAAGAAGCTGATAACGTTTTAGACATATGGGATGAAATAAAAAATGACACCGGGTTCAAAGATAAATATCATTATATAGACTGGCCGATGTGGGAACATTTGAATAAGTCAGATTATTTTTTACAAATCATGAGTGTATATAATTTATCGGCTCCAGTAATTTCGTTGTGTGTTCCTTTTATAATACTTATTATACCATTTTTTATCATTCAAATGAAAGGTGTAAGTATTACGATGAATGAATATGTTGAAATTTTAAAAACAATTGCAGAAAATCATTCTCTTGGTAAATTGTTTACAAAATTTCATTCTGTAAAATTAGATGAAAAAATATATATTCTTCTTTCTGCAGCTTTTTATGTTTTTTCTATATATCAAAATATATTGACCTGTTGTAGATTTAATAATAATATGTTCAAAATACACTCTCATTTGAATGATATTAAAAAATATATAAATGAAACAGAAATTGTTATGAATAATTTTTTACTATATTCAAGCACTCTGAAAAGCTATGAACAATTTAATGAAACAATAAAGACAAACATGGAAGTATTGATTAAATTAAGAAAAGATTTAGAAAAAATATCACCATATAAATTATCTTATAAAAAAATAGGCGAACTAGGGCATGTATTGAAATGTTTTTATGATATATACAGCGATTCAAATTATAATAACGCATTTTTATATTCTTTTGGTTTTCATGGATATATAAAAAATTTAGAAGGGATGATTGATAACATTAAAGGTGGATATATTAATGCTGCGAAATTTACACAAAAGCAAAAGTCAAATATTATTAAGAAAGCATATTATCCAGCGCTTATTAAAAACAATCCAATTAAAAACTCATTTAAGTTTAAAAAAAATATAATAATAACTGGTCCGAATGCTTCAGGAAAAACTACTACGCTAAAAACAGCTTTGATGAATGTAATTATAACACAACAATTTGGTTATGGATTTTATAAAAATGCAATAATTCAGCCATATAAATATATACATTGCTATTTGAATATTCCAGACACCTCTGGTAGAGATAGTTTATTCCAAGCCGAAGCTCGTAGATGTAAAGAAATTCTAGATATTGTTCAAGATAATAGTAGAACACAAACGCATTTTTGTGTATTTGATGAATTATATTCAGGAACAAATCCAGACGAAGCTGTATTAAGTGCGCATGCATTCATGAAATATTTAATTAAATTTAAAAATGTAAATTGTATTTTAACAACACATTTTATAGATTTATGTAAAAAATTAGATACGAATGAATCAATTGAAAATTATCATATGAGTACAGTTAAAAGTGGCAACGATTTTAATTATTCTTATTTATTAAAAAAAGGAATATCAAATATTAAAGGAGGAATTAAAGTTTTGTATGATATGAACTATCCAAAAGAAATAATTGATAACACTATTAACTTTAATTATTAAAATTATTAAATTTATTTGACTTATAACTTATGATTTATATTCTATTATACATTTTATTCGTTTTTCTAAAAATAAAAATATATATTCTTTAATTAATAATGGCTTTAACTGACATATTGACAATTCCTTTTTTAATGTGTTTAGGCATAACTTTAGTGCTTATAGGAGTGTTAGGATATTTATTTATGCAAAGAATCCAAGAACAAAATCACAAGATTTCTTCTATGTTTGAACTAGTTAACACTATGGTAGAAGAAATGAATTTTTTAAAAGGTAGATTACAAATAATGTCATATAATACAGGTCCTAGTTATTCTCAAAACATTCAACAATCTGGCACAGGTGCTGGAATTGGAGGAGCTGAAAATAACTTATCACAAAAATTAATACAAGTGTCAGACGATGAAAATGACACAGACGAAGATGAAGATGACGAAAATGACGAAGATGACAGTAATAGTGATGAAGATAGTGAAGATAGTGAAGATAGTGAAGATAGCGATAGTAACGGTGATAATGATGACAAAGACAAAAGAAAAATAGAATTTTTTGAATCTGAATCGCAAAATGTAAAAATTATAAATTTTGATGAAATCCTGGAAGAATCTAAAAATGATAATGAATCTGATTTTAGTGAATTAGACGATGCCGATGATATTGATAGTGATGATACTGATAATTCAGATAGCGAAAATGACAATGAGGAATCGGAAGAAAATGGTGAAACTGTAAAAATAATAGACATGAGTGAAACAATTAATCTAGATAATAATGACATATTTGAATTATCAAAAAAAATGGAAATACACTCAAGTGAAACAGATTTTTTAAAAACTAAAACAATTGATTTATCCGATATATCCAATAATTTAGAAGATTCAAATAATGTAATAGATTATAAAAAAATGTCGTTGAATAAATTAAAAGAAATAGCAATATCAAAAGGGTTGATTGCAGAAAACTCAAAAGCTACTAAAAATGCTATTTTAAAATTATTGAATCACGAATAATTTCTCCAATATAAAATAATATACTAATATATAGTATATTATGTCTTGGGCAACATGTTATAGCGGTTCTAATAATATTCATTTTAATTTTCCTCCTATAATGGCAGATGGTAGAATTTATTCTTCATGGCAACCAGAAGCAATTGTTAATGAAAATATACAACAAAAAGAAAATATAACATCAAGTTGGCAATATAGACAATTTCTAACAAATAACGCTTCTCAAATAATGAAAGCAAATAGTTTTCAAGCATGCGAAGCATTAGGTTTACCTGTTCATTTTTCATCAAAAGCGACACCTTCAGAGAATGTTCCGTTCACATTTAAAAGTACATTTGATACAAATAAGCCAGGTTTTGGTTATAATGAAAGTAATTTAAAATCACCCTATTTATCTAGGGAACAATTACAAGCGAGGACGATATCTCCTGCGATTAGTCCACCTAAAAATATGAATAAATCTTAAGTAAAAATAATAATTTATAATTTTATTATTTTTATTTCATAATTAGTTAATTTTTTAATTTACAAAAGGAGGATAATTTATATAAATTTCATCTCTCTTTGTATTTTTCATATCTAAATTACTTGGTATTAATTCTTTATTTAATTCAGGAGGGTTTGTAAAATATTTTTTATGTAAGTATGTACATTCAAAAACATTTGGAATAATAACTCCTTTATGATTTCTAGTGCCACAACAATTGTTTCCGTGAAAGTGAATTAAATAATGATTTTTATTTATTTTATCAAATACATCTATTTCTTTATTACTAAACGGGTTATGAAATTCCATTACGATTTGTTCAAATTTGTTCATTTGTTCATCACTTAAACTTTTAATCCAAGGTATTTCACCTCCTTCTATATCCATCTTTACAAAAATACACTCATTTACATCTATAATATCGTGTAAATTTGTTGTTTTGTCATCATTACTAAAACCAATATTTTTTTAATAAATGTAATCTTACTGTTTTCTTTTGGTAATTTATTTATTGTTCCATCAAAAGCATATGCATTATCTACTGTGTATTTATTTATAAAATCTTCTTCAAAAGAAATATCATTTTCTATACCACCTGCAAGTAATGTTGTATATTTTATATTAGGTATTTCAGCAATAATATAACCACCATCATAATCTTTTCCTAGTCTTTTCTTTTCAAATGGGGATTTAAAAACTGTTAAAACAGAAGGATTCATATATATATATATATATATATATATTATAATTATTACACGAATTAAATGTTCGGCCTTTAAAATGCCTAATTGTGTAAATCAAACATTTGTTTGATATGTTTTTTGTCGTAATGACAATTTCTTATGAGTTTTATAAATCCGCCTTTTGAATTAGATTGCAACTTATCAGACATCGCACATAAAAATATATCGGTTATTAAGTCAACAAATTTAATATGTGGGTCAATTGATTCATCATAATAATGTAAGTTTACAAAATTTGACGACCCATTTTTGAATGTTGTAAAATTAAATACATTTAAACCCTTAGATAAAAAAAATAAAATGGAATTTTTGTCATCTGTGGCTAAATATATAGAATTGTAAGAATGAATCAAAGTCTTATTGTCTTCATATAATTTTTCATAATCGCATTTATAATCAGTGTTGCGAACCTGAATAGCCAAATAAGGTTGTTCAACTAGTTTATATTTTAACAGACAATTTGTTTTTACAATATTTTTAAATTTTAAACTTTTAAATATAGGATAACCATCTCCACCACCACAATGTTTATAAACTATTATTGTTTCTGTTATATCGTCAACCGGAAATGTAAAATTATGATTTTTATAAGTAATTCCACTAAATATTAATTGTTCTTTCAAATTATAGTGTTTCTGATATGGCATTTTTAATTTGCCGTTAATTAAATCATTCATTTCATTTTTTAATATAGATGGATAAACACTACTATCTTTATGTTTTTCAAAAATTTCTTTTATTTGCATTGTATCATTTATTATAAATTTAAAATCAACAGAAAAATCAAAATAATCAGAATAATTAATTTTATATGTGGAATTTACACCGTCAATTAATAATATTCTGTTATTTCTTTTGCAATAATCCAAACTTGCATTTATACCACATAATGTGTCATTAAACCCCGAACCTGAAAAAAAATAAAAATACATTTGTTTTATAATTATAATTAATATAAATATTTTTAACGTTTTAATATAATATATATATGAAAATTCTAAGTATAGATGTTGGGATTAAAAACTTAGCTATTTGTTTATTTGATAAACCTGAAAATAACACAGATTTTCAAATTTTGAAATGGGATGTTATAAACATTGGTGAAAAATCAGAAGAAATAAAATGTTGTGAATTAGATAAATTTAAAGAATGTAATAAACCAGCAAAATTTTCAAAAAATGGAAAATGTTATTGTTTAAAACATAGTAAAAAACAACCTTATCAAGTACCATCAAGCGATTTAAAGCCATCATTCATCCATAAGCAAAAAGTAAAAAGTTTATACGAATTAGCGGAAAAATACAATATAAATTATGAAGAACCTATAAAAAAATCAGATTTGATTAATTTAATAAATAATTATATTTTTGAAAAATGTTTTGAACCTATAGGAGCTATAAATACGAATTCTTCCAAGATTGATTTAATATCAATAGGTAGAAACATTAAAACAAAATTGGATTTACTTTTTAAAAATGAAATAGCTACAATAACTCATGTTATAATTGAAAATCAAATAAGTCCAATTGCAAATAGAATGAAAACAATACAAGGAATGATCGCACAATATTTTATAATGCAACATAATTATATTAATGTAGAGTTTATTTCAGCTTCAAATAAATTAAAAGATTGTAAATCGGATATTAAAAAAAGCTATGGTGAGAGAAAAAAATTAGGTATTCAAAAATGTTTAGAAACATTATCTAATAATCAAAATTACATTTCTTGGGAAAAAACATTTAAAGAACATAAAAAGAAAGATGATTTGGCTGATTCATTTTTACAAGGTTTATGGTTTATAAATAATAAATCAGTATAAAAACATATTATTAATAAATTAATATAATATGACGAATAACGATAATGGATGGATGAAAGAAATTAAATTAGATTTTTCTGATGTTTTATTAGTACCAAAAATTAGCAACCTTAATTCCAGAAATGACGTTGACTTAGAAAGAGAAATGCATTTTTATCACAGCGGTCGTGATTGGAAAGGAATACCTATTATGGTCGCAAACATGGACACAACTGGCACAGTTGCTATGGCTAGAGAAACGCAAAAACATCATATAATAACTTGTCTTCATAAGTTTCACAAAGCAGAAGATATTCCATACGACCTTGATAGAAATTATTATATGGTTTCAATCGGAACAAGAAGAGCGGATTTGGAAAATTTAGATATAATTATGGATAAGATTAAACCCTATTTTATTTGTTTGGACATAGCGAATGGTTACTCAACACATATTTTCAAAACAATTGAGGACATTAGGGAAAAATATCCAGAAACTACACTTGTAGCTGGAAATGTAGTGACTTATGATATGGTAGAAGAATATTTCAATAGAGGCGTGGATATAATTAAAATGGGTATAGGGTCTGGAAGTGTTTGTACGACTAGATTACAAACTGGAATAGGTTATCCTCAACTTAGTTGTGTATATGATACAAAATTACAGATAAATAACAATAATAATAATAATAACAACAATAATAACAACAATAATAACAATAATAATAACAACAATAATAACAACAATAACAACAATAACAACAATAACAACAACAATAATGCCAACGATGCCAATGTCAAACGTTATATGTATATTATTTCCGATGGTGGAATACAATATACCGGAGATTTTAGTAAAGCGTTTGGGGCGGGTGCAGATTTTGTAATGTGTGGTGGGTTATTTGCTGGACACGAAGAATGCAACGGAGAAACAGTCGTAGAAAATGATACAAAATATAAAGTGTTTTATGGTATGAGTTCTTCAAATGCGATGCAAAAACATTATGGTGGTGTAGCAAATTATAGAGTAGCAGAAGGCAAATGTGTTAGATTGAAACATAGAGGAAATATAGAACAAACGATTTTAAATATATTAGGTGGAATTCGGTCTACGTTAACATATATAGGAGCATCTAAAATGGAAGAAGTATACAAAAAAACGACATTTATTCGTGTAAATAATGTAGTAAATACAATATACAACGGAAAAGAATTTTAACAAACAATAATATTATATTATAAATCACCAATCGCATTTAATTTAAAAAATATATTTAATATTCGTAATACTTAAAATTATATGTTCTTATTAAATCATAATGGACAGTGAAATTATAGATATTTCAACAATCAATTTAGGCGAAAATAAAAGTAGTAGGTCTTCTAATTTTGGGTCGGGAATAGAGTTATTGATGAATGATAATAAAAAGTCTTCTAATTCCCGTTTAACAAGCGATATTAATGTTGATGACTTAAATAATTTAGAGAACGAGTTGAATGATTTAGTGGATGATGCAAATCCCAATATAAATTTATTTGAAGGAAAATCGGACTTATTTAATAAATCCATTTCATTAAATTTTGATGATGATAGTAATGATAAACCATCAGGTGTACGATTTACTGATACCTCTAATGAACCAAGTATTGGAAAAGCCACAGCTGATGGAGCTACGGATAAAACCTGGGATGGATTTGCCAAATTCAATAACGTCCCTATCAATCCAGACAAGCCTGTTTCAAGCCAACCACAGATGAGTAAAGAAGAGTTACTAAGAGAGAAATTCAAATATTTAAGAAAGTTGGAAGCATTAGAACAAAAAGGTGTAAATTTAACAAAAAAATATAGTATGGAATCACCTCTTGCAGAAATGCAAGGTGAATATGAAATGATTATGGAGGAAAAAAACAAACAAAACTCCGTAAAATTTCAAGGAAATATGTTGATGGCATGTATAAACGGAATTGAATTTTTAAATAATCGTTTTGATCCATTTGATGTTAAATTAGATGGGTGGAGTGAACAAGTGAATGAAAATATGACGGATTATGATGAAGTATTTGGTGAATTATATGAAAAATATAAAAGTAAGGCATCTATGGCACCTGAACTCAAATTATTGTTTCAATTGGGTGGAAGTGCTATGATGGTTCATATGACAAATACGATGTTTAAATCAGCTATGCCTGGCATGGATGACATTTTACGTCAAAATCCCGATTTAATGCGTCAATTCCAAACAGCAGCAGTTAATTCCATGAGTCAAACAAATCCTAGTTTTGGAGGATTCATGAATAATATAATGAACCCTGAACCACAAGTTTCTATGGGTGGAGGACCGCCACCACCTATGGCGACACAAGGTCCAAATGCACCAGTCCCTCCTTCTAATAGACCTGGCAATAACAGTAGTTTCAACAATAGACCAGACTTGAATGCAGGTATGGGATTTAATATGGGACGCAACAATTTCAATCCTAACCAGAACGATGGCATCAATATAAGAGAAAACTTTGCGGGTGCGAATGACGGTGAGCGTAGTAGACGCCAACCAAGTTCACGAGCTGAAATGAAGGGACCTAGTGATATTTCAGATATTTTATCTGGATTAAAGACAAAAACAATCAACATTCAAGAAGCTCCATCTTCGTCATCTATTCAACAAAACATGAATTCAAATACAAGAACAAACACTAACTCAAGCTCAAGTTCAAATATAAACTTGAATGATAGTAGCACCATAAGTATCTCGGATTTGAAAGAATTACAAGCAGATGGAAATATGCCAAAACGTAGTAAAAGACGTCAAAAATCTGATAAAAATACGGTTAGTTTAGATATTTAGTGATAGTGATATATAAAATATAATTATAGTTATATTATATTATATATAACATGCCAACATGCATAACATTCGGTGCTGGTAATGAAAATTTTTTGAAAGCAGTGGATAGATTAACAAATCAGGCAAAACAAACGAATTTGTTTGATAATGTTATTGGTTACACCGACGAATATTTAAGAAATGATAAAGAATTTTGGGAAAAACATTCTAATTTTATTTTATCCAATCCCAGAGGATATGGTTATTGGATATGGAAACCATACATAATAAAAAAAACATTAGAACAAATGACAGATGGTGATAAATTATTATACCTTGATTGTGGTTGCGAAATTCATATTTTAAAAAAAAATATAATTAAAGAAAAACTAGATTTAGTAAAAAAAAACTCAATAATTAGTACCAATACTCTTATAGAAAAAGAATGGAATAAAATGGATTTAATAATAAAATTAGGTGTATTAGATGATAAATATTTGAATTCACGTCAAAAACAAGCTGGTGTTAATTTATATTTTGTATGTGATAAAATACGCAATTTTGTTAATGAATGGTATGAATTATGTTGTGATTATCATAATATAGATAATACCCCATCTGTTAATAAAAATTTTGATTGTTTTAAAGAACACAGAAATGACCAATCAGTTTTTAGTTTATTAGGAAAAAAATACAATTTGTTTGATAAAGAACATCATCTAAGAGGTTGTATAGAAATTTTCAGAAATAATACAGGTGTATCAAGAATAAATAATAACAGTAACAAGAATTGATAATATAAAACCTTCATATTAAAATGAGCGTTATAAATTTTATAAAAATTATGTAATCTTAATTTATGTTAATATTTGGATATGATTTAAACATAAAAATAACAAATAATCGTTTTAAAATAATAATTTGTTTAATATTGTTTTTTTTATTTATTAGCTTTTTATTTTTAATGATTGGTATATTCATTTGTTTTAGTTATTTTGTTTTTAAGTTATTTAAAAGCAATATTGAGGACAATAATATATTTTATTATAATTACAGTAAAAAAAGTAAAAATACATTAGATTTATATGGAGACTATAAAATAAACAAGCTTTATTTAGTAAAACAAAATGTGGGCGATGTTACAAAAAAATTATTGAACTTTTTTACATTGTATAAATACGACAAAACAATAAATGACGTAGAAAATAGTCTATTATATCATATTTTAATAATTGTTGAAATACAACTACCAAATAATAAAAATAAATTATTATTACTTGAAAAAAATAATTGTATAAATTTATGCGAAAAATGTAATATTCATAACTTTCACAATATTAAAAAATTAAATATAAAAAATAAAAATTACACTCTCAAACAAATAATGAATGATACCAAAAATAGGATTGGTAATAAAAAATTTTTTAATTGGAGTATGTTTAAAAACAATTGTAAAAAATTTGTAAAAGAAATTTTAATCACAATCAAAAAATATAATAAATTAAATAAAAAATTTGTATTTCAACGAAATGATCTTAAAGAAATAAATGTCACAGATTTTGCTACGCATTCTGCAAATAGTTTAATGTTTATATATAACTTATTTTATAAATATATTTACGAAGGTGAAATCTTAGAATCTATAATAAATATGAAAAATAATAAAATTGATTTCAAATAATATAACACATAATATAACACATAATATAACACATAATATAACACATTATATAGGCAATAAGCAAATCTGGTTAATTAATTAACTGCAAATGATATCCTTGATAAATTCAATTGAATACGAAAAACCAAACACTTTTATTTTAATAGATGGTAGCTATTTTTGTTTTTATAGATACCATTCTATTATGCGTTGGTGGAAAAATGCATATCCAGAAAATGAATTAATAGACCCATTTTTGAATGAAACCTTTGTTGAAAAATTTAAAAAAACTTTCGTGGACAATGTAAAAAACATAATCAAAAATCTGAATATAAATAATGATGAAAAACCATTCTTGATTGTTGGAAAGGATTGTAAGAGGGAATCTATTTGGAGGAATGAAATATTTGATAAATACAAAGGAACTAGAAAAACAGATGATAAATTTATGGGTGGACCTTTCTTTAAAATGGTATATGAAGATAAATTATTTCAACAAGGTGGTGTAAGATATATTTTAAAACATCCAAAGTTGGAAGCGGATGATTGTCTTGCTATTTCAGGTAAATATATTCTTGAAAAATATCCTAATTCAAAAATATACATTATAACCAGCGATAAAGATTATTTACAGTTAGCTAATCCACGACTACGAATTTTCAACCTTTCTTATAAAGAAATATCGGAGAAGACACTTGGTGGAAGTGCTGAAGTAGATTTATTTTGTAAGATTGTTATGGGTGATATTAGCGATAATATCCCATCTGTTTTGAATAAATGTGGACCAAAGACTGCTTTAAAGTGTTATAATAATAAGGAGTATTTTGATGAGAGAATGAAAAAAGAAAATGCATATGATAAATTTGAATTAAATCGTAAAATAATAGACTTTAATTATATTCCTCAACATCTAATAGATGAATTTATGAATACAGATTCAGATTGTTTTGCCTAAAATAAATTACATTCAAAAATAACCTATCACCAATATGCCTGACGTTTTTGTTGTTGTTCTTGTTTTTCTTGTTTTTCTTTTTCTTGCATTTTTTGTAAATTATCATATTGTTTTGAAGTTTTTTCACGCTTGGCCTTTTCTAATATTGCAATCGCCGCATTTATTTCGTCGTGACTAACAATATTGTCGTTGTTAGTATCCGCGGCAGCTTCTAACTTATGTAATATTCTATAATTGTGTGGAACTACGCAAAAAGAACTTTCCTCATTAAATAAATGGTCTGATAATATAACAAATACCGCAGTCAATCCTAATGCTGCATATATATCACGAGTGCCCATCCACGCCATAGCGAAAACAAGAATTTGTTTTGTAATAGATAGCTTTAAGTATTCTTCCGTTGATCTACTAAATTGTATACTAATAAATTTAGAACCAACGTTGAGTAAAATCATAATACATCCTGCAAAAAATTTACTGTTATTTAAATACAATATATGGTCATGTATATAATCAATCGTCCTTATAAAAAAATTATGTTGGGGCTGTGGGATTGGTACATTCACAGGTTGTTCAACTATCACCGGTATTTTTTTTTTTGTATTTTTCATATAATTAAATGATAATATATAATAATAAAATATAATAAAATTTAATAAAAATTATATTAATTTAAGTTTTTTAAAAAATACTTTAAAGTATCTAGTCACGTTATTTATTTTATCCTTTATGGAATTTTTTATGTTTCTAATTATTGGTTTACATGTTTGATTAATTATCGGAACAAAGGCTTCTTTTTGTACATTTTCTTCATTTAAGTCTAATAATATCCCTGTCAAAATTGCTAAAAATATTATAGATAACAAAAATAATAAATCTCTTGTTTTTTGTTTTATCATAATTCTTATTTAATAAAACAAACGAAATTAATTTGAATAATTTGAATAATATATAATTTATATTCTAAAGATTTTGGATTTTATTTAAATTATAAAAAGATATAAATTAAAGAAAAATGAAATTCAGACTGTTTTTCAAATTATTATCTTATTTTTTATTAAGAGAATGTCTTTAGCAATGTATGCAGCACCATTTGATGATGAAAATATTCAATTAAACAATAAAGATGACAATCCAATAGCTAGAAAAAGAATATCACATAATAGGACACAAAAAAGAATCCCTAAAGAAAATAATTATTCCGAAAAAGTACATTCTGTATTAAAAAGCATTCATAATTTACCGCACGATTCTGATAATTCAAATGAATTAGCAGATTTTAATCCTTTACCTCCACCAACTTCTGTTGGAGTTGAACAAACTATAATAAGGGACAACGAAACATCAAGCAATATGCATGATAATAATGAACGCAATATTTCATCTAATAGTGATTATTATAAAAGATTTATGCCAAATTATGAACAAATATACAAAAACTCTCCAGTAAATATGCCTTATTATACAGGTAACGTGGAAACTATTCAACAGCGTATTGATTACAATAATAACAATAATCAAACAGGTGAAAATAGTCTTTTAATAGAAAAATTAAATTATATGATTCATCTTTTAGAAGAACAACAAGATGAAAAAACAGGAAATGTAACAGAAGAAATTATATTATATTGTTTTTTAGGAATATTTATTATTTTTGTGATAGATTCATTCGTGCGAGTTGGCAAATATGTACGCTAACAAATAATAAAAACATTCTTAGAACTTAGTGTATGATATGCATAATTATAAAAAAAGTAAGCTGTCGGACTTATCATAGTCGGTTTTGTTTTTAATTTTAAATTATCTATTATAATGTTATTGTCAGAAATGTCTTCTATTATTAAAAATTTGAATTTATTCTCATTCGCAACTTTCCATAATGCATTTTTAAATCCTTGAACAAATAAACCATTTGATTTTTCTTTATTGGAAAAACCGTCTATCGTCGCAAAGCAACTAATAGCTTCACAACCATTACGAATAAAAGTACATGATTTTCTATAAAAATATGCACTTTTAACTTCTCCATCACATATCATCATATAAATAAAAATATTTTTTGTTTTTATAAGCTCTAATATGTTAGATATTTCAGGTTGAATACAAATATCAAATTTTCTTGATATATTTTCTCTCATAAAATCAAATAAATGGTGTATGTTTGTCTTACCACATTCTGTTAAAGACGCGATATTTGGCATCAAATCAATAGGTTTTTGCCATTTATCCATATCAAAACCATAAGTATTATAAACACATAATGGAACAATTCCAGTTAAATTATCTTCGCGTTTAAACAACGAAATTTTAATTTTTTTATTATTATGTCGTTGATAATAATGATGTGTTTGTATTACTTGGGGTGCGATTCCTTTTTTGCGATACATTCTATCTACACATAAATGATCTACATAATAAACATCCATTTTTATTTGTGAACTCCCTTTATTTATTCTCCCTTTATTTATTGTTACATTCAGTGGTCTTGTCGTCATTATTCCTATTAATCGTTTATCCTGAACAGTAGTGCCTTTTTTTAAGTTCATTAATAATTCATCTTCATAATAAAATGAAAAAAAACTAGTAGCATTATGCCCTTCAAAATAAGGCATTATGTTATTTTTTGTAGGTGAGTAACAGTTATCTTCATTTTTTAAATAATTTGAACAAATAAAACGCACAAATTTATTTATTTGAAATTCACTCAAAGAATCATATTTCTCTGTTTCTATTTCTTTGAAATTACAGTATTTATTTTTTTCGGGTAATTCGGGATTTATTATTCCCGGTGGAAATAAATAATAATGAAAATCATATATATGAAAAACTGGTTGCAAAGTCCAAAAACGAAATTTCATTTTGATATATGCTGCAACCAATATTATAATTGCAATTAGAATTCCTATAAAATATAAAATAATTTGATACATATTTCAAAAATGTTTTAATTAAATGTTTTTAATTATATTATAAAACTAATAATTTATATTATAATTTACGCGTTATTTATGCGGGTTTCTGGAATAGATATAAATATTGATATTCATAACCAGATTTTATTAAATCTATTTTTCCTTTTATTATAAACCCTGCAGTTTTAGCCATAGATAATATATCTGGTTCGGTTTCCATATACATGTTATGCTCTTGTTTTCTAAATGTTTTACCATCGTTTTTGTTTTGAAATTTTTCGACAAATGTAGCAGAGTTTTTATCAGGATTTAAATCAAAATTTGCGTTATATTTAAAATCGTCAAAAGTGATGGTACTATTTGTTATACGTTGTTTGGCATATCTTTGCGGTGTTAGCATTACTAACGGATTTGCTGGAGGTAAAATAGGGTCAAACATATCTCTATCCACAATATGAACAACCAAACTACCTCCAGGCATTAACCATTTCATACAATTATTAAAAAATAATGTTTTATCCTTGATATAATAGATAGTAAAATATAAACAAGTTATATGTGTAAAACTATTAGGTTGAAATTGCATAGCATTCATCGCATCTCCTTGGACAAAATCATATTCAGGATAATTTTCCTTCGCTTTTTTAATCATAGATTGTGATTTATCTAATCCAACTGTTTTATAACCCTTTTTATTCAATAATCCAACATGATGTCCTGTTCCTGACCCGATATCTAGAATGATGCTTTCTTGAGTTGGTTTTGTTGAATTTATAATTTCGCCTACTTCATAATCATCTTTAACATCACTAAATACCAAAAAATCGTAAATGTCACTATAAAAATCATCATAAATATCTGTTCCTGATTTGAACATAAAATTTTTGGTTTGTTCAAATCCTTCCTTCTTTTTATTAAACATAGAACATGCAATCATTATTAGAATTACAAAAAACAATACCTTTCCCCATGTAGAAGTTTTTTTGTATGTGGAGGTAATGGCTTTAAAAGGTTTAAACGTAGATTTTAATAAATTATTCATTTTTCTTCTATATGTATTATTACTATATTTTTTAGTATATGTTTAGTATATTTTGTTATTTTTGTTATATTGCAAAATATAAAATCGCTTTCTAATTTAATGTCAGATTCAGAAATAAATGATATAAGAGAACAAAAAGAATTCAAAAGTATAACATTCTCTGGGTTTAAAAAATCAGATGTAAAAAAAGAATTACTAAATAATTTAATAAAATCAAAAATAGAACCGGCGTGTTATTGGAGTGCAGAATTTATATGCTCAGGGCATTTTTCTGATTTATGGGAAATTGTATTATATTTTTATAGTAAATATATTCATTTAGGAAATCCTAAACTAGCTGTTTATATTGATTTAAGGATTCAAAATTTTAAAGAAATTATATCAACTGGATTTTTAGGAAACGAAATGAAGTTGAGAAATAACGATAAAATAAGAAAATTGTTTAGCGAAATTATTTATGTTCTTTGTCATGCTAAAAGAAAACATAGTTTTGATGAAATTAAAATTAAAAAAGAAGATTTTGATATGTTGCAACTTTCTGATAAATTAAAAGCACCTAATGCAGAATATGCTAAACATATTATGTTACCAGATGACCCTAAGGAACTCTATATAGCTATGAATGAATTTGCTTACCATATATCCAATAAAGGCAAAAATAGTATGAATGCTTGTTATTGGATTGAATGGATTTCGGAATATGAAACTGTTTGTAAAAATAAAAAAGAAAAATGTAAGTGTGAGAGAAGAAATAAAATGCCTGTGGAATCAAAAAGTCAAATGGATGTTGTATGGATAATATGGGATGCTTTATTAAAAGAATCTGAAAATCATCATAAATTAATTCAAAAAATAATGAATAGTTTATTAAAATTATTTTCATTAAAATATTCCAACAATTGTAATAAAAAACGCCGATATATATTATATTTTGCTGTTTCTTTAGTAACAGAACCTGTTAATCTAGAAGAAGAATTAATTAAAGATAAAGATAAATTATCCATCATAACAAACAAAATTAATAATATATATAAACAAATCAAACAGAATGAAAAGTCACCTAATACAGACTATTTATTTGCAAATACTAATAAAAGTAATTTGGATAAAACAATAGCGAAACTAGAAAAAATGAATGATTTTGGCGAAACGTTTATTCCCCGATTATAATTTTTAACCAAATTTACAAGTAACAAAACTTACAAAAATAAAAAATAATCTCTTTATAATATATAATACATATTAAATACATATTAAATATGCCAAAAACTCAAAAAAATAGAATAAATTATAGAAAAACGCGTAGAAATAATCAAGGAAAATCTTTACAAAAATTTGAACAAGAAGTCGCAATTAAATTTTTAGAAATGTTGAATTTAATAAAATTATATCATTGGAAAACGCATAGTTATGCTACACATAAGGCAACTGATGAATTGAGCTCTAAATTACATGAAAACGTAGATTCTTTTATAGAAGTGTTATTAGGAAAGCGTGGTGATAGAATTAATCTGAGACATGTCAAACGCATTTCTCTCAAGGATTTTGATTCTGTCTTTGATTTCAAGAGAGAAATGGAGAAATTCAAGGGTTATTTAGTAAATTTAGATAATGAATCTGCGTTAAAAACAATGTCTAATAGCGATTTATATAATATTCGTGATGAGATGTTAGCAAATGTCAACCAATTTTTGTATTTATTGACTTTTAAATAATTTTTAACTAATAACAAATTATTTTAACTAACTATATATATGGTTGAATTAACATATCATAAATATGAGGTTTTTCAAAAAAATTCCCCATCAGAACTAGTTGGTAAAAGTGTTGAATTAATTAGAACAAATTCCGCAATAATTGCAAAAGGTAAGATTGAAGACGTTTATCTTCAACATGATCATGAAAACTCTGGAATTATGATAAACGGTAAACAATATAAAGGCGACGACTTTGATAAAATTCGGTTTTTGCCTAACCCTGAAGGTGGATTTAAAAGAAGAAAAACAAATAAAAGAAGAAAAACAAATAAAAGAAGAAAAACAAATAAAAGAAAAACTAACAAAAGAAAAAATAGAAAATAGAATAGAAGGTTTATAATAAAAATTTAATATATATATTTTTATTATAAATGAATAGTTCTCCAACATATTCAGCACCATCAACTTTTACATCAAGTTATACTTCATCAACATATGGAAGTAGTAAGACAGGAGGCGTTAATTTATGGATAATGCTTATTATAGGTTTAATTTTCGTAATATTAGGTTTTGTTATTTACAAAACTTATTTAGACAAAGGGAGCCAAATATCTTCTGTTTCCAGCCAGTTTGATTCATTTAGTAAATATTTTGCAGGATTATTTGGAAAGACTGCTGCTGACACGACCAAAAAAATAACAACTAATTCAGCAACTGGAACAAAAGCTGGTGTAGATGTAGTTGAAGGTACGATAAACACAGGCGTTAATAAAGTAGAAAAAGCGACAGGAGATATAGTCGGTGCAAATGCTCAAACATCTATGAAGGGAAGTGAACAAACCGGTGGTGGTAAAACAGGCAACAACATTAATAATAACGCATCTAGCAACAATAGCAGTAACAAGACTAGCAGTAACAATAGTAGTAATAGTAGTAATAGTAACAATAGTAGTAATAGTAACAATAGTAACAATAATGGTAATAATAGTAATAATAGTAATAACAATTTAAATAAAGCGGTTAATTATCAATCTGACCAATTTAGTCATCAACAAAGCCAATATAATCAAAACAAATATAATCAAAGTCAACAAAATCAAAATCGTTATCACGAGGAACAATATAACAAATACAATAATCGCAATAAGTACGATGATTCATTCCATGAAGATGAAGCAACTAGTTGCATACAATCTAATAAATCCACTAATAAATCAGGTTGGTGTTATATAGGAGAAGACCAAGGATATCGTAGTTGTATCCAAGTAGGTGATAATGATACATGTATGTCTGGCGATATTTTCCCTAGCCAAGAAATTTGTGTGAATCCAAAATTAAGAGCTTAATTCATAGTTTAATGATTTTATTAAATTTCGCAGTTTTGAGCATTTTCATCATTCGTGTAAAAAAATGCCTTTTCTCCTTCCGGCCATTTATTTCCTCCTGCGGAAAAAGAAACTCGTTGTCTTGGATAATAAGTTGGTAGATTTGAATTGTAACATAAATAAACAGGAGGTCCTGGTATATTAGAATCTGTGCTTGGAAAACAAGTTTGAGGTTCAGTTATACTATAAATTTGTCCAGTGCATATATTTTCACTAATGTTGTATAACAGAATACCACCGTTTGGAATAACTTCATTTTTAGTTTTAGTTTTAGTGGCATTATTAGAGGTAACTATTGTTTTTGGTAAAACGTTGCTATAATTAATATTATTAATTTGTTTGTTGTTTTTATTAAATGACATATTTTGATTTGTCTTACTTGAAACATTTTTATTTATCGGCAACGAATGGAATGATGGTTTAATGTATTTGTCACATGTTAAAGGTAAATCAGTTGGTTGATAACTGTTTATACAAGAACTAGCATTTGTTTCATTTCCGTTGTTTGTTATTATTTTATTATAACAAATTCGTTTTAAACTAGCTATATTTGGATTAGTATAAGTAACTGTTTGAGTTCCCCATGTTTTTGTGCGATTTGTCCATTTTCCTTTTACAATCTGTGCGTATCTTTGTTGTTTCGTAATATTTGCACTATTTTTTTTATATTGTAGAACATTACCTTTTTTCAAATTACTTAAAGGATAAAATTTTCCATTCCAAATAACAGAATTATTCTTATTATTATTATTATTATGAACACATACATTTTCAAAACGATACCATTCTCTTGTTGGAATTGGATTATAATTAGGTCCAAGACATGACATTTTATATAGTTATATAAAATTAACTATATAAAAGATTGTAATAAACAAGCAAAAATAACATTACGCTTAATTAGAATTATTAACCGTTAAAATAATATCGTCCACCTTGCATTTCATTATTTCTATTTAATTGGTAGCCTGAACCAACAGGATTAAACTGGTCTCCGGCACCAGAAAAGAACCATCTAGTTGATAAATATTTAGATTCTTTATTCATGACATTTGCACCCGAAGCCATAGTAGTATTTGGACCAGCTCTTACTAAATCGTATATAGCAGCTGTTCCCAATGCGTAACTATAGTACCATAAATTAGAAATATATCCATTAAAACCACCATTCAACGCAACATTCACATCTCCATAGTTCTGTTTTGGTACGCTAGATAATTTTAAACTTTTTGTAATGACTCCATTTACATAAACATCTAAATTAGTATTACGACATCTCATAATAACATTAACCCATTTATTTAAAGGAATATCATTCACTGTGACAGTTTCTTTTACCGCGTTATATGTATTCATTATAATGTATAAAGCGTTTTTATTGGGGTAAATATACATACCAGGTGCGTTGTTTACTAATGAAATTCCATCATTTCCAAAATTAATATTACCTTTATTAAAAACATGTTTATATACCGTTGAATCATCAGAGCCAATAGCAGTTCCATCAATAAACAACCAAACAGACCACGTGAATTCTATCCCATTAGGTCCATTCACAGATCTAACGATTGTTGTGGACTTTTGCATTTTTGGGTCTTGTGGTATCACCATTCCATTATTTGCTTGAATCATGCCGTCTAATAAATGTGGGTTTTTACTAGGGTCAAACCACCATGCAAAAAACGTAATTGACAATTGCAGTATAGCTATAAAAATTATAATTATAAGCAATATGAATGATACCCTGGCAATTAAACTGCTAGAGTTCATAAAATCTTTAAATCCACTTCCTCTTCCCGTATTTTTTCCTATGTCCATCCTTTATATATTATATAATAAGAAAAAGCTATTCATTATTTAAATTTGAAAATAACCTTTTTCTTTTCCATTATTCATAAAACTAACCTTAACTCTATATTTTCCAAACAAATTAGATAACCAACTATCACCATATCCTGCTTGATAAATATTCCATGCAGTTTGTGGGTCTGTTGGAGTTGGGAAATATTGGAATTTTGAGGTCCATCCATAAAATCCACCAAGAGGTGTAACGTATAAGTTTGCGTCACTATTAATTTTTGCAATACCTGGCATAACGCAAGTTTTAACTAATTTACCATCTAAATAAACGTCCAACGTTCGTCCATATGTGCTAATTAACAAATTTACCCATTTTTGGATTGGAACATTTGTTACTTTGCAAGTATGAATAATATTTTTCCCGGTGCCTTTTGTATTACTTAAATTATCTAAACTTCCTAAAGTGGAAGAAGGAGTTCCAGGGTAGCATGTTATGGATACATCTAGATTATTTTCAGTTTCGCCTAAAACAACTAAAGGACATGGATCATTTCCAAATGTAGTTGCACCCTTAACCACCGAAGATGTTGTTTCGCTCATTCTACCATATAAAACTTTAGCTTCTCCATATTTATAATTCCAATCTTCAATATAAAACCAAATAGAATAACTAAAATTGCTAGAATTAGGAATTGCGCCTACAGCTAATTCCTTAGCAGCAATTGTTTGCATTTTACTGCCATCGCTTAATTGAGTTAAGGTGTTATTGCCTTTAAAAATATAACTTATTACTACATAAAGTAAAAGTAGAATAATAATAATAACGAGAACGTTCTTAAGATCCATAATATATTATATTGAGAGAAATTTTCTTAAATATAATATAATAAAACTTTAATAAATTACATGAACAATAATTTAAAACAATACAAATAAATTTTTACCGTTTAAATGAGAAATTACTATTGTTTTGAAAACCAATCAAAAGATAAATAATCCATTTTTATGATTGACGGGTCAGATTTAACCGGTTTAAATAAAACAGGTTTTTCTTCTAATTCCGGGGTTTTTGCAGTTACATCAATTTTAATAGGAATCTCAATAACTGGTGGATTAGATTTAATATGTGTAGCAGTTGCAATTGTTTTAATGATAGATTCTTTAGATTTTTTTGGAACAGGTGGGTTTTTATTTTTAACAGAATTATATAAATAATAAACTTGTGAAATATCTATGTGTGTATTAAAGTATACAACGTTGCATACCCCACCACTTATACCTTTATTTGAACCAATTATTAATGCATCTTTTGACATTTTTGGAACTGCTTCATTCACAGATTTAACTAATTCTCCATTATTAAAAATGTCTAAAGTTCCATTACTATAATTAATTATAATATTATTCCATTTTTGAAGTAAAACATCTGACATTTTATAAATAATTATATTACCACTAGCGTCCAATTCTGGCGGTTTTTTCAATCTACTTGCACTACCAATTGCTGGTTCTCCATCATTTTTTAACGTAAAAATCATAGTATTTTCAGATGCATTATACAGGACACTAGGTTTATTTCCATAATTAAAGATAGATGTATATTTATTTAATGATTTATCATAATTAGGACTATTTGCATCAATAAATAACCAGAATGATATGGCATATTTATAATTATGGTCAAAATCATCTGCACCGTCTTTCGTTTTAGTTCCATTCAAATTATCGTAATAACCAATCACGTTTTCTGTATTTAGAGTTATTGGATTATTCACTAATAAAGTTCCACCTTGTTTTGATATATTTGTTTGAATTTGTGAAGCTAAAAAAAAGTATACGATGTAAAGCAAAATAATCATAATCAATAATAAATAATAAGAAGCAGGTGTATTCTTAGTAGCTTCAATTGTTGTACTCAATCCACTCCATAAACCAGATAACCCAGATTTTCCGACTGTGGCACCAAATCCTAGTATAGCTAATATTGTTTCTATTACACCTAAGAAAATACATGGAATATATAACAAACTATTAACAATCAATCTAAAAATAGCATATTTTCTATAAAAAGTCCCACCTGTGACTAATTTGAAAACAAGAGTTAAAATTGCAATCACTATCAATAAATTTAAAATAAATGCGATTATACCAGATTTTGAAGATAGAGCTTCAACCCCTGTCACTAACCAACCAATCAATAATCCTGATATAATAAGTCCAAATAATAACATAAAAATTTGTCTAGCCAAATTCAAAACATATGATAAGCTTGAGTCTGATTCACTTTCGCCACCGGTGCTTCTATTATTAAAAAACAGTATTCCAAAAAAGAAAATCCATGCTATAAAAATCATTATTAATAAAATAATTATACCAGATACTCTATTTGTTTTATCGTGTGATGAACTTGTGTCAAAAAAACCACCTGGAGACCCTAAAACACCAAACATGATTGAAATGAAACATATAACAAAAGCAATTATACTAAACAATTTCATATTTGCCATTTCTTTAAAAAAATTATTACGATAAGCAAATATACCTGATAAAATTGTAAAAAAGCTTAAAATAACAATTACGCTAGTATTAACCTTTAAACCGTTATCTGATGTGCCATTTAAAAACCCACCAGAATATGCTAAAATTCCGATAAGAATAGTTATTAAAAATAATATAAAACTAATTCCGCTGAATAAACCCATCTTTGTTAATCCTTGAAATAATCCTCCAAATGATGAGTTAGTTCCTGCTAGTCCCTCAACCCCTTTTTCTTTACCAGTTATTCCTGGTAAATTCATTAACGTTAGCAAATAAAGAAATCCAAAAACCCCTATTAGAATAGATATGATGAGAGAAGGACCGAAATAAGTATTTAAATATCCACCCGGGTCAACTTTATAAAATAGTAACATAAACACTATGAGGCAAAAATAAATAATAATGTATTTTACACGTTCGTAATTGATATTAAAACCATAAATTTTATTTTTTTCAATAGCTAAATAAAATAAATAAATGCCAATCAACATAGTTAAAGGTAAAAAAGCTAGTGCGTAATTATCTACAATAGTTCTTGGAACTGTTCTATACATTATGATAAGCGCGATTATGTATAAAATGAGTAAGTATACGTTGTTAAATCTTGAAAAAAAAATCAATAAATCTTTGTAATTTGGAATAGTCAATAATGCAACCACAGCAATTGCGATTGTAAATAAAACGATAAAAATGATAGTATTGTTTTCTTGTTGGGATAAAATATGAGCTTTTTCTGGTGGTAAAGACGAGGATTTTGAATAAATTAATTTAAGAACACAGCAAATGAGAATAAACATTATTATTAAAAAAAAAGCATAAATTGCTGGTCGTTTTAATTCATTCAAGTCAAACGTCTTAGCATAATCTTCGTATTTTTTTACATTTTCTTTAACAATTTCAGTTCCATTTTCGGCTACACTTTTTGCAGAATTCAATCCACTCTCAGCAACGTTTTTTACAGTTGTACTTGCTGAAACAGCGGCATTTTTTGCAGAAACACCAATTTTTTTAGCTTTATCTATAGCAACTCCAGGCAACTTACCCAATTCTGTAGCCGCGTAATCTAAAGCTTTAATTGCACGGTCTTTAATAGTTGGATTACTCATAATTATAAATTAGTATTAATATATAAATACATTTTTATTTTTTGAACATTTCTAAAAGGCATTAAGGTTATAAGCTTTTATTACATATTTTCCATAGCTGTCTTTTTCCCATGACAATCCCTACATAATGCAACTAAATTATTAACTTCATTTGTTCCTCCACGGTCTAATCGTTTAATATGGTCAACTTCAAACCATGCGTTTAATTGTTGTTTACAATCTCCACATTTCCATCCTTGTTGGGAAGCAACATATTTTTTCTTAGTTTCACTGACAGAACGTTTTGTGCTTTTACCACCAGATTGTAATATACGTTTTTCAGCATTCATATTATTCATATTATTGCTGTTAACAGAATGTTCTAATTCGTTATTTAAATCACCCATGAAACTAGAGTGGTCATTTTGTGATGTTGTAAAATCTATTAAAGGGGAAAGCATGTCCATAGATGATTTATCAATTGGCATATATTTAACTACATTATTTGCATGAAGTAAAATATTTTTACTTCTAGATGGATTTCGTTTTACCATAAGATAAAAAATGATACCAGCAAATATAAAAAAGGCTATTTGAAAGTATTTTTTATTTTTCATTATCATTTTTGTATACTTTCCATCGTGATATGTGTTATAAGCTAAGAATGCTGTTACTCCAAATATTAATATTTCTAGTTTCATCGTATATTTATATAATAACACTAGAATTTTATTTTGAATGCGTATTTCGTTTTGTTTTTGATTTTGTTTTTTCAATTAGGGAAGTTAATAATGTTTTATATTTAGATGTAGTGTTTTTAATAGAAGAAGCCCTGGAAGATGTAGAAGAACTGGATGAATTAGAAGAAGTGGATGAATTAGAAGAACTGGATGAATTAGAAGAACTGGATGAATTAGAAGAACTGGATGAATTAGAAGAACTAGATGAACTGGATGAACTGGATGAATTAGATGAAGAATCAAAATTTTTAAATTGAATTGTGGATTTTTTTTCAGATTCTAAAAATAAAGGTGTTAATTCTTCTAAACTTTTCATTAGTTTATAGTTTTCTATGGGTTTATCACTACAGTCAATAACATACAAAATAATATTTTTAATACTTTCTATAATTTTCATTTCAGAGTCACATAATTTTTTATAAGAATCATTCAAGCGTTCTAAAATAGGTAAATAACTCATGACAAATCCCCATAAATCCAAATTTTTTAAAAACACTAGAGAGAAATATCCCATTTTATCAAATTTACCATCTTTAGTGAAAGCAAATAATACTTTTGTGTTATACTCTATCAAAAAATAAAAAGTATATTCAAATTCAATTATATCCTTTTTAAATTGTTTTTCAATATCTTTTATTAATCCTCTTTCAAAAAATGCTTTAAAAATATAATTTAAAGACTTTAAATGTCCCGGACCGCGTTTATTTACCCAAACAATCAAATAATTAATAACAAAAGAACGTATCATAAAATAAGTTGGATTTGTTTGTTTTTTTAAGAATTCTGAATACATCTTATCAAATGTAGTATTAAATAATACTATAGAAAAAGGCAAGTTAAACTGAAAAGGTCTATTTTTGAGAGGTTTCGGAACATTTTTATCATTTTTGAATGAAGAAGATAACCCCCAATCTATTAATCTTGTCTTTAACTCCGAATCACCAACATTTTCTTGAACTAAAACATTTGAATCTTTAATATCACAGTGATAAAATTTACTTTTATTCATAGGCAAAATTCCATTCTGTAATAATGAAATTAACGATTGATGCATTTTATTTATTTTTTTATAATCCATACGAATGGCTTTAACGTAATCACCTATATCTACTCCACCGTAAGGCATGTTTAACGCTTTTATTTTATTTAAGTTTGAATTAACATTTGATTCATTTAAATCTATTTTTTTTAACGCATTACATTTCTTATTAAAATTTTTTAAATCATAATCGTCCAGTTTATCTGGTTTACATATGGAAAATCCATCAACCAAAAAGTAATCGCTGTAATTTGGTATATGTTCCAGAACTGTTTTATATTTTTTTATATTTTTAAACTCAATATTAGCATGTTTGTTTTTCATTAATTTTGTAATATCTTTATGTGAACGTTTTTTGCTTTTACATTTTAAAGCTGGTTTAAATATACACCCAAATCCACCAGAACCTATCACTTTCCCCCCTTTTATTTTTTTTGTTTTGTTTGTTGTCTTTATGTCAATCATTTAATTATAGTTAATTAAAATAAGATAAGATAAAAATTATTTGTTATTTATTATGTAAATAAAATATTGTTATTATAAAAATGAAAACTATTAATAAATAGATTATTTTACTTCTAGATTTATAATATTCTCTCATTTTAAGATCTTTGGGTTTATATTGTTCATAATAATATTCATAAAACTTACTTAAAGAAATAGTTGGTTTTTCCAGACGTTGATTTATTTTATTATGTATAAAATGCATCCATCTTATAAACGCATCACGCGAATCTAAGTAAGGCGACACCGGATATTGATCCAATAATTGACTAAAATAACTAGACATATTTTCAACTGGAATAAACATCGGTATATTATGAATAAATTCATAATATTTTTTTTTTGTTATTGTATTTGGTCTGTGTGGATAACACATAGCAACGGTATGTAAAAAAAACCAATAATGAGGACCCCATACTTTTGGATCTAATGCCATATGAATAAATTAATATTAAAAGATAATTGTTTAAACATAATTATTATTGTATTATTAATATTATATTATTAATTTATTTGAATGAGTATAAGTAAAACAAATATGTGCAATAATTGTGGAAAACATGGTCATGCTTTTCATCAATGCAAATTACCCATAACAAGTTATGGAATTATATTGTTTAGATCAAGTGATAGAGGAATAGAATATTTAATGATAAGACGTAAAGATAGTTATGGATATATTGATTTAATTAGAGGTAAATATTCGTCTTACAATATAGAACAAATACAAAAAAGCGTTGATGAAATGTCTATTAACGAAAAAGAACGTCTTAAAACAGAATCTTTCAGCAATTTATGGAAATTAATGTGGGGCGATAATAATTTAAATCAATATAAAGGCGAAGAATTAGCATCTTCTAAAAAATTTGAAATAATAATGAATGGCATTCAATCAAATAATCAAAATGATTTTGAAAAAATAACTTTATTAGATATTATAAATAATAGTAAAACAGAATGGATTGAAACTGAGTGGGAATTCCCTAAAGGGAGACGTAATTTTCAAGAAAAAGATATGGAATGCGCATTAAGAGAATTTGAAGAAGAAACTGGTTATTCTAGTAAAAATATAAAAATAGTTGAAAATTTATTACCATTCGAAGAAATATTTATTGGTTCAAACCATAAATCTTATAAACACAAATATTTTTTAGCTTATATGAACGATAATATTGATATATTACAAAATTTTCAAAAAACTGAAGTTAGTAAGATTGAATGGAAAACGATTGATGAATGTTTAGAATCTATTAGACCTTATAATTTAGAAAAAAAAAAATTAATAACTAACATAAATAAACTGTTACAAGAATATAGATTATATTCGTAATATATAGTATATTATATAGTATATAATGCAAACAGATATTACCATTCCTATTACCAAAAAACCAAAAAAAAAACAACTTGTAAATGATAACGATAATTCTTTGGAACGTCTTAAAGAAGATTTTGATATGAACGAATGTGGTGCTTCTTCAAAAAAATATGACAAAACTTGTAATAAATTCCTTTTAAAAAAAGAACTATTAGAGAGAAATGAATTGGACGCAAATCCGGAAGAAAATGACTTTTTATATCCTAGTTTGAACGACCCTAATTTTATAGTCAAAATTGCTGAAAAAAAAGAATTTAATGATACAAAATACGATGGGAAAATATATGAGATTAAAGAACAAGCAGAAATTTTAGCGAATGCTGAATATGAATTATCTCCACATCAACTTTTTGTACGTAACTTTCTCTCTTTTCAAACACCTTATAATAGTCTTTTATTATATCATGGTTTGGGCACTGGAAAAACCTGCAGTGCTATTGGCGTGTGTGAAGAGCAACGCGATTATTTAAAACAATTAGGTATAAATAAAAGAATTATAATAGTCGCATCTCCAAACGTTCAAGATAACTTTCGTTTACAGCTATTTGATGAGAGAAAACTGAAACAAATTGATGGATTATGGAATTTAAAGGGGTGTGTTGGAAATAAACTTATCAAAGAAATAAATCCTATGAATATGAAAGGATTAACAAAAGAAAAAGTAATAAGTCAAGTCAAAAATATTATTAATTCATCTTATTTATTTCTTGGATACATAGAATTTGCCAATTATATTGCAAAAATAAAAGAAGTGAAAGGAACATATAAAGATGAATCTGATAGACAAGTAAAAATGATTCGTAATTTAAATTATGAATTCAATAATAGATTAATTGTTATAGATGAAATACATAATATACGTATCGCAGAAGAAAACAAAAATAAAAAAGTTGCTCTTGAATTATTAGATTTAGTTAAATCAGCATCCAATATGCGTTTGCTATTATTATCCGCAACACCAATGTATAATAGTTATAAGGAAATAATATGGCTAATTAATTTGATGAATTTAAATGACCGTAGGGCAACAATTGAAATAAAAGATGTTTTTGATACAAACGGAAAATTCAAAACAGGTCCGAACGGTGAAGAAGAAGGTAAAGAACTATTAATAAGAAAAGCAACTGGATATGTATCATTTGTTAGAGGTGAAAATCCATATATTTTTCCTTTTAGAATTTATCCTTCCATTTTCTCTCCTCAATCAACTTTTGAGACTATAAAATATCCGAAATTTCAGATGAATGGTAAACAAATCAATCCCGAAGAAGCTATTAATGTATTGAAATCAACATTTTATTTAACTAAAATAGGCAAATATCAATCACTCGGATATCAGTATGCAATTGATAGTCTTAAAAAACGAAAAATAAGCACAACAACTAAAACTGGCATAGTGAGAGAAATGCCAAATTTTGAAAATATGGAAGCATTCGGTTATACTTTATTACAAGTACCTTTAGAAACATTAAACATCGTTTATCCTATTGAAGGATTGGATATTGCTGTAAAAAATATGACAACAAATAAAGGTGGTTCTGACTCAGAGTCAGAATCAACTGCTAGCGAACAAATATATATAAATGCCGGCGAACTGACAGGAAAAAAAGGGCTAGAAAGAGTAATGGAGTTTAAAGATAGCAAAAATCCTCCAGAAAAAGGTTCATTTGAATATAAAAAATGGATTAAAGATGAAGATATGCGCATTTTCTCTCCTGAAAAAATTGGCGATTATAGTTGTAAAATTAAATCTATTTGTGATAACATTTTATCTCCCGATGGTAAAGTGTCTGATGGAATTATATTAATATATTCTCAATATATTGATGGTGGATTAATACCAGTTGCGCTAGCATTAGAAGAAATGGGATTTACCAGATATGGCGATGGTGCAAAATCACTATTTAAAACACCACCAACAGAACCTATTGATGTTAGGACGATGAAACCAAGAGAGAACAAAAAGGACAAATTTATTCCTGCAAAATATATCATGATAACTGGGGATTCGCGTTTATCGCCTAACAACGATTTTGAAGTGAAAGCTGTAACAAATGATGATAATTCAGATGGACATAAAATAAAAGTAGTCCTGATTTCACAAGCTGGTTCAGAAGGTGTAGATTTCAAATGTCTAAGACAAGTACATATAATTGACCCGTGGTATAATATGAATAGAATAGAACAAATTATAGGACGAGGTGTGCGTAATTCAAGTCACAAAAATTTAGATTTTGAAAAAAGAAATGTTCAGCTTTTTATTTATGGAACATTGTTAGATAACGATGAGGAAGAAGCCGCTGATATGTATGTTTTCAGAGTTGCTGAATATAAAGCTGTTCAAATGGGTCGTGTTAGTCGTCTTTTAAAAGAAACAGCTGTAGATTGTTTGATTAATAATCAGGATGAACAAAGCAATTTTCTAGATTTTACTAAAGAAAATATTGCAAAAAATACGAAAAAAAAACTCACGCAAATTCTCTCCAACGGAACAGTTATAGAAGATTTTAAAGCTGGCGATATTCCATATTCAGCAACATGTGATTATATGGCAGATTGTCAATATAAATGCATTCCAGATAAAACCATATTACCCGCAGATGTTAGAGAAGATACATATAATGAAAAATTCATAATAATGAACTCGGATAAAATTGTTCAAAAAATAAAAAAACTTTTTAGTGATAAAATAGATGGTAAATATTTTTATAAAAAAAATGATTTAATACATAAAATAAATACACCAAAACCATATCCAATTGTACAAATATATGCAGCTCTTACGCAGTTAATAGAGGATGCGAATGAACCTATTATGGATAAATATGGTAGAAGTGGTTATTTAATTAATATTGGAGATTACTATTTATTTCAACCAAGTGAATTGAATAATAAAAAAATTTCTATTTTTGAAAGGTCTGTGCCGATTGATTATAAACATAATATGGTTAAACTTGAAATTAAATCTAATTTATTAAAAGATTCGTTTGAACAACAAATGCCATTATCAAAAACACAAGAAAAAGCACAAGAACAATCCGAAAGAGAAGCATCTGTTCCACGCATAAAAAAACCATTAGAAAAACCAAAAGTTTTAAAAGAAATGGAAACAAAGTTTGATTCAACTATGCAATTTGCTAATAATTCTGAAAAAGTTAGTAAAGGGGACCATGATTGGTATAAACACTGTGGTGTTACTATTCGTAAATTAATTCAAAATGGAATTATGAATATGGATGATGCTACGCAGCTTTTAATAGAAAATTTGGTTGATATGTTATCTTATCATGAAAAAATACAATTAATGAATTATATTTATTCTTTGACTCTATTACAAGAAAATACAATTGAATATTATGTTAAAAAATATTTAGAAACAAAAATTATTAAAACTAAACGGTTAACGAGTATCATATTGTTTTCAGATGATAAAACTCAAGTTATGATATTAAAAAACAAAAAGTGGATAAAAGGGGAAGCTGAAGATGAGATAGATATAGCATCTGAATTTTTGAAAATACCAGAATATAAAACAGAAGTTAATAACTTGATTGGTTTCATAGGAGAAGATACTAGAAATAAATATTTGATATTCAAAGTAAAAGATATGGAAGCAAAAAGAAATACAGGTGCGCGTTGCGATGAAGCTGGTAAAGAAAAAAAGATTAAAATATTAAAAGATTTGCTAGGTGAAGAAATGTTTGATAAATATACTCAAGGAACTAGTAAAGGTATGCTTCAACCAGAATTGTGTTCGTTACAGGAAATGTTATTTAGATATTATAATAAAATTAAAAAGAATAATAAAAGATGGTTTTTTGACCATGATTTGGCTATGACACTTAAATCTGAATTGAAGATTTAATTAAATGCGTAATAAAATACGCAATACGCATTATATTTAAAATGATTAAAATATAAAATTGAAAAATAATAAAAAGATTCTATTATAATTATAATATATAAAACATGGAAGCTCTTGCAAAACCAAGGTATAAAAAAAAGCAACAAGTAGAAAATAATATTTATACCAGGGCGCTGATTACGCGAAGTATATCTATACCTATCGTTAGTGTAGGCAAGAACATTCAGGAAACAATTGAAAAATATATATCTCTTAATTATGAAGCAAAGTGTGTTGTTGAAGGTTTTATAAAACCAAACTCTTGTAAAATAATTACACATTCAAGTGGATTAATTAAAGGAACAAATATAATTTTTGAAGTTGTATTTGAATGTCAAATATGTTCGCCTGTGGAAGGTATGTTAATTCAGTGTATAGCAAAAAATATTACGAAAGCAGGCATTCGTGGTGAAAGTTCAGATGAATCACCATCACCAATCGTCGTTTTTGTCGCAAGAGACCATCATTATATGAATTCCCATTTCTCAACAATTGAAGAAGGAACAAAATTTACAGTTCGTGTAATAGGACAAAGATTTGAGTTGAATGATAAATATGTATCTATAATAGCGGAATTAGTTGAACCAAAAAAGGATTACTCAAAAGAACAAACAACATTTAAACCAAAGCTTATTATTAAAGATGATTAGTATTTTATTTTAAAATATATCTTAGGGTTAGGTGTGGGGTTATATATTATTTTGTTTTTTGTTTTTTTGTTTTTTGTTTTTTTGTTTTTTGTTTTTTTGTTTTTTGTTTTTTGTTTTTTGTTTTTTGTTTTTTGTTTTTTCACATTTATTTTAGATTTACACCCTTGAAGATTTAAAATGGGACAAAATTTGAGTTAGTTTTTTCTATTTTTAATATAGTAATGACACATAAAAGTGAAGATTATAAAATTTCTGCTGTTAAATATTACCTTAAAAATAAAGATAATATTAGAAAAACCTGTAAAATTTTTGATTGTAAGAACGGATGCGGTTATTGGAACAGAGATTTGAATGGTGCTACAAATATTTATAAGATTGCTTATAATGCGATAAATAATAAAGAAAGACCAAATTATTTATCAAGAAGCAAGAATTTATCAACTGGTTTAGACGAACCAGTAAAATCAAAATTTACACGCTCTGTGAAGGGCAAACCTTGAATTATTTATTTTGAAACAACTTAAAGTTGTCCCATTATAAATCTTCAAGGGTGTAAACTAAAATATAAAAGCAATATAAAGTTATTTTTAATTAAAATATAAAATGAATGTTGAAAACGACGAAACTATTGTTTTTAATAAACCGGATACATTTGAACTAAATATAATTCGCGAAAAAATAGAATTTATGCCAAAATTTAATCAAGTGGAAATTTTAAGAATGTTAAGCAAGAATGACACGATTACATTGAATGAAAATAAATATGGCACATTTATAAATTTAACAGAACTACCTAATGATACAATAGACCTTTTAAAAAATTATATAAATTATGTGAATGCACAAGAAAATAACTTGAGTATGATTGAAAAACAAAAGGAAGAATTTAAAAATATATATTTTACAAAAGATAATAAAGATAATCAAACAAACAAATAAAATGTATAAAGAACAAAAAACAAATGATTATAATCATGTATTAAATAAATTACAAGATTATATGTTGACAGGAAAATTAATGGCGAACATTAGTTATAATCAATCTTTTAGTAACGATAAAAATAAAAATAACAATAATGGATTATTTCAAATGAATAATGATAAGTATAAGTATAAAACGCAATTAGTTAAAGAAAATAAAGATAAAGATAGTTTTTTTTTCCCAAAAGAAAAAGACCAATTATTTTGGTGTTTTTATATTATTAAATATGGTTTTGAAAAATATGATTATCCAGGAAGCAGTTCTTTTGTGAATGAAAAATCAGAAAAATTTAAACAGATTGAACATTTAAGAAACAACAAACAACAATTAAAAGTAAAAAAAATCAAAAATATCAAAGAGGAGGTAGAAGATGAACTTGCAAATAAACAAACCGTTGGCATGAAAACATTCATCGCTTTATGCATCGCAAACAACATTAATATAATATACATTCATAAACGTAAATGTTTTGAATTTATATTTGATGAACAATCGCCTATATATGTTGTTCATTGTCATAATAATTCTGATTCTTCTGGATACAAATATTGTTACGAGGAAAATGTTTCTAAAGAACAAATTGATAAATATAGAAGTGAATATTTTAAATGGGAGTGTGTTGATAAACCTCTCAAAGCGATGAGTTCATATAAACTTGATGAATTAATTGAATTATGTAAAAAAACAGGTTTAACAGAAATAGAAAATAAAAAAAAGACGAATCTTTATGAATGGTTGGTTATGAATCTATAAAAATAAAAATAATTGGATAGACATTTTAAATTTTAATAAATTAAAAATTGATTATAATATAAAAATATTTGATGATATATATAACATGTCATCATCTAATAAACAACAAAAAGAGTCTTATAATGCATCTACAAAAAAAAAAGAATCACCACAAACACAATTTGAAAATTTGGTAAAGCTATATTGGGGAAACAATCCTCATATAAAAGATATTAATAAAAATAATGAACTAGAAGTTCGTTTTGGAACTAGAGGAATTAAACCACTATCAAAAATTGATTATGATAATGTAATAAAAAAATTAAAGTCGTTAGGGTTTAATAGTACTTTAGAACAAGGAAATTATATGTTACGCATTCAGAACGAATTCTTAGACCCAAACACAGGTAAATTTAAATTATCATCTATTAGAGCAGAAATAAATGGTTTTCATACAATTCAAGAATATTGTAAACATAATGATATAAAAAAACTCATGTCAAATGGAAATAACGTTGATTTTCAAAACAAAGGACCTTATACAACTGGTTCTGGAAAAGATGCGCAACGTTCATATCCTGTTAATTTTGATGATTTTAATTTTAGAGTATCTTATAATGTAGAAAATAGATTACGTAATAATACAGGACTTACTCAAAGTATAATAGACAATTGGGAAAAATCAAAAAAATTATTTAGATATATTAATCGTGTGACATTCATTCATCCTAATATTCCTATAAATGTTGATATTAGTATTGTAAAAACATCTAAATTTGTGAATGGAAAACCCTCATTAGAATATACTACAAAAGATGCAAATGTATTTGAAAATCCAGAAATTTATGAAATAGAATTAGAAGTAAATAATTCTCAGATAGGTCCGGGTTCATTGGTTGAATCTCCCGAAACGTTGTTGTTCGCAATTCGTAAAACAATAAAATTTATTCTCATGGGATTACAAGGCACAAATTATCCGATTTCATATTTAGAACAATTTGGAATTTTACAAGAGTATATGAAATTAATACAAGGTGACCATTATAATCCAGAAAAACATAAACGTGTATATCCAAGTCATTTTATTGGTCCATCATCAACTACATTACAAATACAAAATATAGCACCTATAAATGAAAATGCAATTGTTCCAAATATTCGTAATGATTATACCGTTACTGAAAAAGCAGACGGTGAAAGAAACTTATTATTTATCTCTTCCAAAGGTAAAATTTATTTATTAAATACGAATATGAATGTTATATTCACTGGAGCGGAAACTGAACACAAAGAATTATTTAACACAATATTAGATGGAGAAATTATTCTTCATGATAAATTAGGTAAATTCATCAATTTATATGCAGCGTTTGATATTTATTTTATAGAAAAGAAAGATGTTAGAGCTCTTGGGTTTATGCCAAGAAAAAAAGATGATTTAAAATCCAAATTTCGTCTTCCATTATTAAAACATATTATAAAGTTATTAAATCCAAAGTCTGTTGTAAAAGAAGAACCGATTAGTCCAATCAGAATAGATTCCAAAGAATTTTATCCTATAACTACGGATGAAGATATTTTCAGTGCATGCAAATACATTTTAACAAAAAACAAAGAAGGGTTATTTGAATATAACACAGATGGTCTTATATTTACACCAGCAAGTATGGGTGTAGGTGGTGACGAGATTGGTAAAGTTGGTAAATTATCTAAATCAACTTGGGATTATTCTTTCAAATGGAAACCAGCTTATTTTAACACGATTGATTTCTTAGTCACTACAAAAAAATCACAGAATGGAACGGATGAAATTACTCCTATATTTCAAGATGGAATACAAACTGATTCTACTGTTCAGATTAATGAATATAAAACAATTATTCTAAGATGCGGTTTTAGTGAACATAAACACGGTTATATTAATCCTTGTCAAGATGTCATTGACGATAAGTTACCATCGTTTGGTTCAGCTGATGATAAAACGGACAATTATTATCCTTTGCAATTTTATCCAACGAATCCATACGACCCCACAGCCGGAATTTGTAAAATTATGCTAAAAAAAGACGATACCGGCATAAATCAAATGTATACAGAAGAGAACGAAGTTTTTGGAGATAATACAATTGTTGAATTTCGTTATGAAATAGATAATGAAAAAGGGTGGAGATGGATTCCATTACGTGTTCGTTACGATAAAACTACAGAGTTAAGAAATGGTTTTCCTAATTTTGGAAACGCATATCATGTTGCAGATAGCAACTGGCATTCTATACATAATCCTATCACGGAAAGTATGATTTGCACAGGAATAAATATTCCAGATGAACTATCAGATGATGATGTTTATTATAATAAATTTGCAGGAAGTAGCAAAACGCGTGGGCTACGCGACTTTCATAATTTATATGTTAAAAATTTATTGATAACAAGTGTTTCAAAAAGAAATGATACACTTATAGACTATGCATGTGGCAAAGGTGGCGATTTTTCAAAATGGATTGCTGCAAACTTGTCATTTGTTTTTGGAATTGATATATCAAAAGATAATTTGGAAAATAGATTAAACGGTGCTTGTGCTCGCTTTTTAAATTATCGTAAAGATTTTAAACATGTTCCTTATGCTCTTTTCGTGAATGGAAATAGTGGTTTGAATATTCGTAGCGGATTAGCTATGATGAATGACAAAGCAGTTCAAATTACAAAAGCTGTTTTTGGTCAAGGACCAAATGATGTTGAAAAATTAGGAAAAGGAGTTGTTAGGCAATATGGAAAAGGTGAAGACGGATTTAATATTTCATCATGTCAATTTGCTATCCATTATTTATTTGAAAATCAATCTACTTTTCAAAATTTTATGAGAAATGTATCTGAATGTACTAAACTTGGTGGATATTTTATAGGTACGTGTTATGATGGTAAAGTTATATTTAATATGTTGAAGAAAAAGCAGATAGGCGAAAGTATTGAATTATATGAAGGTGATAGGAAAATATGGGAGATTAGAAAAGAATATGACGAGGATAAATTTGAAGACGATGTTTCTAGTTTAGGTTATAAAATAGATGTGTTTCAAGAAACTATCAATAAGATGTTTCCAGAATATTTAGTTAATTTTGATTATCTTGAGCGTGTAATGGAAAATTATGGTTTTAAATTATTAACACGAGATGAATCTAAACAAATGGGATTACCAGAAGGTTCTGGTTTATTTAATGAATTGTATTATTCTATGGAAAATGATATTAAAAAAACGCCTATGAAAAAAGAAAAATATGGTAGCGCAATCAACATGACACCGAATGAAAAGAAGATCTCGTTCTTAAATAGGTATTTTGCTTTCAAGAAAATAAGTCATGTGAATGCCGAAAAGGTGGCTTTAGAATCAATTGATGAAACATTTGAAGAAAAGAGAGAAAGTAAAAAAGAAAAAACGGACGCAAAAATTGTCAAAAAGACAAAAACTACAGAAAAGGAAAAAACAAAAAAAACGAATTCAAAAAAAGCAAGACCATTAAACAAAAAAATATTATTATTATCAACAGCTACCACAGATTCATTTTCAAATGATATAGAGTTAGATACAGACAAAAAAGAAGAACCAACTATAATTATAACAAAAAAACCTAGAGCGAAAAAAATATTAGCTGAAACTAAAATAGAACTAACTGATAAAAAAGAAGAACAAACTGAACAAAAAAAGGGACAACAACCAGAAGAAGAAGACGAAAAAATGGTTGAAACTTTACCTCCACCAACACAAGTTACTATTATTAAAGAAACACATCAAGAAACAAAAGAAAATTCTAAAAAACCAGCTGCAAAGAAAAAGATGAAATTGAAAATAGAAGAATAAAATTAACTATAAAATAAAATATAAATTATAATCTTTTGCTTATTACTTAAACAAAAATTTATAATATAAAGTAATCTCTATAATGAGTTATTGCACATTACCTAGAAAACAAATAACATGTGATATAAATCCAACTTTTGGTGAAAATAGTACACCATCTATAACATTCAGCTTATTAACTTATTTAAAAATTATGCAAAATCAAGTAATCTTTCATGAATTAAAACCTAAAACAATTGACGAAGATAATCTTATTAATAAAAATGAATATAGTGTAGATTTTTTTTACAAAATTATCAACCCTTATGAATTTGTTCATTTTAAAGTTATAAATTCTAAATTTTCTGTTAGTAAAATAAAAGCAGAATCGTCAATATTTTATACATTCATGGAATTAATAAATTCATTTAATCTATTAGATTCGTTTTTAAATGTTAACATAACTACGTTACATTGTGGTTCTAATAATAGTTCAACAATTGAGTGTATGAATATTTTTAGAGAAAATAATAATGATTTAAATTATGATATTAACTATGACGCAAATGATGGTTTAAAACCATCTATTTTTGATATAGACCTATTATCTAATATAGAATTAAATAAAATAAATTTTTTATATTTTGAAATAAATGAATCTTTTGAAAATGATATAAATAAATATACGTATAATTTTATAATTATTTTGTATTTTATATTCATTCATCAATCTCAAAATGGCGTTTGTGTTATTAAAGTAAATTCTTTAGTTTATAAACCCATATTAGATATTATTTATTTATTAACAAATGTTTACGAAAAAGTGCACATAAATAAACCAAATATAAGTAGCACATTTAGCAACGAACGATTTATCATCTGTAAAAATTTTTTTAATTATTCAAAAAAAGATATAACATTAAAACAAATGAAAACAACCATACATGAAATTGAGAATAATCAAACAAAAATTGTTTCATTAATTGATAAAGATTTACCTTCTTATTTTTTAAATAAAATAGAAGAATCAAATATTATAATTGGTCAACAACAATTAGAACATTTTGATAGTTTAATAAATATAATTAAAAATAAAAATAGGTACGACAAAATAGAAACTTTAAAACGAAACAATATTCAAAAATGTATACTTTGGTGTGAAAAAAATAAAATTCCTTATAACAAATTTATAGATAAATTAAATATATTTTTACCCGTTTCTATTAATAATGATAAAACATAAATGTTTTATATAGTAGGTCTTATACCACTAGAGACTATGTTTCTATTTGATTTAATGGGTTGTCCACCTGGACTAGTTGCACTTATTCCATTATTAGCAACAGTTGGACCACCTGCAGCCATATAATAATACATATCATCGTTTGCCATATTAAAAGTAGAATTTCTCAAACAAAACTTAGGATTATAGCTAACTTGTCTAAATATAACAGGTAATGTGGGACTGCATTTTTGTACTTTTGATTTATATATAAAAGGAATGTTTGGATTATTTGCATAATCTAAATTTAGATTATTTCCATTTGAAATATCGCGTGTTTTGGCAACAGATGTACGAACAGTATCTAGAGTCAACTTCAAAGTTCTAGTGCTACTTGAAACGGAACCTTGAACGGCAAATTGTGGATTGTTTGGTTTATAAACAACCAATTTACATCCATTCGGGTTACTTGGTCCTGATAAAGACATACCAATATATGGATTTGTTATAAAATTACTAAAAATAAAAGTTGCTTCTTGAGATTTACCAGATGTTAAGTTAGAAATAAACCATACAAATTGTTGAAGAGTAACTATATTAGAAGTTCTAAAATTTGTTATATCGGTCGCAGACAAAACTCCATTATTGTTCAATATTTGAAACGACATATTTACTAAATCAACTTGTGAATATGGATTAACGCCTGTGTTAGGATAACAATTTGCAATATAAGTATTTAATAGAGCAAGAGGACTACCAGGTTTTGCATTAGCCACTTGTTTTGCTGTAACATTGGGATTATTTTTAACAACATTTGAATCTATTAAATAACTAGCATTTGTTTTAAAGTTAAATGCTCTCTGTTCATATGTTTTACAACGATTTTCTCTATACGCTTGTAGAGTTGTGAAATAATTTTTTTTTAAATTTGTGCTAGCTGGTCTTACACGTAATAATGCTTTTCTAGGTTCGTTACAACAATTTCTAGGATTTGTGCAAACTGGTAGAGGATTGTTAGATAAATAATATTCGGGATAATAATCAGTAACAACACTTATTCCTGTACAAGTCGCGCAATCTAAATTTGTTTTGATTGTTCCATCTATTTCATCTATTTGATTTTGTTTTACAGAATAACCACCAGGTCTATCCATAAGTTGACCAATCAATCCACCACTTCTATTTTCTAAACCTGATGCACTTCTAACTACTCTGTTTTGTGGAACAGTTACGCTTTGCGACGGGTTTAATGGATTTACTATAGTGTATGGAACAGTTGTCATTGTTTGTTTTCTAAATTGCCATTTTAAGGGTCTAGCTTTACCTGTTCTATAAAGAGATCTTCTAGATCTATCTGGTTGTCCAGATCTATAAACTGCTATATTTGTTCTATCTTTATTTGTTAATGGACGTATATTTGTTGAAGTTATACCAATCGGATTGCTATACATACCAGTTCCCTTCCATGTTTTATAAGGTGCAGTAAAAGGAGCATATGTAGAATTATTATATGATTCCATGCCTTGTGGGAAAAATGCGGTTGCCATTATTATATTATTATAATATTATTATAATATTATTATAATATTATTATAATTGTAAATAAAAATAAAAGTATTTATATATTATATTAATTCATGCAATTATTGGCACTCGTTATAATTTTTTTATTTTTAATAATACTATATCAACTATATCAATCAGTTTTTGTCAATTCAGTAAAAGAAGGTTTAGATTCAAATTCTGAATATAAAAATTATGACTCAAAATGCTTGAGTCCGAATGAATCTGCATTTATGCTAGCACAACAGAACGCTGGAAATATAGAATATTTAAAACAACAAATAAGCAAAATAACAGACTTAGATAAAGAAGTAAGAGACATGAGTGGAAATCTCGTCACATTAAATGAACAAATGATTGCGTTGGTAAATCAGCAAACACAGGCAGCATCGCAATTAGTTGGAGATAAACCAATATCCACCACTGGTTTATCTAGCGAAGAACCGAAACCATCTGAAAGCACAAGTAGTTCTTCCTCAAAATCACAACCTTTAACAACGGATGCAACAGCTGATACAACAGTTGATACAAATAATGATAAAACTGCAGATAAACCAAGTGACGAAACATCTAATAAAACATTCGGTTTATCTACTGGTTTATCTACTGGTTTATCTAGTAATATACCGTCTATGGGTTCAAGTAATGCACCAAAGTCGGCCACAACATTTAGTTTATCCAGCGGAATGCCATCTATGGGTTCAAATAGTGCAACAAAGCCGGCGACAACATTTAGTTTATCAAGTAATGTTAGTTCTGCTAATCCTACTAGTTCTGGTAATCCTTCCACTTCTACGAGTTTGCAAAAACCCGCAAATGCCAGTAGTTTTACTAGTAATATACCATCAACAAGTTCATTTAAAGCCCCATCGTTTAGTTTTTAATCTTATTGTTAATTATGTTAAAATATTTATATACATATAAAATATATGTCAAACATATTTCAAAATGTATTAACAGATGTAACAAATGTACAGCAAAATTTATTAGGTCCTGATTATCCATATTGGAAAAATATCAAGACACCAAGTCAGATTGGTATGTCAGACCAAGGAAATTTATCAGCAATGGCAAAAGACGTAAATGGATTAGTGCAATATGTAGAAGTATTAGTGACTGGTGGTGGCGCATCATCTACTGGTGGACCTTTAGGAAATAAATTTTTTTTGCAAACAGGTGGGAAATGTAAAGACGTTAAATCTGGAAATCAAGTTGATAGATTTATTTATATAAACAACGTACCTTCTGGAAATATACCTTTTGTTTCAGCGGGATTAGATACTAATTTTAGCGAATTTAAGGGTTTAATTCCTGGCGCTATGAGCAATTTGAATTCTTTAAACCCATTTGCAATTATGAGTTCATTCGCAGCGGGTTCGTTGCCAGAGTGTCAAGAAATCACATTAGATGTTGTTGGTCCAACTCCACCAAGTGCAGGTAATCCACTTGGTCCAAATGCAACCGGGAGACAAACACATTTTGTAACAACTGTGGATATTAAAAATATGGATGCATGTAATTGGGGTAGAGGTGGTACTAACCCTGTTTCGGGTAAACGCTGTAACGAAACTTTTACAAATATGAACCCAAATCCTATGTCTACAAAAAGTGAATCATTACCAGAAGATCCGATTGTTCAATTCTATTTCGCTTGTCTAGGATTATTAGGTGTGTATATTATATATCGTATGACAACAAATGCTAAATAAATATTATTTACTATAAAAAGTTTTATAAGAACTCTATAAAATATATAAATTAAATAAGTTATATATTTATTTAATGTCTTCGTCTTCTTCTAGTGCGTCGCCCACCCATGCCCGGTTGAGTGGCAGGTGGTGGTGGTGATGATTTGCCAAACATACTACTATACATTCCGTTGGCTTTTTCACGCGCTTTTTGACTAGCCAAACTAGCACTACCATAAGCACTTGAAGCTAAACCTTTAGCACCGTTGTAAGCACTGGAAGCACTACTTTTTCCTAAATTGTACACAGGTCTTGCTAACATAGCCGGAACTGCCATCATAGCGGCGTCAAATTGTCCACCTCTGCGATGTTTTGTTCCTTTTCCACGACGACTTCTTACCCTTCTAGATTTTGCCATAATATATTATATATATATATTAATTGTATTTTATATATAAATTAATTGTATTTTATATATAAGTTAACTGTATTTTATATATAAATTAATTTAAAAATATATTTGTCTTTAATGTTTTCGTCTATGAGTGCGTCTGCGTCTGCGACTTCCACCTACAGAAGCTGGACCATATTGTCTTGAAAAATTTCCATCAAAACCACTCACTTCTCCGCTTCCACCTCTACGTCTTCGGCGTCCACCGAAAAGACCTTCCTTCTTTTTAAAGGGGTTAAGATTACCAAGATTACCAAACCAATTTGATATTCCTGTTCCAACAGTATCAACTGCACCAACCGCTTTTCCTGCTAAGTTTTCCGCACCACTCACAACAGTATTTCCAACCGCATTTACAGTATCTACACTTTTATCTATACTTTTCTGTGCGTATTCACCCATTCCACCTCTGTGACGCCTTGTTCCTCGCCCACGACGACTTCTTGTTCTTCTTGATTTTGCCATTTATAATATATCAAGATATAAATTTGCTAAAAATGCTAAAAATGCTAAAAATTGCTAAATACGCAATTATATTATTTGTTTGCATTAAGAGGGAATCGAACCCCCAGTTCAACCATGGCAAGGTTGCGTGTTACCACTACACTATTAATGCTTAATATTAATTACTTAATATGTTCTTTTTAAATAGTTTTTAATTAAACTATTTATTTTAAGCAAATTTGTTTTTGTTAAATGTTTTCTGTTAAATTATTTTTTTATATAAAACATTTTATATAATTGAACAGCAGTTAAACCACCAGCAACTTCTGCAAATATATATGGCGCAACTTCCATTAACTTTAATTTACCAGCAGCAACTAATGATAATGTAACTGCTGGATTAAACGAACCACCTGAAATGGCACCTCCTAAAAACACACCTACAGCTAATGCAGCACCAATCGCTAAATAATTACCAGTTGCTAAAATAACAAACATTAAAAATAATGTTCCTAAAAATTCAACAACATATTTATTCATCATTTTATATTTTATTTATATTTTATTTTTTTTTTTATAAATTCATATATAATTTTTTATAAAAATATTAGTTAATAAGTTTGTCTAGGTATTTCACCCCAAGCACAAACTCTACCGTTGCAAAGGCTTCTATTAAATATTGAACCTTTCTTTGCTGGCGCTACGCATCCACCAGACCTTGCAAAACGAATCGCGTGTCTTGTATCATTCCTGTTGTAATTTTTATATGTTAACGGAGTATATGCGGGTAATGTTTGTTTCAAAGAACTTTTACCAATCGCTGCACTTTTTTTAGCAGCCATATATAACGATGATGATGCAGGTGCAACATATTTGGTTGATTTTGAAACGGTGAATGATTTCTGTAAATCAGCAGAATACTGACGAATTGGTTTTGGTCTAAGGAATGAAAACGGTTCTTGTAATCCTACACCAAAATTATTTTGAGTTGTTCGTGTTCTCATGTATTGAGCACGTCCTTGTGCAAATGTACTCGCTCCATCTGATGGATAAAACTGTGGTGGATTCGGATGTATTCCAGTCAAGACACCTAATTGGTTCTGAACTGTTGTATTTGGAGTTCTATTTGTGCTTAAAGGTCCAATCACTGGTGCTCCGGCGTAACTACCACTCATATAAGGAATATTGGTATACTGATGATATGCAATCGTTGTCATATTATAATATATATATAATAAACATTATAATATAATTCACGATGATATTTATTAATTAAGATTTTAATATGAATATAAAATTAATATCGTCTGATTGCTCTAATAGCAGATTGAGCTCCACTATAATCATTTCCACCATAAGAAACATCATTATAATTTTTCAAAACAGCTTTTTGTTTAGAATACCTAATATAATCTGAACTATCATATACAAATTTTGTATTACATGATGCTGGTTGAACACCTGTCCCATCGCAATTTTTTTGAATATGACCAAAATGTATTTTCAACCCATGTAATCCAGGTCTACTTTGAAAAGTTTGACAAGGTCCTCCACAAGAATAATATTTACGACTTAATAAATCTCCTGCGTTATTTACTGCACGGAATGGTGTGCAAATTACATTTCCATTATTTACTCGTTGATAATTTGTATTCCATGCTTGTTTTAATTCAAAACGTGTAGCTGTAAAATCATTATCTTTATCTGTGTTATATAGAGCTTGTGGAATAAATCCTTTAATGCCTCCTCCTAGCGATGACCTCCTTCCCAATAAATTAAAATTTACTTTTCCTGAACTAATAGGATTTGTATAACCAACCGATGTTAATGATGCTGATGCCATAATATATATTATAAATAAAATAATATTTAATTTGCTAAAATAAACAGTAAAATAATATAAAATAATACATAAATTATAATATCAACTTAAATTATAATATCAACTTAAATTATATGAATAACATGAATCATAAAAATATGAAGGAATTTTATAAAATTTTATTGATATTTATTATTTTTATAGGACTAGATTTCATTTATTTGAATTCTATTAAAAAAATGTTTAACAATCAAATAAAATTAATACAAGGCAGTGCCATTCAAATAAATTTATTTGCTGCGTTTTTATGTTATATATCTTTAGTGTTTGGACTTTATTATTTTATTATTAAAGAAAAAAAAACTATATTTCAAGCTTTTTTATTAGGTCTTGTTATTTATACAGTATATGAATTTACCAATTGGTCTCTCTTTACAAAATGGAAACCACTAACTGTATTAATAGACTCTTTATGGGGTGGTATATTATTTATGCTTACAACTGCTATAGTCTATCAAGTGTATGGTTAATAATCTGTCATCACGCGTGGAGCAATATTCATAGTTATTAATTCTTGAAACAATAATTTACACGCATATGGTATTTCCACATAAGCAAAATCGGTACGATTATCACATGTTCTACATAAATGAATATGCATCTTATCATTATACGACGCAACAAGACCACATTTTTTACAAACATATACTTGATATTTATCAGAAGCATCATAAATTCTACCTCTTGTAAATCTTGATGCACCATGCGAAATCATACAATCTCTTTCCATCTCACCAAATCTTAAACCTCCATCTCTAGATCTACCCTCAGCGGGTTGTCTTGTCAAATTTACCATAGGTCCAATTGAACGACTATGTTGCTTATCTGAAACCATGTGTTTCAATCTTTGATAAAAGACAGGTCCAATAAATACGGTGCATTCCATTTGTTCACCAGTCAACGCATCATACATAATTTCGTTACCATTTGATTCATATCCAACTTCTTGTAGCTTCTGACAAATTGTTTTTACATCTAGGTCACCAAAACTTGTTCCATCTCCAAACAAACCTAATTCAACTAATGTTTTTCCAAGGATTGTTTCTTTTAATTGGGCAATTGTCATACGAGATGGAATTGCATGTGGATTCAAAATTAAATCTGGTTTAATTCCAGAACGAGTGAATGGCATATCTTGTTCAGGAATAATATTTCCAATTGTACCTTTTTGTCCACTTCTAGATGAAAATTTATCACCAATCACAGGCTTTCTAACTGCACGAATTCTTACCTTCGCAAAGTTATAACCATCGCCATTTCTATCTATATAATTTTTATCAACGTATGTTTCTTCATCGGTTCTATAAACACGACTTTGGTCTTCATATTTAATAACTTTTGTGTGGTCATTTCTGTTTTCTTTGATTGGTGTGATTTTAGAAATAATTACATCACGGTTTTCAATCAACGTGTTTTCTGGAATAACTCCATGACTATTTACTTTATTGTAATTTGCAAATTTCATACCCTTTGTTTTGTTAGGGTCAGGTTTGCATCTTATTTCTTCATCACCATTTATCTTTTGTTTATCTTCATCCTTTTCAGTATGTAGAATAGTAGCTTGAAATAGACCCCGGTCAATTGAACCCTTGTTAAATAGCAAGGAATCTTCCTGATTATAACCTGTGTGTGTCATGATTGCAACAACTGCATTAAATCCAGAAGGTATTTTATTAATTTGAATCATATCCATTATACGTGTATCAACTAATGGGCGTGCAGGATTACTTAAAACATATGCCGTTTTATCCATACGACCATCAAAGTTTGTTACATACATACCCATCGCTTGCTTAGCCTGCGCACAGTTACTAGATAGGAAATTATCGCCGGCAATAAAACTATGATTCTCAGATTCAACCGTTATATCAGAAACTAATCTATTTTCAACTTCAATAATACTTTCAATTGGAACAAACAAACACTCTCCTTTCACAGATATCATTTTATCCCAACATTCTATAGTATTATTTTTTAAGTTGGGACAGCTTATTTTTCTATTATTTTTATAACTTTTAATTACATCAGAAACGTAACTCACCCTTAGACGATATTTATTTGCTATCTGCGTATTGCTTTCATTATTATTATAGTCTATTCTAATTTTATTTATCATTTCTTTGTGATTTTCATAGATAACATTTTTGTATTTTAAATACTCTATAATTTTAGCAACACAAACGGTTTTGGTTTTTGCATAACTATAACCGATTGTATCAAAATACTTTATAAGATTTTCTTGACTATCTGATATTTTAAACGCAATTTTAATTCTATTATTTTCTACTAACTTTTCTGTAATTTTGATTATTTTAATACCAAAATCTTTTATAATGTCAGCACACTGGTTCATAAAATGTAATAAACTATTTTTATAAATTGGATTAATTTGTTGAGAAGTTTCGGCACAAACAAAATTATAACCTTTCTTATATAATTTATTCCACCTTATTTTGCAACCATCACCACCTTGAAATCCTCTAATAAATTCTCTTTTAATCAATAAACTTCCGTTCATTATCCAATCTGGAATTTCTTTCCTACTTGTTTCTGTTTTTTTGCCATAAGTAACGCCTAATGCTATTAATAACGCAGGAATAACGCCTTGATGATGAATTGTGAAAGTATTGTGTGTGCTATTATTAAATGTCCTTGCACCTTTATAATATTTTGTATTTTTGAATCCACAAAAGTTTATATCATTTTCAAAACTTATAACATCGTCAATTGTTCCAAAGTCAAAACAACATGATAAAATTTTATGTGTTTTGTTTTTATAAAATTTTTTATAAACGTTTATTGACCCATCCGCTAATATGAAACCAAATATTCTTGAAATATATACAAGTTTATTGTTTGTATTATTTAAAGGTAACAATCCAATTGTCTCAAGATCTTCAATATATTTATTTATTAAAGAATCAGATATTTTTATTTCTTGTAGAATTTGTTTGAATTTATCTTTATCCAAAATACATTTTTCTTCTTTTACTTTATTACAAACTTCCTTTGTTGAAATCAAAATACCGATGTCTTTATCAGATGATTTCATTATTTCTCCAACTTCTTTCCATCCTTCAGATGTCATAAATTTATGATCCTCCGTTGCAATTATTTCTCTACCACTTATTGTTTTAATTTTATATATTTTTTCATCAGTGCTACGAACAAACTGATTGACTACCTTAGTTGTTGAAATTTCCATAGTTTCTGGATGAAATGTTATTACATCATCTCCTATCTTAACATCTGCAATTTTGATTCTACTTCCATCGGACATCATTACTGTTTCATTCAAATCTAAACACTGATAAGTGTTCCTAGGCGATTGATTATGTTCAGGAAAAGGCACACATGATGCTAATACTCCAAAAATTGTACTTGGATGTATCTCACAATGTGTGTATTTGAATATTTCACCAGATTTATTATCAGCGTTTAAGATATCTGATGGTTTCATCGCAATCATAGACCAAGATTGCTCTTCGGGGTCAATATATTCTATTATAGATTCATTCAATTTACATTCTGTTAATAAATCATCCCAAGATAACAAATTTTTATTTAATTTTTCAATCAAACCCTTTGTAATTAATATATTTTTATCTTTGACACGCAAAACTGGTCTAGTGAGACGCCCACCATCATTGCATACTCTTATTTCATTAAGCTTATAATCAAACACAATTGAAGTATATATGTTTATTATTCCTTTGTATTTTTTATCTTTTAGCATCATATATAAATCATAAGAATTATCGGTTATACCAACCCAGGCACCATTCACAAACACTTTGGTTTTTTCAAATAGTTCTTTAGGTGTAAGAGTTTGAATATCTGTAATGTAAGGCATAACGTATTCATAAATAGGTATACTATTTGAATGAATAGTTACATGTGTCATATAACTCAAATTCTTAACAATACCTACAGACGCACCTTCTGGAGTCTCTACAGCGCATAAATAACCCCATGATGTATTGTGTAATTTACGTGGAGGAATTAATTTACCACTTTTATCAGTAGGAGTTGAAATTCTACGAGCATGACTCAAACTTGATACATAAGTAAGACGATTCAAAACTTGCGCAACACCAACTTTATTACTATTTACATGTTTAATACCAAAATCACCTGTTGATAATGCGCGCTTTATACCATTCTCAATTGTTGTTGATTTTATAATTTTATAAATATTTGTTTGATTGATAATATTTTGGTAATCATCACTTGATTTCCACGAACCTGTATTTATTTCTTTTATTATTTGTTTTTCCATATCTTTTACCAATTTATTAAAATAATTTCTAAATAGATTATTGAGCAACGTACCTGTTAAATCAACCCTTTTGTTTAAATATGAATCACGGTCGTCTTGACTTGTCCAATTAAAACTGGCTTGCAATAATTTATTTGCCATATATCCAAGGAAATAAATTTTATGCGTCGTAACATTACAGTGTGGAAACAAATCATTTGATAAAATATCTAATGTAAATTCATACTTCTTTTTAATTCCTGTTTCCTTATCCATATTGATTGGAGTAAACATAACATAACTAGTAATATATCTGATACATTCTTGTTGTGTCATATAACCATTCGCATCAATTATTGATGCTTGTAAACCCTTCATTAATTCGTCGTATTTTGAATTTTCAATATCTAAAATAATTTTTTCACAAATTTCTTTATCTGATATAACCCCCAACGCTCTAAATACAATAAACAACGGGATTGGTTGTTTTACTCTTGGTAATTGAAGATATATTGGAAATCCAAAACCATTATTTTTTGATGAAATCATCATATTAATTTGCTTTGGTGAGATACATTTATAATCTGGAACTGATTTAATTTCGGCTTGCCAAGTATATTTTGTGTTATTTTTTGAAACATTAAAACAATAAACCTTATTTTCAGCAGCACGTTCTTGACCCAAAACAGTTTTCTCTGAACCATTTATTATGAAATAACCACCTGCGTCATATTTACATTCTCCTGTATTCGCATTCTCAACATGTTTATATTGTGTTAATACGCAAATATTTGATTTCAACATAATAGGTAGTTTTCCAATATGAATCTTTGGTAATAATTTATAAACAGTTTGAACGTTTTCTAGATTTTCTCCACTTCTAACAACAAGTTTAATGTTAATGTCTATTGTCATCGCAGATGCATATGTGAAATTTCGCAACCTAGCCTCTTGAGGAAACATTAGTTTTGTAGCACCGTTATTTTCTTGAATTTGTGGACGATAAATGTGAAAATTTTCAAATGTTATAAAAATTTCTAACGCATGTTTATTTGATTTTACGTCAAAATCTTGTTCTGATGCGATATGAACAGGATTAAACATCTCTATTGTTTTATTTATTTGATAACCTACAAAATTGTTATAAGATTCTAATTGATGTTTCACTAATCTTTGTAGATGTTGACCTTTGAAATAAGATTCAATCACTGTCCATGGTGTTTCTATGTATTTATCTTCCTTTAAATTAAAAGGAATATTATCCTTATTTTCTTGACGAATTTGACTCTCTGTTGACATTGTGTTTGAACTCATTTTTGGGTTATTTATTATTTCAATTTGTTTTTATATTCTTTCAAAAATACATTATTAATTACAATTTAATCAAATATTTAATTAAAAATAAATAAACAAAAGATAAACAAACAAATGGCAAATAAATGATAAATTGGAATATAAATATAAAAGAAATTTATATTATATTATTACTGTTGAAGGACATTTGAAATGAGAAAAAAAAAACAAGATTATAAAGAATTTATAAGAAATATGGATTTAAATGAAAATATTACTCATTACAATAAAACAATTTCTTTATTTTCAAAAAACACAGAAAAAACAAAAGAACACGTTGACGATATATTATCTAACATTAATAAAAAATATAATTATGATTTTTTTTATAATTTTTCTTTAAAAAATTTACATTCAAATAGTTATAATGATCCTAATATACTTTCTTTTGAAATATCTCTAATGTCATCTAAAAACCAAACATGTTGTGTTTCAAAAAAACAACCACCTCCACCCATTACACCAGATTCAATCGCAAACGCTTATTCTGCCGCACTCAATTATAAATCCACTGTTTCTGAAATTATGAAAGAAACTGCAGATAATATTCAACTTCATAATTCAAAAAACAAACATAATAAAAACAAATATATTATACCACATCATCACCACTACCCACCCAACCAACATATTAAAATAATTCCAAAAACAAAAGTTTTTATAAAAAATGTTGAAATTAAAACATTAGACGACCTTATTTCACTTATTGAAAAATATCCTATGAATGAAACAATTGAATATAATGTTAATATGGTAAGTCTTCATAAAATTAAATCATCATTAATAGATTTAAAAAATATGATTGGAATGAAAGACCTTAAAGATAATGTAGTAGACCAAATTTTATATTATATTCAAGACCTTAATAAGAGTGGCGATTTTATGCACACAGTAATTTATGGTCCTCCTGGAACTGGTAAAACGGAAATAGCTAAAATAATTGGACAAATTTTTAGTAAACTTGGTATACTTAAAAAAGGAACATTTCGTAAAGTAACACGTAGTGATTTAATTGCTGGTTATTTAGGACAAACTGCAATTAAAACAAACGACGTAATTAATGACTGTTTAGGCGGTGTTTTGTTTATCGATGAAGCATATTCTCTCGGCAATAGTGAAAAAAAAGATAGTTTTTCCAAAGAATGTATTGACACTTTATGCGAAGCTTTAAGCAACCATAAAGACAATTTTATGGTAATTATAGCAGGTTACGAGAATGAATTAAAAGAATGTTTTTTTAATTATAATCAAGGATTAGATTCAAGATTTACGTGGAGATTCAAAACAGATGAGTATAAAGGAGAAGAATTATATAAAATTTTTATTAAAAAGGTTAAAGAGATTGGTTGGGAGGTTTCTAATTCAAACTCAGAATATGAAAAAATAAATATAGATTGGTTTATCAAAAATTTAGAATATTTTAAATTTTTTGGAAGAGATGTAGAAACTTTACTAGCAAAAACTAAAATTGCACATGCACGTCGCGTATTTTGTAAACCACAAAACGAGAAAATGAAAATAACTTTAAAGGATCTAGAGAATGGTTTTGAATTATATTTAAAAAATGATGAGGTTAAAAATAGAAAAGACGCAGACAAATTTAAAAATTTATTAGGAAGTATGTATGTTTAGGCGAAGTGTGTTTTTTTAACAAAAATATTTTTTAGTTAATTATAAATAAATATAATTCATGCTTAAAAAAACTATTAAAATAAATCCAGAATTATTTAATATTTCAAACAAAACTAAGAAAAGGGAAAAAATATCCAGACCTGTTAACAATAACATTAGCATTAAACCGAATTCCATAAAAAAAGAATTACTAAATAGAATTAAACAACATAGAACAAAAGAAATTGTTAACACATCTTCAACGAGCCAAAATAATTTTACAGACGAATTTAATGATTCAATTAATTATTTATCAAGTTTATCAAAAAAACACAAAGAAGATAATGAAAGAACACGTAAACACGAATCAATCATATCAAATAAAACTTTGAAAAATTATAATTATAACTCAACTAATTCGGAAAACTTTAATGCAAATGCCAGTCAAAGTTTTAATTCTCCTTTTGTAAATTTGGAACTACCAGACGAATTAAAAGAAACATATACTCCTGCATTAATAGAACCAACACACACACCCATTAAAATAAATACGTCTCCACTGTTGAATGAAGTACCATATGGTTGCTTAAAGGGTGGAATTAAACCTACGTTTAGAAATTGGAATTCTACTAGAAAAAATTACGATAACATTTCTACGAATGATAAACAACAACAACTTAAACAATCTTTATATATTAATAATCAAAATAATCAAAATAATCAAAATAATCAAAATAATCAAAATAATCAAAATAATGTAATTAATGAAAACCTACAATTAAATGAACGCGAACGTAGATTGGAATTGTTAAAAACAAAAATGAAAAAACAAGAAAATATACATAATGTTATTCAAAACATAAATAACAATAACAGTATCAACGGCATTAACAGTATCAACGACACTAATAGTGTCAACGGCACTAGCATAAACTTCGGTATAACGCCGTCACAACCTATCCAAGTGGAGCCTTTTAATGTTAACTTTAGTCAAACGCCGATTCTAACATCAACCATACCTCCTAATATTTCTACATTAAACACAAATATACCTTCTTCAGCTGAACTAAAACAAATATTAGAAGAATCTACACCAAAACCTGAAAAACAGTTTATTAAAAAAACTATCCGCAGAAAATATACTCTAGGAAAATCAAAAAAAAATAATACTGTATCTATTTTATTAAAAGATAATAATACTCGCAAAAATGTATTGAATGCTCATAAAGAACTAAAACGTACTTCTATGAATGAAGTTAAAAAATATTTAAAAAATAGAGGATTAATCAAAGTTGGTAGCAACGCTCCAAATGATGTGTTGAGAAAAACTTATGAGTCTGCTATGCTCACAGGCGACGTTTTAAATAAAAATAAAGATACTTTGTTACATAATTTCATAAATGATACATCGCAATAATCATTTTTATCTAGACATAATTTAAAACAAATAATAAAATATGGATATGGAAACAACAAAACATAAATTACCACACGACATAAATATTTTTTTTAATGATTTAAGTAAATATTTGGGAACTAAATTATTATTTTATGGAAGCATTCAACGTTATGATTACTTTCCTGGTTCTAGCGATATAGATGTTGATATTTTTACAGACAATGTAGACAGTACTATAACTAGAATGCAACATTTTTTACATGTTAAACGAAGCAAATTTAAAAAAATTGTTTGGCAATATAGTAAAAACGGTAGAATTATTTATGGTAATAAGATTGGTTATAAGAATGAAGACATAAGTTTAATTTGTGAATTTTCAATTTATGATAATAAATATAAAAGTGATGTTATAGAAAATCATAAAGTAAAAACTATTCTTCCACACCACGCAACCATTCTTCTATGGATAATTAAAAAATTATTTTATGATTTAAAATTTTTAACCGACGAAAATTATAAATATCTAAAAAATTTCATATTATCTTATATGATTGGTATGCCGACCGAAAATTTCCAAGTATTGAACGTTAGTGAAAATAAATATTAGAGTTTTTATTTAGTCTATGTTTTAACGCTTGAATGGAATGAAAACATATTATGAAACTAAATTAAAGGGAGATAAATATTATTATATATCTTTCATAACGATAATATAATAATATAATAATAAAATAATAAAATAGAAAAGCATAATGGCTCTTATCAAAGAATATTTTGAATTAACTAAACATTATACAGAAGAATTTGGAGAAAAAACCATTTTATTAATGCAAGTTGGCGCTTTTTTTGAAGTTTATGGACTACAAAATCCTTCCACTAAGGAAATAACTTGTAGTAGGATTGAAGCATTCGCATCTATTTGCGATTTACATATCGCTGATAAAAAAATTTGTGTTGGTAAAGAAAATGTTGTTATGGCCGGATTCTCAACTTATATGATTGAAAAATATGTTAAAAAACTTGAATCTGAAGGATTTACTACGCCCATACATACTCAAGATGAAAATGCTAAAAATACAAATAGAAGTCTATCTGTCATTTGTTCTCCTGGAACATATTTCAACGAATCAAGCAAACAAATAACAAATAATATTATGTGCATTTGGCTTCACGTTGCAAATAAATTTAAATCTAAAGAAAAAGAAATTCATATCGGTGTTGCAACAGTTGATATTTGCACAGGAAATAATACAATTTTTCAATTATCTGAATTATATATTGTAGATAGTCCAACTACATTTGATGAATTAGATAGAATTAATTCTATTCATAACCCAAGTGAAGTTATCTTGATTGGAAACATTACCGAAAAAGAAATGAATAATGCTATTAGTTATTCAAATATACAAAGTAATTCTATTCATAAAATATCAACGTTAAATATTGAGTCAAAGTCTTCTTCTGAAAAAGTAAAACGTGCTATTAACTGCGAAAAACAAATATATCAAAAAACAGTCATAGAAAAATTTTTTCCAAATAGTGATTTTGATATTTTTTCACAAAATTTTTATCAAAATACTATCGCAACACAAGCATATTGTTTTGTTCTTGATTTCATTTATCAACATAACCCTAATTTAGTAAATAAACTAAATGAACCTGTTTTTGATTCGTGTAGTGATAGATTAATATTAGCAAACCACTCTTTAAAACAACTCAATATCATAGATGATGGTAATTATAATGGTAAATTTTCTTCTGTTGAAAAATTATTAAATTTATGTGTTACTTCTATGGGAAAGCGTAGTTTCTCTCATAATCTACTAAACCCAACCACAAAACAAGATTATTTAAAAAAAGAATATGACATAACCGAACATATATTGAATACATATACTAGAACAAATTTGTATTCTAACATTAAAATCAGAATTGGTATGATTAAAGATATTGAAAAAATAGTTAGGCAAATTATAATGAAAAAGATATCTCCGCAAACCATTTGGCAGTTTCATAATAATTTATTAATCATTAAAGAATTATATTCAGAACTTAAAACTGATAATGTGTTATATGAATATTTTAAATTAAGATTAAATAAAAAGGATGATATATGTTCAAAAATCCTTGATAATTGCGATAATATAATAAAATTTTTAGAAATTCATTTATTACTAGATTTATGCAAAGACATTGATTCAACACAACAATTTGAAACCAATTTTATTAAAAGTCAAGTAGATGTGGAGTTAGATGATAAAACAAATAAATTATTTAATTCAACCAATAAATTAGAAGCTATCCGTTTATATTTGAATGAAACTATTTTTAGTTATGAAAAAAAATCTACAAAAAAATCAAATGAACATATTAAATTACATGAAACTGAAAAAAATAATTTAAGTATAGTCGCAACTAAACGTAGATGTAATATTTTAAAGGAAATATTCAATAAACCAAATTATTTGAATCCTGACGAAAAACAAAATGGTGTTCTTCTCTCTTATTCGTCGTATGAAAACCTAGACATACCTAATATTTTTAGATTAAAACTATTTGAAAACATATTTTTCTCTCCACAAACTAGTGCGAATGATACAATACATAACCCAACAATCACTGAACTATGTTCCACTATATCTTCTATCAAAGTGCAAATGAAAGATTTAATTACAAAAGTTTATTTAAAAATACTCAATGAAATAGAATTTTTTCAATCACAAATAAATCAAATTGTAGATGTGGTTACACTAATAGATGTCATTTTTACAAAAGCAAATATTGCACATATTTATAATTATTGCAAACCTGAAATTGTTTGCGACAACGATAAATCATTCGTGAATGCAAAAGGGTTACGCCACTGTTTAATAGAACATATACAACAGAATGAACTATATGTTTCAAATGACGTTGAGTTGGGTGATAATATAACAGATGGAATCCTATTATATGGTACAAACGCTGTTGGAAAAACTAGCTTAATTAGAGCACTCGGTATTACGGTTATCATGGCACAAGCTGGTTTATTTGTTCCTTGTTCATCATTTCAATTATCACCTTATAAGTATATTTTTACTAGAATTCTTGGAAACGATAATATGTTTAAAAATATGTCTACATTCGCTGTAGAAATGTATGAATTAAGAACAATTTTACGTTTAGCTAATAACAATAGTTTAGTTTTAGGTGATGAATTATGTTCAGGAACTGAAAGTATATCAGCTACAAGTATTTTTGTAGCTGGAATACAACATTTATATAATAAAAAGAGTAGTTTTATTTTTGCAACACATCTTCATGAGATTGTAAATTATGATGAAATTTCTTCATTAGACACCGTCAAACTAAAACATATGGCTGTTGTATATGATAAACAGAGAGAACTACTTGTTTATGATAGAAAAATTAAAGATGGTTCGGGTGATAATATGTATGGACTAGAAGTATGTAAATCATTAAATTTGCCTAGTGAATTTATTGAACTTGCGAATGATATTAGAATGAAATATCATAAAGAATCTGGTAGCATTCTTTCTCTCAAGACATCTCATTTCAATTCTAAAAAAATAGTAGGAATTTGTGAAAAATGTGGAGAAAGGCTAGGAACCGAGGTTCATCATTTAAACCACCAAAAAAATGCAGACCAGAATGGTTACATTCAAAGTGATTTGGCTACATTTCATAAGAATCATAGTGCAAATTTAATGACGTTATGCGAAAATTGTCATCACGAGATTCATAAAGAAAAAACTATTCATAAAAAAGTTAAAACGTCAAAAGGAACTATTATAAACAATTATATTTTTGAAAAATAATATACAGATAGATTATGAAGACAAAATCAATTCATATTAATAAAACATATTTATTTATAGCGATATTGTTATTTATAGGAATCGTTATATATAATGCGAAATCATACAAAGAAGGTATGGAAAATAATCCAGAAAAATTATTTTCTGATCCAGCAAAAAGTTTTTGTCAAACTTTTAACACTGATAGTAGTAATTTACAAGATGCATGTGGTAAATTAACTGACGCAAATTGCAGAAACAGTGAGTGTTGTGTTTTGTCAAATGGAAAAAAATGTTTAGCAGGAAATGCGAATGGACCTACATTTAAGACTAACGACGTTAAAAAATATTATTATATGGGCAAATGCTATGGTTCAGGTTGTCCTTAGTTCATTTTTATTTTAATAAAAATTGATTTTGTAAAACAATTTAAATAAATTATAACACGAGTTAATATATAGAAGAATGATAATTCCAGTAAAATGCTTCACCTGTGGAATGGTTATTGCGGATAAATATCGTTATTATTTGGAAGAAGTAAGAAAAAGAAAATTAGCTAAAGATATGGATATTAATAAAGTTGTTTATTTAACAAAAGAATTTAGTGAAAAAACACCCGAAGGTGAGGTTCTTGATGATTTGGGATTAAAAAAAATGTGTTGTAGAAGACATATGTTAACTCACGTAGATATTGAATAAAATGAATAAATTTCTTTAGTTAATATATAATGACAAAAACTTACAGAAATCGGAAACAAAAAGGTTGTTCAAAAAGGCGTAATTTAGGAAGCAAAAGAAAAGGCGGATGTTGGGGAAGTAAAACTAAAAAAGGCGGTAGACGTCGTAAATATAGACAACAAGGTGGTGGTTGTAATTCATGTTTAACAGGTGGTGTTCAATTACAATCTGGTGGTGGAAATGGTTCAAATGGTGCATTAGTTGGTTCACCATGGAATTCTAATGTATCTAGCTGGCCTGGAGTTAGCGGAAATGATGGACAAAGCAATTTTTATGCGTTAAATAATCAAATCAATCAACCGTTGGCCGGAGTAGTATCAGGTAGAGACCAACAAACCGTTTCACAAACCGGTGGTAGACGTAGAAGAAGAAAATATGGTGGTGGCTCAGGTACCGCAACTATTGCCGCACCCGGAATGTTTCAAGATTTTACAAATTTAGGAAGAGGCGTTACTTGGGGTTTAGGTGCCGCATACAACACGTTGACTGGTTACCCAACGCCTGTTAGTCCTTTGCCATATAGAGACCAACTACCACGCACAACGTCAACCGCTATTCCAGATATGGCTTATTCTGGAGAAAAGATCCCATAGATAGATAAGACACTTTAATATTCTACCGTTTTTTATTTTTTTGTTATTTTGTTATTTTTTGTTATTTTGTTATTTTTTGTTATTTTATTATTTTTCTAATAATATAATATAATATACTATACCAAAAAATGGCATTTCCAAAATCTATAAAAGAATTATGCACACCAGCATATATTTATTTTGCTATCTCTATGGTTGGAATAATATTATCAGTTATACAAAATATTGGAGATGATACTGTTTATAAAGTAGGTTCATATTCAGCAGATGTTCCTAGTAATTTTTTAATTTTTGCAGTTAAAATAATATATATATTGTTTTGGACATGGATATTAAATCTAATATGCAAAGATGGTCATAGAGAGATTGCTTGGTTTTTAGTATTAATTCCATTCATACTAATTTTTGTTTTAATAGGTTTAGTTATGTTAAGCCCTACTATTATAGAAAATTTTAGGTAGATATAATTAAATTAAACAAAATTTTTAAAATATATAATTATTTTATGACAACGTCACATAAAACAATTAAGAACGGTATCTCATATGAAAAAAATGGTTGGATGTATATATCTGTGAAAGGCTCCCCGAGAGAAAGAGGTTACGCGTATGGTTATTTATGTGCTAAAGAGTTTAAGAAAATACAAGAAATGTTACGTTTCTCTTGTTGGAACGATTTTGGCGAAACATGGGATTTCTTTATTGAAGCAACTAAAGAACATTTTGAAGAAAAAATAAAAAAACATTTTTCAGAGTTCTATGAAGAAATAGAAGGTATCGCAGAAGGTTGCATAGCAGGTGGTACAAAAACTACACCTACGGAAATTCTTGCATGGAATAACTCATTCACATTATTTGATTCATGGTATGGTTCTATGACAGGAGGTCCTGGTAGTCGCGAAGGCGGTGGTGCAAAAGACCACTGTAGTGCATTTATCGCAGTAGGTGATTATACTGAAGACGGTAAAATAGTTGTCGCCCATAATAGTTTCGCAAATTTCTTGGATGGACAATATATGCGAGTTATATTAGATTTGAACCCTACAAAAGGACACCGATTTGTAATGCAAACATGTGCTTGTTGGATATGGAGTGGAACAGATTTTTTTGTAACAGATGCTCAAATTATAGGCACAGAAACAACGATTGGTGGTTTTCATGCATATGAAAATAATTATCCAGTTGGTTTCAGAATTCGTAAAGCTATGCAATATGGAGATACTTTAGATGATTATGTTAAAATACTTTTAGACGGAAATTCTGGAGATTATGCAAACTCGTGGCTATTTGGAGATACCAAAAATAATGAAATTTTACGTTTAGAATTAGGTCTTAAATATCATAACGTAGAGAGAACCAAGAATGGTTTTTTTATTGGATTTAATGCTCCATATGACCCCCAAATTCGTAATAAAGAATGTTCTAATACTGGGTTTGACGACACTAGACGACATCAAGGTGCAAGACGTGTTCGCTTAGGTGATTTAATGGAAGAAAACAAAGGTAAATTAAATATTGACTTAGCGATGAAACTTATAGGTGACCATTATGATGTTTATTTGGAAAAAGAAAATCCATGCTCTAGAACCGTTTGTGCGCATTATGATTTAGATGCACGTGAATATATGTCTGACCCTGCAAGACCAAAACCTCATCAACCCAGAGGTGCTCTTGATGGATGTGCTGGTAACACAGATTTAACAAATAAAATGTCATTCATGGGTAGATGGGGAAATTCTTGTGGAACGCCTTTTATTGCTAATGAATTTTGTAATAAACGTAGACAGTGGGCTTATTTATTACCCTATTTACACGATAGACCTTCGCAACCATGGACATTATTTTCTATAACAAACTCGTATAAAAAACACAAAACTCGTAAACACAAAGAAAAAGAAAAAGAAAAACCCAAAAATAGTTCTAGAAAATCAAGAAGCGTTTAATTTATTCTTTTTAAATTTGTTTTTTATATTTTTTATATTTTTTATATTTTTTATATTTTTTATATATTTTCTACACAAAATATATAAAATGCCAGAAAGTAAAAAAGAAAAATCTACAACTAACAAAGGTCCAAAAAATCCAGGATATATTCCAGGAACTTATAAATTAGTTATTGAAACCTATAATCCTAAAGATCATTATCCTGAGCCAAGTAAAAATGTAAAAACTATAAAACATAGCAAGACATCTCACGGTGGAAAAAGAAAAAGTAGAAGAAAAACTAGAAGATATATTAGAAAAAATACTAGAAGAAGATAATTTTATATTAATTCGCAATTATATTATAAAAAAATAAGACTATTTATAATATATAATATAATAGAATATTATGGAATCTATTTCATGGAAACTTATAGATAAATATTTTGCAGATAATCCGTATAACTTAGTTGCACACCATTTAGAATCTTACAACGATTTTTTTGACAATGGTATAAATCGTATATTTCGTGAAAATAATCCTATAAGATTTATTGAGAGAGAAGAAGAGGGTCAACCCAATCAAAATCAAGCGTTATTGTATTTAGGTGGAAAAGAAGGTAAAAAAATATATTTTGGAAAACCTATCATTTACGATGATAATCATTCCCATTTTATGTATCCAAATGACGCTCGTTTACGTAATATGACTTATGGTATCACCATCCATTACGATGTTGAAGTAGAATATATATATTACGAGAATGGAGAGAAAAAAGAATCTACAAAAACGTTGGAACAAATATATCTAGGACGTTTTCCTATCATGATTCAATCAAAAATGTGTATATTAAAATCATTAGCAAAAGAAGTGCGCTTCAACATGGGTGAATGCCGGAATGATTATGGTGGTTATTTTATTATAGATGGTAAAGAAAAAACACTTGTTTGTCAAGAAAAATTCGCTGATAATATGCTTTATATACGTGCATATAAAGCTGATGAAAAATATAGTCATTCCGCCGAAATTCGTTCTGTTTCTGAAGATGCGTCTAAACCTATCAGAACAACTGCTATAAAAATAATTACACCTAGTCCTTCTTTCACTAATAACCAGATTGTTGTATTTATTCCAAATGTTAGAAAACCTATACCTTTATTCATATTAATGCGGGCATTAGGTATAACATCAGATAAAAATATTATAGAATTTTGTTTATTGGATTTAGATAAGAATGAATCTTATATTGATTTATTTATACCATCAATTCATGATGCAAGTAAAATTTTCAACCAAGAAACCGCACTAAGATTTATCGCATCATTCACAAAAAGAAGGACTATCACCGGAACTTTGGACATTTTAATGAATTATTTTTTACCTCATATAGGAGAACAAAACTTTATAGAAAAAGCGTATTTTGTTGGATATATGGTGAATAAATTATTACGTGTTTTTACAAAAGAAGATAAACCAACAGACCGTGATAATTTTCGTTTTAAACGAATTGAATTATCTGGTTCTCTCATCTACGACCTTTTTAGAGAGTATTATTTGATTCAAAAGAGAGATATTGCTTTAAAAATAGACAAAGAACATTATTATCATAAAGGCAATTATTCTGATGCAAAATTCCCAAATCTGATTGAAAACAACATTCTATTATATTTTAAAGAGAGAATCGTTGAATCTGGGTTTAAAAAAGCATTCAAGGGAAATTGGGGCGCAGAAGCCCATACTAAACGTGTTGGTGCTATTCAAGATTTGAATCGTCTCTCATGGAATACTTTTATCTCTCAATTACGTAAATTTAATCTTCCATTAGATGCAAGTGCAAAGGTTGTTGGACCCCGTTTATTACATTCTAGTCAATGGGGTTATATAGACCCTGTGGATACACCAGACGGTGGAAATATAGGACTACATAAACATATGGCAATCAGCACTGTTGTTACGAGTGGTTCATCTTCGTTGCCTATGATAGAATGGTTGAGGGCTAAAACAAATATGCGAATTTTACAAGAATGCGAACCTAAATTTTTAGGTAACTCTACTAAAATTTTTGTGAATGGTGCTTGGATTGGTTCACTTGATAACCCGATTGAAACTTGTGCGACCATACGAATGTTTCGTAGAAATGGTTTGATTCCTGCTTTCACAAGTGTATCATTCAATTACGAGAATAATGAAATATTTATATACACAGATTCAGGTAGATTAAGTAGACCCATTTATTATATTGACGATAAAACCAAAAAAATTAGTTATGAAAGACCCGAAATTATAGAATTAATTAATAGTAACAATTACACATGGGAACAAGCGGTGAGTGGTTTTCAAAAAAAAGCTGTTGAAAAATTTAGTATTAAACGAAATATTATTTATGATATTCGTGAATTATACCCTCATTTAAAATCACTTGAAAATATTGAAAAAGAATTTGAAAAAGATAAATCTGTTATTGAGTATATAGACCCATCCGAGGAGGAAGGACTATTGATTGCTAGTAAAAAAGATGATATTAAAAAAAATAAGTATTATACTCATATTGAAATAGACCCTTCTCTCATTCTCGGTGTCATGGGAAATATGATTATTTATCCTGAAAATAATCCTGTAACACGAAATTCATTTTCTTGTGGACAAAGTAAACAAGCAGTTTCTGTATATCATTCTAATTATCAATCACGGATAGATAAAATGGGAGTGATATTAAATTCTGGACAAATACCACTTTTAAAATCAAAATATCTGGAATATATTAATAATGAAGAAATGCCTTATGGCGTAAACGCTATCGTTGCAATCATGTCTTATACAGGCTATAATGTTGAAGACGCTATTCTTATTAATGCGGGTTCTGTTGCACGTGGCATTTTTAGAACTACCTATTATTCCATGTATGAAGCAAGAGAAGAAAGCTCTAAAATATCTGGGAATATGACTAATTCTTATTTTTCAGATGTTCAAAGTAAAAACGTATCTGGATTAAAACCTGGTTATGATTATAGCTATCTTGATAAATATGGTTTAATTAAAGAAAATACTCAATTGAATGATAAAATTGTGGTGATAGGAAAGGTTACATCAAATACAGTTGATTCCGATGTCGTAATAGACTCTTCTGTCTTTCCAAAAAAAGGACAACTTGGATATGTTGACAAATCATTTATTACAGAAGGAGAAGAAGGTACGAGGATTGCAAAAATTCGTATTCGTGAAGAACGCATTCCTGCGATAGGAGATAAAATGGCTAGTAGAGCTGGACAAAAAGGCACACTTGGTCTAATTATTCCTGAAGAAGATATGCCATTCACCGAAGACGGTATCAGACCTGATTTAATTATAAATCCTCATGCACTTCCATCTCGCATGACAATTGGTCAATTAGTTGAGTGTTTATTTGGAAAAGCATGTACTATGTATGGTGGATTTGGTGATTGTACCGCATTCCAAACAAAAGGTCCACATACAAAAGTATATGGGTCTATGTTAGTGAATGCTGGATTTCATTCTTCAGGTAACCAAGTATTATATAATGGAATGACTGGCGACCAAATTTACTCAGATATCTATATTGGACCTACTTATTATATGCGTTTGAAACACATGGTTAAAGACAAAATAAACTATCGTGCATTAGGACCAAGAACCGTCTTAACTAGACAAACTGTTCAAGGTAGAGCAAATGATGGTGGACTTCGTATAGGAGAAATGGAACGAGATGGCGTATTGGCTCATGGTGCTTCTGCTTTCTTGAATGAGTCTTTTATGATTCGGGGTGACGAATATTATATGGCAGTTTGTAATAAAACAGGATGTATCGCTATTTATAATAGCTCATTAAATTTATTTTTGAGCCCATTCGCAGATGGACCTATTAAATTTAATACAACATTAGATGGTAAATTAAATATTCAAAATATAAGTAGATTTGGTCGTGAATTTAGTGTTGTTCGTGTTCCTTATGCATTAAAATTATTAATGCAAGAATTACAAACTATGAATATTCAAATGCGAATTATTACTGAAGATAATGTTGACCAAATTATGAATATGTCATACTCAGATAATATTAATAAATTGATAAAAAGTGGAGACCATAAATATTTATCTAGTATTCTATACAATAAATACAGAGATGTTCTCAGTAAACAAAAGGACGTTGGGAACAAAACATATAAATCTTTAATAGATAAAGATACATCATCGGCTACAAGTACTAGTAGTTCAATTCCTTACGCAGATAATAGTCCAGCGTATGAACCAGATGAAAATGAAAAAGGTGAAAAATACAGCGATTCTTATAATCCAAATACTCCAAGATTTTCTCCACATACACCAGATGAACTACCACCATCTAAGTTTGAACCATATTCACCAGATGAACCACCACCTATGTTTGAACCAAATTCACCTGATGAACCTCCGCCACCATTACAAGGAATTAAAATTAAGAATCAAGAATTAAAAACAGAATTTGATGCTCTTCCAGAACAAGACAAATTGTTATTAATGAAGATGATTGCAGAAAAAAAATCTAAAAAAAACCAAAAGGCTGAAGAGGAAATAAGAGGAGAAAAACAAGCTGGCGGTGGACAAGCTGGCGGTGGACAAGCTGGCGGTGGACAAGCTGGCGGTGGACAAGCTGGCGGTGGACAAGCTGGCGGTGGACAAATGACGAATCCGTTGTCATCCAATTCATCAACTACTTCTTCAGATGATGATACTATATCTATTTTAAAGATAGATGAAGAAAAAACAGACACCGAAGAAAACAATGAAACAACCGATGGTTCTTTAACAAATACACAAACAAAATCTGTTAGATTTAACATGGATGATTCTGGTTCAACTTCTGGAACAGGAGAAACCAAAAAAATAACACTTTAAAGCCTGGATAACAAATTGTTTATTATTATTAAAAATTATTATAAATTTAATAATAAAATTGAATTAGAATTATCGCTATAATATGTATTATAAATATAAATAAAATGGCTACGCAAAATTCAAGTGGTATAGTATCCGTATCCAAAGTTTATAAATCTAGAAAAACTATTTTGGAATTATTGTCATCTCAAAATTATGCAATTGATGAATATAATCATTTCAGTGTAAACGAGGTAAATACTATGTTACAAAATAAACAGTTAGATATGCTTTTGGAAAAAAAAGAAGAGGACCCTTCCACCAAAAGGAAAAAAAAAATATATATCAGATATTATTTAGCAAAAACTATTCGTCCACAAAATATACAAGAAATGATAGATGATTTATTTAATCTAGAGGAAATTTTAACAAAAGAAGATACATTAATTATTATTACAAAAGATGAAATGAATGAAACAACTACAAATTTATTAAAACATATTTGGGAACAAGATGGAATTTTTATTATTATACAAAATATTAAACGATTACAATATAATATTTTAAATCATAGTTTAGTTCCTACGCATAGAATTTTATCTACAGATGAAGTTAATAACGTTAAAACAAAATATAATATTATGGATGATTCCCAATTTCCAGATATTTCTAGATTTGACCCTGTAGCACAAGTGATAGGCATTCGCCCTGGTGAAGTTTGTGAAATTATTCGTCAAAGTAAAAGTGCTGTCACTAGTTTGTATTATAGAATTTGTGTATAATCTTTATAATAAACATTTCTACTAGAGAATTTTGAAATTTGGTTGTGATATGCAATCAACGCATTAAGTAAATATATTTTTTTATAATTTAATTATAAATTCTAATTGTATTGTATATATATTATAAAATGTCAAAGTTTTCTAGTAGTAATATTTTAGATAAATTGCAAACGTATAGTGAAAAATTTCATTCTGCTTTAGATGATTTTTCTAACGCCTATATTAATTATAAATTATATCCACAATACGAAGAACACAAAAATACGTATTTAAATTATAAAGGAGTGATTGAATCGTTGCAAGCTGATGTTTTTATAGCAACAAATGAAGTTCAAAAAAATATAGAGATGATAACTGAATCTACTAAAGATTTAAATTCAAAAATAAATTCTGCTAAAAAAAACAACACAAATTTACAAAAACATTTGAATGATGTTATGAATGATTCGAATGGTTCTCATTTATTAATAAAACAAACCAAAAGTTTATATATACAAAAATATATTTTAAATATAACATTATTTATTGGTTCAATTATGCTTTTATTTACTATGTTTAAAGTTTATCAAAAAAAAACTAACACTATGCAAATACAGTAATTTTATAACTTAAATTGCTTTGTGTGCAAAATTCAAAAATACTGCCTTCTTATATAAAAAAATTAGATTCATTGTTATATTTATACGTAAAATCATAACAATAAATAAAAACATATTTTTTTTGATTTTATGTTTCAGTTATATCATTTTTTCTTTTTAACTTATTTAGTCTATTGTTTGATTATAATACTTTTATTTTATTATATTATATAAATAATGGGAAATATTACAAGTATAATAGATCATTGGAAAGAAGACGATGCGCAACGACAACGTATGGTAGATTCTTATGTCAAAGATTTAAATAAATTATCATATCAACCAGACAAAGATGCGGGTGGTAATAAAATTTATGTTGACAAGTTTAACATACTATTGAATGAGTATAAGGATAAATATGCGACTTATCTTAAATTACAGAAAGCAGATGCTAGTAGAAATATAGCACAATATACAGGCAAACCAGGTTTTAGATTTAACGGAAATGGTGGCGTTTTATCAACAAATACAGCGAAAGATATACCAAGTTGCCAAGCTTTATGTAGTGCAGATTTGAAATGTTCAGGTTTTAATTATAATTCATCAACCCAAGCTTGTGAGTTACAAGGAGGTCTAGGTGGCACTTTTAGTGTTGCTTCTAATAACGATTACGCCGGTAGGAGTAAAGCAATGGATGCTTTATTTGCACTATATGAAATTAATACTAAATTAATTGCATTAAATGATGAAATTAACAAAGTAAATGAAAATGCATATCCTGAATTTAAACTTGGATTGGGTAGAATATTCTTAAATGATGAAAATTTATTTAATCAAAACCAATCTTTAAGGATGGAAAGAGAAAAAATTAGACAAGCATTAAACGCTTATAACGACGCAGATACAGAATATGTAAATCGCGCAATGGACGTTGAACAACATTATGCGTATTATAATATATGGTTTATAGTCATGGTCGTTTTAGTTTGTTTATTAATAAGCATGGTATTATTCCCAGGTTATAATGGAAATGTAGTAAGTAAATCTATATGGACAATTATCATAATCGTTATAATAGTAGCTACATTAAATTTGAATAATCCAATTGCATTCGCTATATGGTTGTTATTAATATGTACTGTTTTAGCCATGAAATCAAATTTAATTCCATCAATCTAACTTTTCTGACATGTTGTTTTTATTTTACGCATTTATTTTTATTCTATTATTATTATATTTCAATAATATAACAATAATAAAAATGATAAGTACTTCTGATAATGATTCAAGTGAAACTTTAACACAAGGTAATAAATTCAATAAATACAAAAATAAATTATTATCAAATGGAAAAAACAATAATTTTCTTGAGTTATTGAATAATTTGGATATTAGTAGCGTTGAGCATTTTGACACATATTCAAATTCGGTTGATAAGTCTACAAAATTAATAGAAAAGGTAAATAAAATTCAAGACTCGCAACCAAATAACCAAAACGTTGTTGATGAAATAAATAATTTAGAAAAATTGGATGCAGATTTAATAAAACAGATTGATAGTAATAAAAAAACTATGGATAAAATGTTGAGCAATTATAACTCATATAATTCTAAATTTTCCAATCTAGTTTCAGATAATTCAAATTATCAAGGAATAGTTGATGATAGCAAAATTGTAGTTTCAGAAAAAAACTATATATACATTTTATGGACATGTGTAGCTGTTGTTACATGTATGGTTACAATATATATATTAAATCCCCGCAAACCATAAACCATAAACCATAAACCATTTAATATAATATAAATGTACGCATTTATTAATTATTTGTTAATTAATAAATTTAATATAATATACAAATTAATTATAGCAATATAATATAATTATGTCAAATTATCAAAGTAGTGAAAACATTAAGTCCCAAGAATTGATATCTAAAATATCTGATGTTCAAAACTCATATGCAGAGCTACAAAAATTGGAGCGTGAATTCAAAAGTACTTTAGAAATATATAATACTGCTAAAAGAACTCTGACTAGTGACACTACAGATTTTATTGTAGATAACGATAAAATACCACGTGATTCCAAACGTGCTAAAAATATATTTGTCAATAAAGCTGTAAATAATCCTCTATCTAAATATGTCGGAATTTATAAAACAAATAAAGAATCTAGCGAGATAAACCATTTAGACGGAACACGTAATTATATGGATTGTCAAGTCGCCGCTATTAATAATGGAAGTAAGTATTTCACATTGAGTGATGTGAATGAAAGCACCGGAAAAGCTCGTTGTTCCATGACAAATAGTTTAAACGAAATTACAATTGGTGGAATGCCGATTGAAAAATGTAGTAAAGATGATAAAGATGGACAAATTTATAGCAATGATATGGGTTCTTATGCATTATATTCAGCGGATGGTAATTTAACTAATTTTATTGGGTGTTATAATGACGACATGAAGGACCATGCTATGCTTGATGTTAACTCTTTAAAGAATGATGATGAACAAGAAGAGGAAGATGATATTGATTACGACCCATTAGTTTTACAAGGTATAGCTGATTGGTTTAGAAAAGAAGGAGGAAATGCTGCCTGGCAATTTGATATTGATTTTTTCGGAAATGCGTTTGATTTTTATGATGTAAATGGAAGAAAGTTGCGTAGAACCGATAGAGAAAAATATAGAACGGCAAAAGCTAATTTTATAGATAAAACTGCTATTTGGGTGTTTTTTGGTCCTGATTTTAGATATGGACCAAAAGGTTCAAAAGAATTTGAATTTCAACTTGAAGCTATGAAAAACCATAATGTTCCAGATGACGGAAAACGTCCTACTAGAAATGAATGGGTTCCTACTAGAGATGAACCTAGTTTGCCTCTTTTAGATGAATCCAATTATTTACAACACGGATATGGCTTTTTTGGCCATTTTATCTACAAAGGAACAAAACCGACCAGATGCAAATTGATTGGATTAAGTGATTTTAACTGTGATGTAGTTATAAATGGAAAAACTATCGCTAAAAATCGTAATTGGCAAGATGGAAATATACATGAGTTTAGTTATACTATAACAGTTCAACCTGGAGCTAATTTTATTTGTTTTTTAGGATTTTACAGTTTATTTTCTCTTTTGTTTACAATTATGGACACCAATAATAAAGTAATATATAACACGCATAGTTGTTATGCAAGAGATGATGGATCTGCAAATATAGATAATCCAACTTGTCGCCCTAACCTGAATGGAGATATGACAGTTATGCAAAATAGTGGAATATTTTGGATTGTATATAGAGCTCTATTAAAAGTATATCCTGAGGATTACCATAATACTAATAGTTATTATCTGGGTAATTATGGCGCAGACGAAAATTTAGGTTTACCCAAAAAACAAAGAACAGGCGCTATGATGTCTATATCTAAATATCCAAAAGTATTTGTTGCAGCTGATTATGATAGAGGACCTTGGGGTCGGAGTAATTTTATAGACCCAAAAGCAAAATGGATTTGGTATACACCAAACGCTGCAGCTAATGCACCAGCAAATAATAACCATTCTCTTATGACATTATTTAATATTTTTACTTACAACGGAAGTCAATTTAGGGATGTTGAAATACGTGGGCATTGTGATAATATTGGAGTAATATATTTGAATGGTAAAAAACTAGGTAAAGAAGATATGTGGTGGGTTGAATTTAATTATAAAGCAAAAATTCAACCAGGAACTAATACTATAGCAGTATCAGTTATAAACGAAGGTGGTCCTGCTGGGCTTATTTTGACAGTAAAAGAAGCCAATAGTAACTGGATTTTTATAGATACAGATGAAAATTGGAGATACACTAATCAAACACCAGAATCTTTGGTTCCGATGAAACAAGATTTCTCAGTCGCAACTTGTGCTAAAATGGCAAAAGGAAAAGGATATAAATATTTTTCCGTACAAGGTGGTAACGCAGGTAGTTCTTTATGTTATGTAACTAATGATTTAAATTCTACAAAAAAATACGGAACAGCTGAATTAACTTATAAAGGAAATGATGGAATAACATATGGTAGAAATAATGTTGATGCAACTTACGAAGTTGAAACACCAGGTTATCTTAAAGATGTTGGTAAATTAGGTTGGATGGACAACGATAATAGCATTACAGAATATCCACGCTCTATGTATAAAGTGGTGGATGACATGCCTCAAGATATAAGATTTAATAGAATGGCTGGTAGAGAAATCTTATACGTTGATTCAATTGAATGGCACGAACAGTTAATGAAGAAAATTAGTGCAAAATATCCTACTATGTCAGATGATACTAAATGTGGTTTAGCAAGAAGAATACAAGAAGACCAATCTCGTTTAGATGCATTAATAGCAAAATTACAAGAAATGTCAAAAATCATTCTCAACAAAATAGAATATTTAGAGCAACTTGATGTTGATACAATCCAACAAGTGGGAATTAATAAAAATCTTTTGGATGATATGTTAAAAAAATATAGTAGTTATAATAAAGATTTTTCACAATACATTACAGAAGATAATTACACTTATGAAGGAATAGTAGATGATAGTAAAGTTGTAGTTGCTCAAAAAAATTATAGTTATTTGTTATGGAGTAGTGTAGCTATCGTAACACTCATTATAACGTTGATTGTTATTAAAAATAGGTCATAAACAAAAAACAATCATAATTTAAGTGTTAGTTTTAAAATCAAAAATGGTTTTTAAGAATAATTATTAATAAATATTAGCAATTATTTTTTTAATATATTTTATATATTATCTTATTATATTCTATATAATGTCAAGCAATATAGAAGTTGAACAACAAAATAGAGAAATAATAGGAGATATACAAAATCTTCAAAATGTGGAAATGGATTTATTTAAAACTTTAGAAAACGGTATTGCGAATAAAACCATGGATCTTAAACAACAACAAGACATTGTTTCTCAAATTACAAATGTAGCTAATATGCGAGAAAATTTATACAAAACGTTAAACAATGTACATAATCATTACAAAGGCGTTATACCAACTCCAGGTTCTATAATTGGACATCAGTTGAACGCCATGAATGTTGTTGAAACTGAATTACAAGAAGCGAAAAAAAGATTGAATTTGGTTGAAGAGGAGAAAAATAATAAGCAAAGACTTACTGAAATAAATACATTTTATGGTTCAAGATATGAAAATCATGCAAATATTATGAAATCCATAGTGTTGTTTTGCATACCACTCATAGTTCTTACTCTTTTAGCAAATTATGGTTTTATACCCAATTCTATTTATGTTTTTATTTTTGGAATCATTTGTGTAATAGCAATTATTCGCATATTTAGACTATATTTAGAATCAATTTCTCATGATAACATGAATTATCAAGAATATGTGTGGGGCAAAACACCACCCGATCACCCCATGATAGGAAATGGTAGTAAAACAGATAATCCATGGAAGGGTATAGGTGATATCGCATGTGTCGCACAAGCATGTTGTGAAGATGGATTTACATGGGTACCTGGTGAACCTCCTTTGAACAAATGTTTACCCAATAATGCTTTGCCAGAAGGCGTTAAACCATATCAAGCCACTCTAGACCAGATAACCGAGTCTGCGCCAGCAAATGTTAGTGGTGCTTCTATATTAACAAATGCTTTCAATAATGCGAGAAATGCTTCAATAACAGATACTTTTAATAAAGCGAAGAATGCTATTGTGTCTAGCCCAGCGTCTATGTATGATTCATTAACTGGTTCAAGTTAAAGTTAAAGTTCAAGTTCAAGTTAAATAATAAAAATAATCAACACAATTCTTAAATTATTATATTATATATTATAAAAAACAAATAATAGCATAATATAATAATCACATGGGTAACAAACAAAGTAATGCTCAAAAACCAAATAATCAACAACCTAACCATCAACAAGCAAATACTCAACAACCTAACCCTCAACAAGCAAATACTCAACAACCTAACCCTCAACAAGTAAATACTTTTAATAATAGTGTAAATCAATTCAATAGTATGATTGAAAAATCATCAGATGCATTAATGTGTGGGCCAGATTGTCAAAAAACAAGACGAACCGAAGAATTAAAAAAAAATTATTTAGATGCACAACAGAATGTTAAATACGCACCTATTAAAGAAGAAAACGCAGCAAAAGAATATTATACATACACACAAGGCACCGCTGGATACGACAAATATCATAAGAAAAAATTAACGTCTGAGATAAAAGATATAGAAAAAACCACAGCAACAAATTTTAAAAAAGCAATTGATTCTGTTAAAAAATTAGCAGAGACATATGATAGCTTATATACAAATTATTCTAATGTATTTGAATTATATAAAAAATATTTAACAGAAAATTCAAAAATAGAATCAAATATAAATTCTATTAGCACAGATAGGGTGACAAGTGATAGAAAATCGTTTTACGAGGGACAAGGAGTTGATTCTTTAAATGGATGGCATGTTATTTTAAAATGGATATATTTAGTTTTATTAGTAATATATTTTCTATTTATGATATTATCTGAAAGCAATTATAGTTTTACTTCAAAGTTTTTATTGTTAATTGTTTTTATAATTTATCCATTCATAATTTATTATATTGTTATGTTAAGTTATAACGCACTTTTAAAAGTATATAAATTTTTACCAGAAAATGCTTATATTTCTATATAAACCAAATTATTTTTTTATTATTTTATTATTTGCATTATTTATAATATATATTTAAATTATAAATAAAAAATGTCTGATTATAATTGTTATAAACTTTCTTATAAATTTCAAAAAATAGATGAAAGAGATTATATATTTACTGCATCTTTGGATAAAACAAATGAAAAAGAAATAATTACTATCAAAACAAAAGCAGGAACAACAACCACTTCCAAAACTACATCTGTTCCATCATTCACCATTTCAAAGTTGCCAAATATTATAGACCAAGGACAAATAGGTGATTGTGTCGCAAACGCATTTTATTATACCGTTATGTCACAAACAAAAAATGCTATAAATTTATCGCGTTTATATCTTTATGCGAATTGTAGATGTATAGATTACACACCATTAAATAAAGATGACGGCACAACTATTCGCACTGCTTGCACAGCCGTTTTAAATTATGGTGTTTGTCTAGAACCTCTTTATCCACACAATAGTAATTACACAACACTGCCTCCGTTAAATGCCTATCAAAATGCAAAAAGATTCAAAACGTTTAATTATTTATTTATTAATAAAGATTTAACTAGTTTAAAAAGTGCTTTAACTAATTATAATGTTCCAATTATATTTGGTATTTTGGTATATTCTACTTTTATGTCAAGTGCTGTTTCTAAAACAGGAATCGTTCCTATGCCAAACACTAAAACAGACAAAATAATAGGAGGACACTGTGTTTGTATGGTTGGATACGATGATTCCAAACAATTATTTAAATGTGCAAATTCTTGGGGAACAAGTTGGGGCGATAAAGGATATTTTTATCTCCCTTATAGTTATGTCACAAATCCTAGTTTAGCAAACGATTTTTGTGTAACAAATTTTGTTTTTTGAACAAACATTTCATGAATCATGTATCGTAGTCATCTTTGCAATAGGCAATAGCTATATTTTTCCAACCATCTCTTTCATTATATTCCCCGTATTTTTTATTCATATATTGAATAATTTGTTCTCGGGTTGTTTTATATGTATATTTGTTTTGTTGGGTCCATCTTTTGAATTCTTGCTGTAACTCTTGTTTTCCAATATGCCCTCCTCTTTTTTGTAAAACCATTTGCTTTTCAAATTTAACAAAAACATTTATTCCAAAATTACTAATCGTTGTTGATGTCATATTCATAAATAATAATATAAAAATGTTTATATATTATTACTTTAATCAATTTTTTATAAAAAGATACCTTAGTGATTTTTTCCATCACCATGGTCATAATCATAATAAAAACATACATCTTTAACATAAACACAATTTGTAAGTTGTAACGATTGTAACCAACAATCATAATCTTGACCCCTTCTCTTACATCCCATTCCACCAATCTTATCCAATATCTCTTTATCCATCAAAACGGAACTACATACAATACAGTTATTTATCTGTATAAATTCCAAGTTCCATACATCAGGAAAGCCATTCATAAATAAATTACTTCCTTTTCTACTATAAACTTTTTGTAAAGTGTAATAATAAAAATCCGCATTATATTTTACATATTTTTTTGTAGAATCATAAATACCCTTTCCTATCAAACCATCGGTGGAAGACATTTTGCAACCAGTTTCTTTCATTGCTTTAAGTTGAATATCTATTTTTTTTGGAAACCAAATATCATCATCATCGCAAAAAGCGATATATTTTCCACTTGACATTTCAATTCCTTTATTTCTAACAAATCCAACACACGGATAATTAAAAATTTCTTTGCTATTTTTTTCTAGATGTATTATTATTATGTTGTTTTCTTTCCAATCATATTCATAATAATCCTTTTCAGTTGAACCATCATTCACAACAATTAATTCAATATTCGCATACGTTTGTTCTTTTACAGATTTTATAGCGTTTAATAAATATTTAAATCTATTAAATGTTGGAATTATAACACTCACTTTATCCATATACTTATTATACTTATTATAATTATTATACTTATTATAATTATTATACTTATTATACTTATTATACTTATTATACTTATTTGTTGTTTATTTATTTGTTTATTTTATTGAATTGAATTGAATTGAATTGAAAAAAATGTTATTTTTTATCCAATAAATTTTATAAATTAATTTTCGTCTATTTCGTTGTTTCTCACTCTAATACATTTGGTCCACTTCATCTTCGTCTTCTCCTTGATAAATCAACGCAATATTTTTCCAACCATCTTTAGTGTTACATCCTGGAAACTTCTTATTAATGTATTCAGTTAATTCTGTTCCTTTTGGTTGTTTTTTGCTTCCCTGGGAATCTAAAAACCATTGCTTAAACTGTTGCATCATTTCTTGTTTATTAATCTTACCGCCTTGTTTTTGTAATATCATTTCACTCACAAATCCAGCAATATGGTCTTGTCCTTGACGATACTTATTAGATGCAGACATAACAATATCACAATTTTTAACAACTCCTTGATTTTCAAATGCACGTTTAACAAGCATACTGGCAAACACTGGTGCCCATTTTGGTAGTTTTTCTTTCAAAAGAGGGTCCTTAGGAAATTGATAGGGTGTATCGTTTGTAACGGGGTCTTCTGGATTCACGAATTTTGACATAAACTCCACAATTCGTACTCGTCTCCATGTACCATCGTCATTACTAACAATCTCAAATAGAGTATTTGTGCAAACACAAAGATGAAACTGAATGTTGAATTTTTCAGATTCACAATATAGAGCACGAGCTTGCATAGTTGAGTCACCAGTTAATTGCTTCATCATACCTTCGTTTATTCTAGCGTCTTTAGAAGGCTCTTGCATAATAGCATAACGGACACCCTTAAGTTGCATAACTTCAGATGATGTTGCACCAATCCCAACTCGTTTTTCTGTTACAAGTGTTACAGGAACAGTTCCAACATACTCACCTAACGTAAATGTCATTAAATCTGTAAGTAAAGATTTTCCGTTGGAACCATTCCCTCTATAAATATTAAAAGTTTGATTTATGTTCTCACCTATCAATACAGACGATAAATGGTCCCACATATACCGATTCAAATCTTTATCTGGAAATAACTGTTCCATAAATGTCAGGATTTTATTAGCAATCTCAGAATCCTTCTCTAGATCAAACGGTTTATAAGGAATGCAAGTCGTCTTTGTAATGTAATCTTGAGGATAACCATCTCGGAAAAGTTTATTTTTAATATCAACCACTCCATTTGAGAAACACATCAAATAGCGATTCTCGTCCATCTTCTTCACAAACTCCTCATCAAAGAATATTTCAGCAGCCTCCCTGAAAATATTGCTCTTATCACTTGTTCGCTTTAATTTAACAGATAACTCGGAAACATGTTTTATTTGTTTTTTTGAATCTTCATAACGTTCATCTGTCGCCTGATAATGTTGCATTTCCACAACAAGACGTCTTTGTTGGTCTTGATAAACATAATACATATCTCTAGAAATCGCTAATCTAAGCGATTGTCCTTTGTCAATTTCCCAATGATGATTTCTAAACACATACCATGTTTTATTTGTGATACTCGTGCAAACATATTTATCCTTGAACATTTGATACAAAACCATCGCAAAATCATAATCGGTCGGAGTTAAAATAGTCTCATCTACATAATGTTGAACCGTGTTTTTCTTTACCTTTTGATAATCTTCAAAAGCATCTTGTTTCGCCCAATATAAAATAGAGCGTTTTGTAACTCCATCTGGCTTTACTTTAAAATCTTTTGTCCATCGTTTATATAAATCTGGAATACTACTATAATCAAAATCGCTCGCTTTGCTCCTTAGCATAACCCATGATAAGAACATTCGTTCATCGGTGTGTTTTAATGCGAATGCTACTTTTGTGTTCAAAAGATGTGAACCTGGTTGATAATATTTTTCTGGTAAAATTTGTGTATATTCATGTACTTCCTTTAGATTATATTCACTTGAAGATAAACTATTTAATATATTTTCCATAGCACGTTTCAACGTTTGTGAATTTGTGATATCATCAATGCTTATATCTTTTTCATCATCCTCGTCTCCGGTTGTGTCTGCAATCTTCAATATAACCTTTGCATTCGTATTAGGACGTTTTGGTTTTGCCTTTTTCTTTACTTTTTCAAATTCTTGTTTCATAGACTCGTTCAATTCAAACGAAACGTTCTCACTATATCTAGCGGATAATTTATGTAAATCTTTTGAAATATCAAAATCTTCTTTACAATCCCGTTCTTCTACAACAAATTCATTATCATTCGCGTCATATTTTACAAAATAAAATTGCGTCAATTCATAAGCCATATTTCCTGGTTTTTTTGAACCAAACACTTGCCAATTAGTAACACCTTTACTTATTCCTTCGTCTAAAACAGCTTCCCAACTATTTATAAGCGGTAAGTCAACATATTCGTGAATTTTTTCTAAAACTTTGTTACGTAACACTAGTTGAAGTGAATGTTCCATTTTTATACCAATCAAAATATGAATACCATCTTTTGTTAAGGATTTATCGGATAACCTATTTACATGTGGTTTTTCAAACACATAGACTGGAAATGTTTTATTTTCTTCAAATACAAAGAATTCCTTAAGTAGTTCTAAATAAATTCCTGCAATAATGTCTAAAATATGTTCTTTGGTATGCTGACGCTCTTCAACATCGTAAGAATACCTAAAATCAAAATCAAGCAATATAGGTCCTTCACCATTCTCTAATTGCTTTTCTGTCAAATATTCTGGTTTATTTTTTACAAAAATATGTTCATAATATAACTTCCAAAATATAGGTTCATCTTCTTTTGGTATTACATAAGCGCCACCATATATTTCCAGTTTTTTGTCTGGAATCCTAGTGTGTGTGAATGAAACACCCCCTCCATCCTTTTTATATTCATTTACATTATGCTTTGCAAGAAACTCAGACAAATCTCTATATTGCCTTTGTTGTGTAGTCATGTCTCTTTATATTGGTATAATATACCAAGATATTTCTATTTCGTTTTTTTTATTAATAAAGTCCAGAATAAAAATTTCAATTTTTTAAAAATGTCTGTATAATATGAATGTAGGTTTCTTACGACATTTGATATAATATTAACAAAATAAATATAAATATAACTATACATATTTATCATTAAACCTAATAATGTCGGAATCTACGACTATTACAAAAACTACTATATTAACAAAAGCCACAATCACACGTCTATTAAATGATGTAAAAAATATTATTAAAAATCCACTCACAGAGAATGGTATATATTATGTACATGACGACGAAGATATGTTAAAGGGTTATGCACTTATTATAGGTCCATGTGATACTCCTTACTTTGGTGGAAATTATTTTTTTGAAATTAATTATCCAACAAATTATCCACATAGTCCACCACATGTTATTTACTGTACGAATGGCGACAATATTCGTTTTAATCCTAATTTATATACGAATGGAAAGGTTTGTGTTTCTATTTTAAATACATGGCGAGGTGAGCAATGGACATCATGTCAAACTATTTCAACATTATTATTAACATTATGCACTTTACTATGCAAAGATCCGCTATTGAATGAACCAGGTGTAACTAAAACACATAATGATTTTACAACTTATACCAAAATAATAGAATACAAGAATATTGATATTGCTATTTTAAAAATGGTTAACAAAACTACAGGTGTTTATCCTGAAAGGTTTGATTTTTTTTATCAAATAATGAGAGAACATTTTATTAAAAACTCGGAACATATCATAAAATATTTAGAAGAAAAGAATGTTAATAATCCAAATGATATTCATTTCAGCACATCTATGTATAATATGAATGTAGTTTTAAATTATAATAAATTATTAAAACAGTTTAAAGAAACATTAGAAAATATTAACAAATAAACATTTTTATTCAAACAAACAAAAAAATTACATTTCATTTTATTTAAAAATTGACATAAATAAATTATAATATTAAATATAATATAAGTTAATTCATTATGCACTTCTGCACATCTTGTCAAAACATGTATTATATTCGGATTGATAGTGAAGACCCTAATAAACTAGTTTATTATTGTAGAAACTGTGGGAACGAAAACGTATCTCTTAACGTAGATAGTGTAACCGTTTCCAAAATTCAACTATCAAAAGGAGAACAAAAGTTTTCACATATTATTAATAAATATACTAAATTAGATCCAACTCTTCCTAGAATAAATAAAATTCTTTGTCCAAATGCTGATTGCGAAACAAACGTTCACCAAAAAGAAAGAGAAATTATATATATTCGTTATGATGACGTTAATATGAAATATATATATTTATGTTCGTCATGTGACACCGTTTGGAAAACTGATGAGCAAAAATAATTCTTTTGTTTTAGATTTTATTTTGTTTTTATTTTGTTTTTATTTTGTTTTTATTATTCGTTTTTGTTCGTTTTGTTTTTATTATTCGTTTTGTTCGTTTTTATTATAAACTTTATATTTTTAAATAAAATTGAATTTATAAAAATATAAAGTATATTTAGTAAATATATTAAACATGGACAACGAATATAATAATGATGATTTGTATTCTTCTTCAGATGAAGAAGATGAAAAAAGCATTGTTGATAGTCAGAATGACGATGATGATTCTGAGAAAGAATTAGAAATAAATGATGAAAACGATGTAGATATAGATGATATAAACGAAAATGCTAATAATGATGATGATGAATATGATGATGATGGCGATGAAGAAAATGAACATGTTACACAGATTGGTGGAGTTGGACCAAATCCTAATTTATTAGACGAAGATTCTGATGAAGATGAGGATTATCAAAGCGCATATTTACAAAAATTTAATGCAGAAATCAACAAAAATTATATTCTTGATTTTCATCCAGAATGCGCTATTCACAATTATGATGAAATCACCTTATTAACTAAAGTTATTCGTGATAAAAATAACAACATTATAGATGACCTTCATAAAACAATTCCTTTCTTAACAAAATATGAAAGAACGCGTGTAATTGGTCAACGTGCTAAACAAATAAATACAGGTGCGAAAGCTTTCATAAAAGTTCCAGAGAATGTAATTGATGGTTATTTGGTAGCTGAACTAGAACTTATGCAAAAACGCATTCCTTTTATTATTAGACGCCCTACTCCTGGTGGTGGTTGTGAGTATTGGAACTTGAAGGACTTGGAAATTATATCATTCTAAACCATTCTATATTATAAACTATTTATTTTGAATTGTCTCGTCCATTATTTTATCTAAAAAATCTTTATTTTTTTTTGCATCTTTATATCCTTCGTCGTATAACTCTAAATAATTATACTTTTTATTTGAAATAAGTGTAGTATAATCATACACTTGGGATGGTAATTTTAATAACTTTTCTATATAAGATTTTGCGTGTAAATTAGGGTCGTTCAACATCAATTGAATTTCTTTTTCTTTCCACATACTTGGCGTTATGTGTAAAGATGGTTTAATAACATTCAAATAAGGATATTTGCTGAATCCTCCATCAAACGCATTCATGTTTTTGTATTTATTTAAAAAATTATTACCTGTTATATATGGAATATGAGAGCTTGCTACACAACAATTTACAGCATCTTCTAATGTTTCAAATTCTGAAAATATATGTGTTCTTATTTTCAAATTTTCAAAACTTGTTACACCTATAAATAATTTTTTTAAATTAAAATCATCAGTTTTATATTTGTTTAATACTTTATATTTAATCATATATTCCAAATCAATCATAGAAGCTGCATTATGTAATTTATCGTCTAATAAATCGTAAGCTAATTCAATAGGTTCACCATTATATGTCATAAATAAAGAATTCCAAGCACCTGCGGACGCTCCTGAATAAATATAATTTTCTAAATTATAATGTTCCCTGATAAAAGCACAGGTTCCTAACATATAAAATCCCTTAAATCCACCAGGAGAAATTGATATTAATTTATTATCTTTTATATAATTATTTTCTTTTAAATAAAGAGCATTATCGTTACATGTCCATTTATTTGTTTTAACATTTATTATACATTGCTCTGTATTGATTTCTAATTTAACTTCTGGTTTAAGCCTTTGTGTAGTGGAATATAATCCTACCACTTTTGATGCATTTGTAAAAATAGATGTTTTATTTATTTTATTTAAAAAATATGAACACCACATTATATGCCACAATATATTAAATATATTATTCATTCTATATCATTTGTTAATATTTTTAAATAATATATTTATATTTATAAAATATATAATAAAATAAAAAATATGAAAACCGATTTATTTACCAAAATGTTTAATTTTTCTTTATTTATTACGCTAATTTTAAGTTTTTATATATTTGTGCATGCTATTGTGTTTAACGATGGTGATAAAAAACGTATCTTTAGCACATGGCAATTTCCTATGTTATTAGCACTTTATATTGACGCACACTATATTTTGAAATAGCATAGTAGAATGTATAATTATATAATTATATTAGACGGAAATAAAAATATAAACCCAATCTATATTTTTATTTATATGAAAGTTGCGCTCTGTTTTATTATTAGTTATTCACATATTTTAAATAAAGAAGACATTTGGATAGAATGGATTGAACCTAATAAAGATATTATAAATGTGTATTTTCATTACAAAAACTATAATGAAATTCAATCTGAGTGGATAAAAAAACATGCAATCCATCCAAAATGCGTAGTTGAAACGAATTATATGCATGTAGTTCCTGCTTACTTAACACTCATGAATTTTGTGTTAACGCATGACCAACAAAATATGTGGCTATGTTTTTTAACAGATTCATGCGTGCCTATCATATCACCTTTAAAATTTCGTGAATTATTTTTTGAAAATTATTTTAAAACTATAATGAGTTGGCGTAAGGCTTGGTGGAACGTTCAGTTCTGTAATAGAGCTAACTTAAAATTATTAAAAGAAGATTTTCATTTAGCAAATGACCCTTGGTTTATTATAAAGAGAGAAGACGCAATAAGATGTATAAATTATTCCAAAATAAATAATCATATATATAATTTAATTTGTAAAGGTGATGTTGCCAATGAAAGTATATTTGCGATCATCCTATATAGTGCTAATCAGTTAAATAATACAGTTAAGAACGAGGTTACACATGCGGCAGACTGGTCTAGAATGAGTAGTGCGACAAGTCCTCATGTTTTTAAAGAAGGTGATAAAAAAGATATTAAATTTATAGATGATTTTTTGAAAAAAAATAAATATACTATGTTTTTACGTAAGATTGATAAAAACTTTCCTGATTCTATTATTAAAAAATATCATGAAGATCATGATAACTTAATAAAACGAAAACGAAAATTGATGTATATAGAATATAAATTAAAATTTATCTATATTATTCAAAGAATTGTGTATTTTAAATATTTCTCTCTATTTTCTCTTTTTGTGATTACATTTTTCTTTACAAAATTTTGTATGAAGTCCTAATATTTCAAATATTATATGTAATAAAAAACCTATCAAGAAAAAGGTGTGCGGAGTAGATTCATTAATAAAAAAACTAATAATTAAAAATAATCCACCTTCTAGAAGTGAGTCCATTAATAAATATTCGATTGAATTTTCATATGCTTTTTTTGATTCGCTGTTTAAATATACACTTTTACAAGCATCTCCATAATTACAATAATAATTATGTAAATGTAAATAATAACCTAATAAGTGTTTTAAAAATCCCACTGTGAAAAATAAGATTTGCATGTTTTTAAAAGGAATAATTGCGTAAATTAAAAGATATACCAATAAAGTGTAAATTCCAACGAATATAGATTCTAATAAATAATGCATTTTTTATAATATAAAAACATTATTAAAATATTTATAATTTTGGCGATAAAAAGTTCTTTAAGTTTGTGATAAATAATATATATTTCCAAAAAGACTACTTAAAGAATATTCCAAGAATTCGAGGGTCAAAAGTGATTGCAGATTTCAAAAATGGACAAAAATAAATGTCCAATTTTCGAATTTGGGGGGATTTTGGGGCTTAAAAACCCTTGTTTTTTAGGATTGACAGCATTTTGGTTTGAAAATAAAATTTTTTTGCAAAATTGTTGTTACCATAATTTTTTTGACATTTTTAAAAAAAGGATTTAGGAACTTTTTCGGTTGATAATATATCAACCAAATGTCAACCAAAAAAGTTCCAAAAGTTCCAAAATTTTATTATTGTAAAAATTGTGACTATAATACATGTAGAAAAAGTCAATACGACCGACACCTTTTGACATCTAAACATATAAAATCAACCAATTTTCAACCTTTTAGTTCGGAAAGTTCCAATTTTTTAAATAAATTTAACTGTAGTTGTGGTAAAGAATATAAAGAAAAAAGTGGATTATGGCGTCATAAAAAAATATGTAAAATAGAAAATATAACAGACAATAAAACAGAAGAGAATGAAATTATTTCTATCAGTCCACCTGATGACGAACCTAGTTTGAAAGAAATGTTTATAAAAGTGGTTGAACATAATCAAGAAATGATGAAACTTTTAAAAGAAACCATCCCAAAAATAGGAAATACAACAAATAACACAAATAATTTCAATCTTAATTTCTTTTTGAATGAACAGTGCAAAGATGCGCTCAATATTATGGATTTTATTGATCAATTGAAAGTCAAATTGAGTGATTTAGACATGGTCGGTAGAATAGGTTATACAGAAGGTATCTCTAAAATCTTTATCAGAGGGCTTAAAGAGCTTGATGTATTCAAAAGACCAATCCATTGCAGTGATTTAAAGAGAGAAATTCTATATGTGAAAGACCAGGATTCTTGGGAAAAAGACAACGAAGAGAAAAAGAAATTAAAAACAGCTATTAAATTTATCGCTGCAAAGAATTTGAAACAACTGAATGATTGGAAAGAAGAATATCCTGAGTCTGATGATTATGATAGTAAAAAACATATGGAATACCATAATATTATTATTAACGCAACGGGTGGTTCAACTCTGGAAGAAGATGATAAGAATTTCAATAAAATAATAAAAAATGTTGCAAAAGAAGTAACGATTGAAAAAGAAAAAAAATAAATATATTTAATTAACATATTTATTTTTTAAAATATTTTTAAAATATATGAGTGAACATAGTATAACATCAATTATAGAATTAATAAGAACTATTGCAAGATACAGCAGTTTGAATGATAATCAAGAAACAAAATCAAGAATAGAGAATGAGTGTATTCGTTTTATTAATTCAATCGCTGACCAAGATTCAATATTGCAAAAATTAGAAAAACCTTTTAATCTTAGAAGTACTAGAGATAGCGTAATGCAAAAAACACTCCTTATGTTAGCTTGTATGAAGGAAATGTACGAACTAGCATCTGTTATTTATGATACCGGATATTCTAATCTTTATTTTAGAGATGAAACACAGAAGTCAGCACTTGATATATTAAACCTCCGCATTTATATATATTATGGTAACGAACGTACAGGAATAAATCCGGTTTACACAAAAATTTATCAAAAATTAATGACATATCATATATTAGGATTAATAAATTCAAGATTATCACGTAACGAAGAAATTAAATTTATTGATGATTATGTTATACCAATATGTGGAGCTCGTGACAGTTATGATGAAAACGATAGAGAAATGGCACAAAATATATTTGAATCTCTTAGTTCGTTGCGTGAATTAAGAGGCGTTAATCTATTACAACTATGCGAACCTAGGGAAACTGATGCACGGGTTGTTGCTGTTCGCAGACATGTTTCTGTTACACCCGTTACAACATTCACTCGTGGTAATAGTAGACAAGCTGAACAAGCAGAAACAAGAGTTGTTCCATTTGTTACAAGAGGAACAGCTGAAGAAAATTTTGTAACCTGGAGAGAACGTGAAGAAGACCGCATAAATAAACGTAATCGAACCGATGACCGGGACCAAACCGGTGGTTCAAAAAAGAGGAAAAAAACAAAAAGTAAACCTAAAAAAATAAAAAATAAAAAACAAAAAATAAAAAATAAAACGAAAAGAAAAGGAATATTCTAATTTTTTATTGCATTACGAATTACTTATCTTTATTTATTAACACTTCCATCTAGCAGCACATTCTAAACATGTTACGAATGTAGTCATCGGTTCATCCGCTGAACGTGTTTGCATCTGGTAATAAGAACATTTGTTTGAATGACATTTGCGACACTTGAATGTATCTGTCATCGCCTCTTGTTGTGTATCATATTTTGATTTATCTTTCTTCATTTTTGCTTGAATAAGTGGTTCCCATTTTTCAGGTTGCATTTCTTGATGTGTCATAAACGCCAAAGTCTTAACAGTAACTGTTCCATTTTTAACTAATTCTATTAACTTTGGATTTTTCAAATTAATGTAAATGCTACGTAATCTATCCAAATAAATTTGAATATAAAAAGGATTATCCCATTTTTTTACTACTTTACGAACGGTAGCTTCTTTCAACGCATAATTATAAATTCCTTTTTCTAGATTGATAGCTTTTTTTTCACTATCTACAAATTCTTTTAATTTATTACGAATATTATTTCTAAAAAGTTCAGGATTTTCAATCTTACGCATTCTTATTAAGATATATACAATTTTTATGTTTATATCTTAATCAATTTTTATTTTATTTTTTACAAAAGTTAAAACAATCATTCTTGTTCATCTTCACTGCTAGAATCATATTCTTCTTCACTCAATTCAGAACCCACATCTTCCAACTCTAATAAATCATCTTGTGCATTTTGCTCTTCCGATTCATCTTCTTCCTCATCTTCTTCGTCATCATCTGAGTAATCTGTCTCATATTCATCTTCTTTATCACTACTATCACTGTCAACTACAAATCCATCTTTTAAATAACCATCTTTAGTCTTTTTAGACGCAGGAATATTGTCCAATTCATCTTCTTCCTCCTCATCTTCCGCACATGTTGCTGTCAAATCTTCAAATCCTCCAAACAATTTTTCATAAATTTTATTCCATAGTTCTACTGATAAAGACGTTGTTTCTACTTTATTATCTTGATTTTTAATACCAGCAACTATCACACAATTACCAAAAAATAATTTAGTATCAATTGGTGGTGGGAAATCATATTTATTTTCAGTATTAGCTTTTCCTTCACTCTTTGCATATACACATGTAATATATTTAATTCCATTCATTTTAGTTCCCCACTCTGTTTGCTTAGTAAACCCATCAGATTTTTTAAATCCACACTTTTTATATAATTCTTCTTCTTTATAATCCTTGATTGTTAAAGATTTTAAAGAACCACCCTTTTCAACAATTATAACAGATATATTTTGTTTGTTTTCTGATACAGACATGCAATTATCTAATAACTATAATAAATCAAAAGTGAATAGGTTTAAATAGTTTATGCTATAAATATTTATTATGAGTCAAAATCATATTATTAATCATATTAAAAAAAATCCTACAAAAATATATTTGAATGATTACAAACCTAGTGTTTTAACAAAAAAATTTATTAAATTAGATGAATACTTTAGAAGAACTGAAAAATATACGGAAATATTATCGCCTGATGGAATTTTTAATATAGAAAATGAAAAAATGTATAAATTGAAACCGATTGATAAAGAAATAATTACACATTCTTTTGAAAATTTTGAATTATTATTGGATGATAGCTATTTTGAACGAGAAATTGTATTATCACAAATACCTTATGATAATATATGTTTTGCATATCATAGATTTTATTATTCGCAAGAACCTATAGGAAAAAACACATTTTTAATATTTGTCATAGAAGGTGTTTATGAAAATGACAACAAAATAAACGATAATAAGGACAATAAAGACAATAAAGACAAATATTTAAATTTTACACCAACTAATTTTTATTTTTTGATGAATGAAAATTTTGATAATATTTTAATAAAAAAAGAACTTAATGTGTTTTTATCCATATTAAAGTAATATAAATATATTATATGTTATTTTGGTCATTACAAATTACAGTTATTTCTATCATATTAATATTTTTAGTCCACCATTTAATCGTATTTTTTAAAAGTAATCTAACCGTTCCCAAAGTGAAAGATTTAGTGAACGCGCCAGCACAAAAATACGATGATATTTATAAAACTATTTCTTCAAAAGAAAATTCTTCAAGTTATATGGATAGTTTATTACCAAAACAAGTAAATAACAATAACAATCCTGAACCAAAATTTGTTCCAAATGTTTCATCAATGAAGGATGAATTGAAAAACTTTTTAAAGACAAAAATAAAAACGGATTCTGGAACAACGAATATTGCAACTTTAGACTCATTCGGGAGTAATAATTTTTCTTATAGTCCTCTGTAGATTCATTTACCACCCCCTCATTTCTCTTTGATTATAAGCAACTGCTTCTTCAACTGACTTCAAACTTGATAAATAACGATATAATTTACGTTTTCCAAATCTGCCCGGTTTATCCAATCCATATTCTTTAATAATTATTTCTTTTTGTCCCGGAGTTTGCCATCTGTTAATAGCTGCCAGTAGTTTATCGCAATTTCTATAATAATATGTTTTAAGTTGATTTTGTTTGTCTCCGTTGTTTGGATATTGGTCTTTTCCAAATTCATCTAAAAACGCACTCAATTCTTGTTGTTGAGTTGGTGTTAAAATATCATAAGGGCATGAATTGAATGTAGGGATTGGTTTGAATGTTAATCCTGCATTAGTCATTGCATTTTTAAATGTCTGAATATATGTTCCTTGTCCTCCTTTTCTTCGTCTAATTCTACTTCTTTTATTCTTTCTAGTTTTAGTTCGCCTAGTTATTTTCCTAGATTTCATTTATATATAATATTTATATTTTATTTAACTTTTTAGGATTTATTTTTCCTAGTTTTTACTATTTTTTTAATATTTTTAATAGTTGCACATAAAAAACTTTTAGGTTTCATTCTACGAGTTAAACGTTTTTTAATATTTAATATAGGTCTCCCATGGCTTATATATTGTTCTTTTATGCCTAATTTTAAAAAATCTGTTCGTTGAATCAAATAATCTTTATAACTTATCATATTTTCAATCATATAATCAAACAAATGTTTATTCATATATTTATCTTCTTTTTTATCAATCTGAAAAATATAGGTAGAACGATGTGGAATATAATCATTCCGACTTAATCCATAACGAACGTCATTCATATAAAAAAATGCTAATTTATAAACATTTTCTTCAGTTTTATTATTTTTGGAGGTATAAGCAATAAATAGTTGTGCAATGGAATCTTTGTATTCACTTTGAAATATCTCTCTCTCTTTCTTTACATCTAATACACCGTAAAAATCTATATACATATAATTTCCATGAGGCAACAAAGAATGTTTGTTGAATGATTTTTCATCTTTTTCATTATTGCAAATAAGTTTTTTATTATAATTTATTTGTTTTTTATTAGGTACATTAATAGAAGAACAATAAACACTATTATTTTTATTTATTGGATGTCTCATATAAAAAGGTTGTAAAGTTATAATATCACCATTTGTTACAAGTCTTCTATATAAAATCTTATCTTCTTTGATTAAATGATAAAAATCATTATTAACTAAGTATTCATTCAATACTTTGGGACTAGCTAATGAAACACATACTATTTTATCACATATATGATTGGAAATGTTGTCGGCGTTTTCATATTTTAATCCTAACCATAAATAAGAAAAGATTGTTGCTAGTCCACCACCAAGTGAATGACCTGTTGTAAATATTTTTTGTTTTGTTCGTTTATCCATATCCATATCCAAAAAATTATTTGATAAATGACAAATAGAATAATATAATGTGTGTATAATTTCTACTTGTAGTTTTAATATTCCACTGAGGAATCCAACTTTTGGATTATTAGATTTACACGGATAGTTAGGAATGTCTCTTATTAAATTTGCCCAACTTGTGATTGCTTTATAACTTTCTGTGCCTCTAAATATAACAAAAATAGAATTCAATCTTTTATCAGCTATTACAAAAACTTTCACACTATTGGAGTCAACTATTTCTATCACTTTTACTGAAGGTTCTTTAAGTTGATTTGAAAATATATTATTTGTTTGTGTTACTTTACTTTTCATGAGTTTATTTATTTTTTGCGGTAATTTTAAATGTAAAAAATCGTATTCGTGTGGTTTTAAACCATTAAATAAATAATTATCATCAAAAATATGAGATAACTCATTATTGTTTAAATCACCTATTTTATTAAATATTTTTTCTGGGATTTCTCTCATTATACGAATATAAGTTTGGAAAAAATTAGGCATTTTAACATATGCCAACCTTGAAAATACACAAGATAGGAATGAAATAAAGTTTATATTGTTATTTTGTTTATGATTATTATGATTATTATGATTATTATGATTATTATGAATTTTATCCATATATTACTATAATATTTTTATTTCTATTTCTATTTTCTATTTTCTATTTTGTTAAACAGATATAAAGCTATATTCTAATATTTTATATTGATTATAGAAATGCAATTATCTGAAAGAGAACAGAACGACTTACTTAAAAGTTTTCCAAATATAGAACTTTCTTATGAAACAAACGTGCATAAGAAAGTTTATAATTCCGATTTTGTATTAGCTATTCCTGAAGGACGTAAATATTTTACTTGGTTTACTACTTTTGGAAAACAGAATGTTTGTGTTCTTTTGGAAATCAGTGATAAAAAACAAATATGTAGAATGGAAATTATTAATACTTGCTTTATTGACCAGTTATCATACGGAACTATATTTTACGGCACTGTAATAAAATATAAAAACATTCGCTTCTTTTGCACAGAAGACATTTATTATTATAAAGGTAAGGATATTTCTCTCTTTTCCTTTGTGGACAAGTTGGATTTATTTCGGATTATTTACTCAAGCGAACTAAAACAAGCATATTATTATGAACAATCTGTAATATTTGGACTTCCTATTATTAACAATTTATTTCAAACAGTTGTTGGTTCAATTGAATTATTACCTTATAAAATAAAATATATTCAATTCAGAAATGCAGGACAAGGTTCTGGAATATATAACCTAATATATACTAAACAAAACACTTCTGGAGGAAATTCTTCTTCTTTTTCGGGACCTAGAATTGAAACAAAGAGAGAACAAGTTTTCAAAATAAAACCCGATATTCAGAATGATATTTATCATTTACATTATTATGATAATAATAACTCCGATAATATATTTGATGTTGCTTTAATACCTGATTATAAAACCAGTGTAATGATGAATAGACTATTTAGAAATATAAAAGAGAACGCAAATCTAGATGCATTAGAAGAGAGTGATGATGAAGAAGAATTTGAAGATGATAGACCCGATAAATTTGTTTTTCTCAATAAAAGTTATAATATGGTTTGCATTTGGAATAATAAATTCAAAAAATGGACACCAATCAAGCTTGCGCAAAAAGGTGATAAAATTGTAACAAAAAGAGAATTAGCTTATTATGAACAGAAATAAATTAATCTATTTATATATTATGCCTGCACTCAGAACAATTAGGAAAATTATATCAGACCAACAGTATGGTGTTTTTGCTAGGTCGGCATCTTGGAGTCCAGATGGAAATAGAATACTAATAGGAAATAATAACGGAGAAATTTGTATTCAAGATTGGAAACGTCATGAGAATACTATACATGACCCAATTCCTTGTATAGCACCTTCACCTTTGGTTCATGGTGATGACCCAGAAGATGATAATGAATTATTGGTAGTTAACTATAATGCAGATGGAAGTAGAATTGTTTCTGGCTCTTATAATGCACAATTAAAAGTATGGGATTCATCAACTGGTGAGCGTTTAAAAACTCTATTTTGTGGTGATGAAATATTAGATGCGAAAATAAGTGATGATGGAAATAAAATTGTTATTTTACTTGATATATTAGATGAAGATGGTGGAGAAATAATTATTTGGAACTATTTACAAACAATTCCTGAAAATGGAGATGAAGATGACAATATTTTTCATTTGTTTGATGAGGTTGGTCCTGAACATATGTATGTTACGTGTATGGATTTGAATAAAAACCGTATAATTACAGGGGAGATTGATGAAAATGATTTGGGATACTTATGCTGTTGGGATTTAGACTCTATACAGTTATTACATAGAATTTCATTAGAACATATCGGAAATGAACTTAAAGATGTGAAATTTGATACAAATGGAACAAAAATAGTTACTAGTTCTCAAGATAATAAGGTTAGAATTTGGTCAACTGAAACATGGGCTTGTTTATTGACGATTGATTTAGATATAGGTAACGTTTTTGGATATCCTTATACATTTTTCAATGTTTGTTTCAGTCCAGATGGTACAAAAATTGCTTGTTCAACATATAATAATCATTTTATACGTGTTTTTAATTCAGATGATGGGAATGAAATTATATATTATAGACACGATAGAGTTGTTCACTCAGTTAAATTTAGTCCCGACAATGAAAGATTATTATTTTTGGATGATGGTAATGTTTATGTATGGGATTTATTCACAGACATTGAACGAAAACGGAAATCACAATTCAGAATGGGAGTAGTAATGCCACTGCAAAGAGATGAACTTAGACAACCTATAGATAATAAAGTAAAAGAAGCGTTGGCAACTAAAGATATTTCTAACGAAATAATGGAACATGTTTCTGGTGGAAAATCTAAAAACACTTTAAAAAATAAACAAAATAAAAGAAGAAACACAAAAAGAAACACCAAAAGAAACTCCAAAAGAAAATCCAAAAGAAAAAATAACAAAAGAAAATAAAATAATCTATCCTTATATTAATATGGCATCTATGAGCATGAAATCATCTTTATCACCATTCTCTTTCAAGAATGTTCAAACGCCACTCGCAAATATTGACCCAAATTATGTGAATGTTACTAATTCAAACGACCCGCGAACATTTGGTTCAAATGAAACTAATCGTGAATGGGGAATAACTCCTTCTGCTTTTTCAAATAATGTTACAGCTGTTGGTGCAAGTGCGTTAAAGGGTGGGTCTAGTAATAGCAATTATAAACACCGAATTCAAACACTTCGTAAAAAAATAAAAAATATTGTTAATAAGTATAAGAAGATGAAAGGTAGAAAAATGACTTTAGGAAGTCTTAGACGTAGATTTGGAAAGAGTAAGAGACGTCATGGACATAAAAAATCAAAAAAAAATACGAGTCGTAAACATCGTCGTGGAACACGTAGACAACGTGGGGGATACTCTCAATACATGAGTAATGTCCCTTTTACTCCTTCTTATTCAACTGGTGGTGAATTATCACCTAACTTATCTGCACTTGCAAATCCCGTCCCTCATCTACAAACTAATAATTGCCAAGACAATTATAATCACTTTTTAAAATCATAATAGAACTATTGAAAAAACAACAATTAAAAACAATAATTAAAATAAAAAATGTTATTATTATTTATATATATGCCAAAAAAATCAAAATCCGTTAAAAATAAACATAATAAAACCAAACGTGTTTCTAAACGTGTTTTAGCTATGTGGAGTGACCCTGAATCTGTATGGGGTAAAAATAAACCACTTGAGAATTGGTGGGGCGATTTAGCTAGCGGTAAGAAAGTAGTTGTAATATATATGGATGGAGAACATAAATCAGTTAAATTGAATAAACGTGGAACAGACAAATTTAAAGCACAATTTGATGGATTTGACGCAGACCCAACAATAATTGCTGTTTTATCAAGCAATATGTCACAAGATGCATATGAAGAAAATTTATATCCAAAAGCAAAAGATAAAAAGGTTGAAGAGGTTATTAAAAATTATAAACATTATTTTGTATCATTTGGTCCAACGCCAAAAGATATGATAGAGAATGGATATCCAAAAATGGAAAAAATAATGTTTCCTTATTAAAATATATTTTTATTCTGTTACTATAATTTAAGAGAATGAAAAAAACTATGAAAAGAAACAAACATATAAAAAAAATAAAACATAGTAAAAAAATCAAATCAAAAAACTATTCAAAGAGCAAAACAAAAAAAAACACTAATAAAAGAAGTACAAGAAGAAGAACAATAAAAAGAGGAATAACAAAAAAAATAAATCAAATAAAAAAACAAAAAGGTGGGACAATTGAAGAAATAAATAGCGGATTGTATATATGTGAAAAATTAAAACGAGGAATTGATCAAATAAAACAAGACATTTTAATGCATGAATTTAATATAAAATCTGCATTAGAGACACCCCCTAGTGAAGAACGCGAAGAAAATATTAAAACATGGAGAGAATTTTTAAAAAATTCATCGGAGACCCTCTCTGAATTAGAACAAAAGTTTTCTATTAAAAAAGACGAAATGTTTGAATTAGTACAACGAGATGTTGAACTTATAAATGAAATGAATGCAGAAGAACAAGAGAAATTATTAACAAAAATAGAAAAAGTTCTAAATTTTGGATTTAAAATACAACCTGAAATGAAAGAGGAATCAACTGAAACGGAATTAATAAAAAAGTTTATCAAATATAATGAAATTTTTACAGATAATGAAGTCAATTTTTCAAAAGAAAAAAAAGTTTTAGACGAACAAGTAAAAGAAGTTCAATCTGGAATTGAAAGAAATAATATGGCAAGTAAGACAGTTATTCCAAGATTAAAAGAATCTCTAAACAAATTATTACAAGATATAGATAAAACATTAGCAGCTATAACCCTATTTGAAAATAAAATCAACGACCCAAATACAGGAGAGGAAACAAAAATAAAATTAGAAAATAAGTTAAAAGAATTGAATACAAAAGTAGATGAACTTGAAGTAAGTAAAACATCAATTCAGTCACAATTATTGAGATTTAAAGTGCAAAAAAAAGATTTTGAAAATATGTCAGAGACATTAAAAAATAATCAAATAAATCTGAATAAAGTATATGAATTAAATAAAAAAGATATGAAAAATAACTTTTTATTATATGTAAATGCTAACATAACTTTGATTGGAAAAATATTATTTGAACCAAATACAAATTTAGAAACAAAACTTAAAATTAAAGGCATATTATCATTATTTGGTATAAGCCCCGAATCCATTAAACCCGAATATGAAAAAAATAAAATACAGCAAATGATTGAAGCAACACAAAGAGCAGAACAAATGGCAGAGCAACTTCTAAGAGAGGATGACGAAAAAAGAAGAAAAGAAGAAGAAAACAAAAGAAGAAAAGAAGAAGAAAAAAGAAGAAAAGAAGAAGAAGAAGAAGAAAAAAGAAAAGAAGAAGAAAAAAGAAGAGAAGAAGAAGAAAAAAGAAGAAAAGAAGAAGAAGAAGAAAAAAGAAGAGAAGAAGAAAAAAGAAGAGAAGAAGAAGAACTAGAACTAAATAAACAAAAAGCTACAATTTCAAGTATAATGCTAGATTACTGGAGACCAATAATAAAAAATTACTTGGATATCCCACCTAGCGTTGACATTAACATTATGAGCGAATTATTAAACATAAAAGATTATGTCAAACAAATGATAAGAGATGATGTACCTCCTGAATCTGGAATTACTAGTAATTCATGCAAAGAATTGTTGAAAATAATCAAAAATTATTCGGGAATTGAAAAGGGATTTCAAGGAATGTTTCAAAATATAACTAGAGAAACTTGTATGATTGGTATATTAATGGCTTTCATAGGTAATATTCTTGAGAAAAGCAAAGTAGGCATATTATTATTAAAAGGAAGTGCATCTATTCAGATTTATAAAGAACAAATGAGACAAATACAAGATTTGGATTTTATCATTATACCTTATTTAAATATTTATGGAACGCCGTCTATGAATGCTGAACAACAAAAAGAATTAGCATTTCAAATAACATGTTTGGCAATGTGGTTACTATCCGAACCAGATATAAATTTATTATTAATAAATACATTCAAGAATACGTCAGACCCATCAGATAGAATTCCTAAACAGTTAATAAATATAGATGATGCGAAACAATTCAAAATATTGATAAACGATGAAAATAAAAGATTATTTGATTCTTTGCAAATAGATAAAGGCGATAATGTAAAGATAGTTCTCTCTTTACCATCATCAACAGAAGGAGAAATCAATAGATATTATCCAGTTGTAGACGTTGGATATGGTTTTGATATGTTTGAACCAGGCGTACAAGACATTTATAGAAAAAATATTAAAAAAACAATTCCATCTGCTAAATCTAATTTATCATTCTATTATTTGAAAATGGAAGGATTATTTGATGAAATATGTTACCATTTATTGTCCTATTATTTTTCTGGTAAAGAAACAGAAAATGCATTTTATATATCAAAAGTTGCAGGTTATTTGAGTGTTATTATTCCATTATTAGATAGTTATATATGCGAACCTAATAATTCAGCTCAGCTTGATATATGTAAATTTAAAATTATTGTAAAAAATTTATATAAAATATATAATGAATATTCATTAGGATTATATCCAACAACAAATAAACAAGAACTAGCACTATTTTTTAAAAATATTTTACATGGTATTGACAATAACAATAGAAAAAGTTTTTTAACTTCAATCGTTAATAATTTTTTTAAGCCCTAAAATAAAATAAAATAAAATAAAATAAAATAAAATATTCATAAGCGTAAAACATCATCATCAGTAAATTCATAAACACAAGTAATTCTATATTCTCGGAACAACGATTCGTCTATTTCATCAAAATATGATTTTGGTTTATTTGTAGTTAAAATGATAACTACGTTGTTCATATAATGTATATAATCCATAAAGTTATTCCATCTTTGTTTTAAATATTTTTCTCCGTTGTTTTCGTTTATTCCATTAATTCCGTTTATTCCATTAATTCCGTTTATTCCATTACATTTTTCGGACTGTTTATATAATTTATTTAACATTTCATCCACTTCATCTACTATAAGAATATAATAACCAACGTCTTTTACTTTGGATTGATAATGTGATATATGAAAATCTTCCATAAATGAATCTGTCTCATAATTAATATAACTATGTATTTCTGCATTTTTATTTAGAAAATTTACCAAATACAAACCAGTTTTTGTTTTGCCAGTTCCTGACTTTCCATATAATAAGTAGACGCCTGTATTATTCAGTGTCAACGGCAACGATTTTGATATAAGTTCTGCGCATTTAATTGAATTTTTGTGAAAATGATTATCTGGTATATTCAATTTTACTATTCGTTCATTTCGTGCACAACCCATTATCATATTATATTTTCCTTTTGTTTGAATAGGTAAAATATTTGATTTATATAATATTTTTGTTGACCACCAACCATAGATATGTATAGTGACAAAAATATCAAATAATCCTGACCAATTGTTATTTTTTGTCTGTACATGATGTTCAATGTGAGCAATATATCCTCCTTTACCTAAAACAAAACCGATAGGAATAATTAAATTGTTATATCTCGTTTTACCATTTGTTGATATATAATATGTATTTGATATCTCCATTAATAAATTGTTACAAAATGCCTTTGTATTTGTGTCAGAATTTGATATTTTTTCTGTTTCCCATAAAATGAGATGAAATAACACACTCCATGTTAAATAAAATATATCAAAAATTTTTGATGATATAATTGATAAAATTAAAAAATAATAATATTCTGAATTGAATTGGAGTGGTTGCATTTACTATAATAATAAGCGTAAGTCTCTTTAAATTTATTTGTAATTAAAATTGCCTATAACTATACCTATATCTATACAGTTGAAGATTTACTTGTTAGCTAATTTAATAAAACAAGTATCAAGTAGGGCTTCGTCTGATTTGGCACATGGTTTTTCTTTCTCTCTTCCTTTTTTTAGAGAAATATGATTCCAAAACCGCACATCTGGGTCGTATTCAAAATTATTAGTCTGAATTATTTTATAGTTTTGTTTTTTATAAAATATTTTTCTTTTATTCCACTGATTTTTGAAAGGGTCGTGTTCGTCTATTATATCAACTACGATAGGACTTCCGTGTCTCTCCCTTAATATTCTACCAACTGATTGTTCAATATCTGTTTTTGGTGTTGCCATGATGAGTGTAGTAAGGGTTTTTATATCCAGACCCTCTGCTGCCATCGCATAACTAGCTACGACAACTTTTTTAGATTCACTTTCTTTGAGGGCATGTTCTTTCATCCCACCCACATAGTATCCGACAGAAGCAATATTTCTTGATTGGATTGCATCATGAAAATAGGTTAACAGATTCCGATTATGAGCAAGAATCATAATCTGCTGTGCAGGGTTTTCTTTCAACATATCTGAAATTACACGTAATATGAATTCGCTTCTAGGGTTAAATGTACATAGTTTGGAAATCATCGTACTATATTGAACATTTCCACGAAAGTCGGTCGCAACACGTTTGAAATCTTCATCATTACTAGTATATTCAATCGCTCTAACAACAACCGCATGTTGTTCATCACGTCCACCTTTAAATACAACTTCACCTAAAAACATTTTGAATACTTTGGTAGTTCCATCTTTACGATTCATCGTAGCCGATAATCCTAAAGTATATTTAGTAACTAATTTAAAGAGTGCACAGGAAAACACTTCACTTGAAATATGATGCACCTCGTCAATAATAGTTAGTCCGAAGCTTTTGAACGTATCCTCATGATAATCTTTCATAGAAAGTGATTGCAACATTCCAATAACAATATCTTTGTTTTCAATATCTACGATTTGTCCTTGTATTTTACCCACACGCGCAGAAGGAAGAAATTGTTGAATTCTCTCTATCCACTGATTCATCAAAAATTCTTTATGAACAATTATGAGTGTTTTCTTTTTCAATTGTGAGCATATATGCAGTCCTAATACAGTCTTGCCCATAGCACATGGAAGCTCAAGCAGTCCGCCACCAGTGTTACCATTTTTTTGAATATGTTCCAAGAATGTTTTTACCACAGGTTTTTGATTATCTCTTAACTCACCAGCGAATTTAATATCTATATCATTACCTTCTGAAATTTTAGATTCTTTCGGTGCACCAAAATGCGTCTCACCATAATAACGTGGAATATAAAATTTATTATTTGATTCACGATATACAGGAAAAGTATGGGTTTGATTTCCCATACAAGGACTACCTGGTGTATATGGTTTAGCGGTCAATTCAGTTCTTATATTATTTTGTTGTTCCAACGATAATTCTTTTTTTAAAATGGTATAACCTTTTTGTCCAAGATAAGTGTTTAGCGTTTTTGATATTTCTGTTTGCATATTCTTTAATTGTTTAAAATATTGTTACTATTATTTAGTAATCAGTTTTTATATACATTTGTTAAAACTATTATGAAATTATTTATCAAAAATTAAAGCCAATCAGAATAAAATCTATTATTATGATATATATATATATTATGGATTCTTCAAAATTAATACAACTTGGTTTATCAATATTATTTATAATCATAGTCTTGACTTTTGTTTATAATTTAATGACAGATTCAAATGTTAAACCAGAAATGAACTTTCCAGGACCAAGTATTGTTCCGACTGGAAATATAATTGACGACGACAATATGAATGAATTAAATTCAGCAAACCAATTTCCATATACTTTAGAACAAGAAGTTGTAAAAAAAATGGCACCGATTAAAACACCTATTGACTCTTCGCCAACCAATTTTTCTCCAATATTAGACGATATACATGATGCGGCTGACGTAGATTACACTGGCGTTGTTTAGTAAAATAAAATAATAATATAATCAAAATTTATTATTTTATGATTTATTTATGATTTATTTATGATTTATTTATGATTTTAGTAAATAAATCATTTTTTAAAAGGCTTTAATCCTTTTGCTATAGCTGAGTGCATATCAATTGTTTCACCACCACTTAAATAAGTTAAAAATTTATGTATTAACATAATAATTATTACAAATATGAATGGCAACAACATGAAAATGAATATCGGACTATTGAAAAAATTACCTATATCAAAATTGACTTGTGGTTTTTTAATAGAAATACTAGTTGTTTCTTCTTCCGAAGAATCAGTAGGTTGACAATCTATGTATATATCGCTACTATCTGCAGAGTTTCCTCTAGATGGTCCTTTTGAGTTTACATATAAAAGAGGTCCGGTTGGAATTTGTTCAGTAGTTGGTTTTGTTATTTTTTGTAATGTCGTTAAATCATTTTGTGAAATATAAATAGCATTCTTTATTCCAAACGCAACTATGTCTGAACCATTCGTATTATAATTGTAAAATTCTTTCATAGGAATAAAATCATTCAAGTTTATTTCGGGTATACCTTGAGATGTGCTTCCACCTTGTGATGGTGCACCTGTTGAAACTGCGTTTATTATTTGAGATATATTATTTGAAGCTGTGCCAGATATTCCATTCGTAGATAAAGGTATAATTACACCTAAATATGCACCTGTTGTTGATGAATAATGATAAATTACTAATTCCGCATCAGCATTCTTACCATTATATTTTTGCATAGAAGAATTTATTAAACGAAAAGCAGATTGAATGTATTTATTGTTATTAAACACTACTGGCGTTGCTGACAAATCTGAATTACTAAGCATTATATATTGACCATAATTTGTTGCTGTATACGAATTATTAGCATAATTGAATGAAAAGTTACATTTTTCTTTACATGTACCAGATATGTTTTGTGGGGATATATTCATTAATATAAGAATAGAATATAAATAAAAATAAAAATTATCATTTAATAATATAAGAATATAAGAATGAAATTAACTAAAGGAAAATTAAATAAAATCCGAAATAAGAAAAAACAAAGTGCCAAAAAATTTAAAACAGTTACAAATGCAAATTCAAAAACATTTAGAAAAAGAAAACCACTTAATCTTCATAATAAAAGTTTAAAAAAATACAGAGGTGGTACTGATACTGATAAAGAAGCTAAATTGGAAGACAAAGAAAATAAAAAGGATGATAAAAAGGATGATAAAAAGGATGATAAAAAGGATGATAAAAAGGATGATAAAAAAGATGATAAAAAGGATGATAAAAAAGATATTATAGCCGAAGAAAAAAAAGAAGAAAAAGAGAAACAAAAAGCCGAAGAAAAAAAAGAAGAAAAAGAGAAACAAAAAGCCGAAGAAAAAAAGGATGATAAAAAGGAAGATAAAAAGGAAGATAAAAAGGAAGATAAAAAGGATGATAAAAAGGAAGATAAAAAGGAAGATAAAAAGGAAGATAAAAAGGATGATAAAAAGGATGATAAAAAGGAAGAAAAAGCCGACGAAAAAAAGGAAGATAAAAAAGAAAAAGAAGAAATAATATTAGATGATAAAGAAGATGATAAAAAAATAAAAAGTAAAATAGAAGAACTAGATGAATTAGATGAATTGGAAGAAACAAATAATGATAAAAATAAAAAAGCAAAACCGATTATGAATAACAAATTAGAGGTTGAAGATTTAGATGTAGAAGATTTAGATGTAGAAGATTTAGATGTAGAAGATTTAAGCAAAATTAAAAATAAGGAAATACAAAAAGAGAGAAATTTAGTAGAAGATTTGGATGAACTGGAAGAATTAGAAGAACTTGATGAAAATGAAGAAAGAAAAGAATTAAAAGAAGCAGAAAATAAATTGGAAGAAACTAAACAACAATCTCCTTCACCTTCACCTTCTTATGATGAGGACCCGAATGAGATAGTTAAACAATCATTAGATAATTTAGCAAATTATATATCCAACATAATTGTTGAAAAACTTAAATCATCTGGTTCAACATCATCAAAAACCGGTTTAAATAAAGATTCATTCAACGCAATCACGAGTGCAAATGATGTTCTAGTTGATGAACAATAATTTTAAATATAAGGAATATATTTGATTGTATCTTTTTCATAAATGGTAATTTTAAATCTCTCATTATATCCTTCTACTATAACATTATCACCGCTGTATAATTCATCGCAACCATATTCATTCATACAGTTTCTTCCATTCTTAATAATGGGTAATTTCACGCTATTGTTTTGGTCGCTCATCGTATAATACTGCCATTTATTACGATTTGTAAATAAAGGGCGTCCCATTAAAGGTAATAATTTTTTGGAACCATTCAACGGTGTTAACAAACCCATTTGACGATAATTTGTATCAACTGCACCACCATTCGTAGAAATATTGATAGGGATTCTTCCCGGTGGTACAACTGTTAAATTAGGAACTAAATATCTCTCATCACTTAAAGGTGGAACATATGGATTCATTAAGACGTCTCCTGGTAAATTATTATAAGCGTAATTTGGGCGTGTGAAATATCCGAGTCCTAACCCTAAACCGGGATTCCTTCCTATATCTGTACTAGGAGATACTTGTTGTTGTTTTATAACAATATTTTGTTTATCTTGATTGGAAGATGATTTTATTACATAATAAAAAACTACGGCTATTATTATTACTAAAAATACCATTGTCATATTTTCTAGACATATTACTCCGGGTGGACATTTTTTACTCATTATTATTATATTATATATTGTGTATATTATATAATTAAATATCATTTTTATTTCCTGTTATTTTTTTTTACATTTTTCCTAGTCTTTCTACCACCTGATGAATGTTTCATAGTTTCTTCATCAGTTGTCATTTTTTCAGCAGCAGCAGCAGCAGCACTCAACAAATGTTCGTCTATTTCACCTTGTTCTATTTCACCTTGGTCCATTTGTTCTGTTCGCACCCATTCAAAAATATCATCTCTATAAAATGTACGCATATCTTCACCTCCTCTGATATACAATAGCTTATTTTCAAGAATCATTCTATCAATTCTACCTTCTGAAAACATTAATCTATGGTCTGTTTGTGTTGAATGCACTATACATTCTATTAAAAATTCATATTTTGTTTGAACCTGTGGCGTTATTATGAAATTATCGGGCGTTGGTGGGTTTGCTATCCAATCATCACTTAAACGACCACCATATATATATCTTAATAATTCAATCATTTGTGGTTTTTTTGTTCTGTATTTAATATTATTAATAATCAAGTCAAAAACTGAAATAAGTTTTATTATTTCATCAATTAACACAATCATGTTATTTACACCTTTACTTTTGGATCTGGTGCCTTGTGGATATAAAGCAGTTATTTCTAATCTGAACAATTTTTCTGAATCATGTTTTAATTTATCTTCACCTCCATCTACGCCAAAAAATTCTTTATAATATTTACTATATTGTTGTTTTATATACTGATAAATTCCGATACGTTCTTGTCTAACAATTTGTCTTACTGGGTCAACAATATAATTTACGTCTATATAAGAACCTATGAATGAAAATGGGTGTTCTGTAGTAAAATCAACTACTCTTCCAAAATCAATCAAAGTAGTTCTAGAATTTAAATTTCTGTCATAAGGTTTTGTGCTCGCCAGTATATTGCCCAAATGACAATCAAAATTTATTATTTTTAATTTTATAAATAAAATTATTATTTGCGTTAATGCATCATTACAATTTCTTATGTAAATTTTTGAAACGTTTATTAATTCCGTTTTATCTTGTAAATTAAGTTGGTGTAATTTTAATACTTCTTTTCTAATTTTTGATAATTGTATATATTCATCGTCAACACATTTCATAGTTATTAAACCCAAATATGCATTATTCGCTTGAATATTCTCAAATAAATAATCTAACACTATTTTAACAAATTCATCGTTATCTTGTAATTCTAACAGTTGTTTTATCAAAAAAGAACCTGTGTCTTTATTAAAAAATGAAAAATCAACTATAGATGGACAAATAGCTTTTGCACACTGTTCAATTGTTGTTAAATAAATAGTTTGCTGAATCGCAGCTTCGTTTCTAAAGTTTTCTAATTTTTCATAAGATTTTTTATGTGGTGTTTCTCCTTCAATAATTAATTCTGGCAGTGTCGTTACACCAGCGTTAGGGTTTTCAATTATAGAAAATTTTAAAATTAAACTAAAAACAGGTACATTAAATATTGTTCCACTATCATTTAAATCAAAAAATTCCGCATTTTCTGAGATAGGTGGAATATTTAATTTAAACACATATCCATACAGCGAATTATAAGAAATTGTAGTTAATGTTGCTCCAGGAACACATATCATTTTATATACCGCTTGCCAATAGGTGAGTGTATCATCTTTCTTAACGATTCCACCCTTTTTGTTTGTTTTGATTTTTGGTTTGCATATTGATTTCATTTTTGTTTTTTCTTTAGTTTTTCGTATTGTCTTATTTATTTTATATTGTTTCTTTTTCATAATTTTGTATTATTATATATTGTGCATATTATAATACTAATATAATATAATTTATTTATTGTCCTGGAACAGGCATATTAAGATTTTTCGCTAGACTAGCAATTCCATCAAAATTTTTCATATCAAAACCTCCTATTAGTGATTTTGCTTGTTCTAATAAAGGAGTCATGCTTTGCATAGCTTCAGCTAATTGTAATTGTTGTTTCATTAGTTTTTGAGTATCTGATGTTAAATTTTTAATACCATCACCACCGAGAACTTTACTTAAATCGCTATAGGCATCCTCAACGGTTGCCGCATAATCTATACGATTGTTTTTCTTATTATTAATTCCACTGAATTTTTCTGGTTCTGGATCTGGTTCTGGTTTTGGTTCTTCTTCGCCTTCTCCTTTGCCTCCTTGTCCTTCATCATCACCATTGTTTGCCATTCCTTCCTCTTCGTCTTCACCTCCTTGTCCATCTTTGTCTTTCATATTTTCATTACCTTCTTTTCCCATACTTTTCATTCCTTCAAGTTTTTGTCTATGTTTTCTACATGTATGTTTATATTTTCCAACAGCAAATATACTAGTTAAAATTAAAGGAACACCTAGAACTAATATCATGTTTTTATTAAAATAGTATATCAAAACTGCTGTTACTATAAAAAAAGCAACCGCTGTATTATTGTTTGCAACCATATAACTAAATAAATTAGTTACTGCTAAAAAGAAAACTATATATAAAACGTATTTATTCTCTAAAATTTTTGAAAAAGATTTTGAAAGTTTCATTCTCTTATAATATATGTATTTAAAAAATATTTAAAATATTTATTAAAATTGAAATATAAATTTCATTATTTTATTAATTTAAATAAGTAGTAAAGTTACAATGAATAGTAAATATAATTTAGTTGTTTGTGAATTATTTAACCCATATATACATGGTTCAGATAACAATGATAATAAATGTGTGAATGGTCATTATTTATGTGCTCATATTTCTAGAAATAGAAGTATTTTTGAAGAACGACTATATGAAAGTGATTCAGATGATGAAGATGCATACGATTATGAACCTCATATTTATGATATGATTGATATATACAGAGGTTATTATAGTAGGTTTTCTAGAAATCAATTTATTAATAATAAAACGCCTCATCCTTTTATACAAAATTATAAAAAAATAACTGCGAGTGATAACTATATTGTTCCACATATAGGCGAAATTATGTATTTACCTAGTGGAGAATGTGTTGTCATTATTAAAACATTTTGGATTCGTTTAATTCAACGTGCTTGGAAACGTGTTTTTCATATTAGAAAAAACGCAATTCTAAAGAGAAAACGAATACAATCACAATATTTTAGAGATATATATGGTAAATGGCCTATTGATTGTAATTATTATCCATCTATTTATGGAATACTTAACCATATGTAAAAAAGTGTTTGCTAAAAAAGAGGACTAGTCAAAATCTGCATTTTAGGTAGAGCTTGTTTTGGTTGTCTTCTTCTTCCTTGATTTCTTTTTAAATTCAGCTATGTATCCTCCACTTTGTTTACCACCACGGTTTTTTCTAGTTCTTTTTCCACCTTTTCTTTTTTTATGTGTTTTTTTACCACCTCTTTTCTTACCTCTTTTATGTGTTCTTTTTCTACCACCACTGCTGGGACTACCACTGCTGGGACTATTTTTCCCTGAGTTGAAATGCTCTTCGGCTTGGTCAGCTCGTTGAGCTTGTCCATGACTTCTTTTATATTCCCTTAATTGTTCAGGAGTATGATATCCATGTGAATTTTTAGCATCTGCTTCTGCCGAAGGCGTTATAGTTACACTTGGTTCCATATCTGTTGGATTTTGCAAACTAGGTCTTTGTTGTGATACTAATTGCTCAGTTCCTTTAGGAGGCATCGGAATAAAAGCACCACCAGGACCTTCTAGTTTTCTAGGGGCATTAAAAAAACCTTCAGCTGGTGCGACAGGTGCTGCAGCAGATTCGCTAGACCTCGCACTTTCACTAGGACTACCTGATGGTAACCCTTTTAATCTTTCTTCCAATTCTTTTTCTAATTCCGATAACGCCGCTTTAATTTGTTCATTGTTTGCATTCAACTCTGTTTGAGATTCGGTTACTAATCCATCATTTGCATCAATAGATTCATTCAGTTTGTTAATTCTTTCAATAAGCTCGTTTATTTGCTCTTTGCATTTATCTTGTTTCGCTTGACGGTCAGCTAGTTCTTTTTTAAGATTTTCTAATTCAGTTTGAACTTCTTCAAATCTTTGAACTTTTTCGGTCAACTCTGTAATTTGTGCTTCTAATCTTGCTTTATCTTCATTACATTTTGATAATAATTCATTCACTTTTTCCAATTCAGCTTGAATTTCTTTATATTTTTCTAATTCAGCTGTTAATTCCTCTATTTTCTTATTTAATTCAACATTCTCTCCTTTACTAGTTTCTAGTTCCCCTTTTAATTTTTCCAATTCAGCCTCTACACCTTTCAATCTCTCTAATTCACCACTCAAACCTTCTAATTTTTGATTTAATTCTGCTTTTTCTCTTTCTGATGTTTCCAATTGAGTAGTCAATTCGGTAATTTTTGTTTCTAGTTCACCAATTCGTGCAATTTGTGGTTCTAATTCATTCACTTTAGCTTGCAATTTATCTCTATCTTCGGTGATAGTTGTTAATTCCGTTGTCGTTTTCTCTAAATTTTCTGTACACTTTTTTAATTCGTCTCTTAAACCTTGAGTTTCACCTGTAGTTTCATCTATTTTTCTTTGTAATTCTTGTATTTTATCTGTTATTGTACCTAATTTTCCTTTTAATGCTTGAATTCTTGAAACAATTTCATCTCTAAATGTTGAATTTAAATTTCTTTGGGTAGTAATATTATTATTTATCCGACCTATTTTATCTACAAATTCTGTTAATCTATTTAATTGGTCTTTAGGGATACAATCTTCATCCATTATATATTATGTTTATAAAAATTATAAATATAAATTAAATTACATAGAATTAGGATTTTGATTTTGTCTAGAATTTTGGTTTGAATTTATTATGTTATCTAAATCACCTTTTATTTTATCCATTTCACCCAAAATTTGCGATTGTTCATGTCTAGTATTATGAATATCTTTTTCAGTCAACTTTCCACTAACAATAACATCATCTAGATACTGATTTAAAATATTCATAGCACGTATCTGGTCTTGGTTTTGTTTAATAATATAATTATGGTAGCGTTGATAATCATTCTTAACACCTTCTAAAAATTGATTTTTGTCAACGGTTTGTTCTAAAGTTTTTCTTTTATCAATCAACAAATTTCGTTTTGATTGTATTTGATTTTCTATTTGCGTCAAATAAGAATCTCTATCTGCTAGGCTTAATTCATAAACTTCCATGTTCATTCTTTATACTTACAATGTTAATGTATTTTTTTAATTTTAAATCCCTTTAAATACTTTTAAAATATATTTAAAACGTTGGTTTGAAAAAGACTTTATTAATAAAATATAAAATCTTCACTATATATTATTTAGGATGTCAAAGAACAGTTCAGAACCTTTACTCGCACCAGACGATAATAGATTTGTCATGTTCCCAATTCAAGACCAAGATATATGGAAAATGTATAAAAAACAAGTTGACTGTTTTTGGCGTGCTGAAGAAATTGATTTATCTAAAGATTCTACACACTGGGATGCTTTAGAAAAAGATGAAAAATATTTTATTTCTATGATTTTGGCGTTTTTTGCTGCCAGCGATGGAATCGTATTAGAGAATTTGGCGATGCGTTTTATGAGTGATGTTCAGCTTTCTGAAGCCAGAGCATTCTATGGTTTTCAAATTGCTATCGAAAATATTCATAGTGAAACGTATTCTCTCTTGATTGAATCTTATATTAAGAATTCTGAGGAGAAATCTAAATTGTTTAATGCAATTGAACACTTTCCTTGTATCAAAAAGAAATCAGACTGGGCTCAAAAATGGATTCATGATAATCGTAGTAGTTTTGCGACACGTTTAGTAGCATTCGCTTGTGTAGAAGGTATATTTTTTTCAGGAGCATTCTGTAGTATATATTGGTTGAAAAAACGTGGACTAATGCCTGGACTTACTTTTTCAAATGAATTAATATCAAGAGATGAAGCACTTCATACAGAGTTTGCGGTTCTATTATATAAAAAATTACTAAAAAAAATGCCAAAGTCAAGAATTCACGAAATTATAAAAGAAGCTGTAGTGATTGAAACCGAATTTATTTGTGAAGCTCTACCATGTCGCTTAATTGGTATGAATTCTGTTTTAATGACACAATATATTCAATTTGTAGCGGATAGATTATGTCTGCAATTGGGTTATGATAAAATGTATAATGTTACAAATCCATTTGACTTCATGGAGCTCATTTCATTAGAATCCAAAACAAATTTCTTTGAAAAACGAGTTGATAGTTATGCTTTAGCCGAAAAAACAAAGTCGGTTGATGTATTTGAATTTAATGCGGAGTTTTAAATAAATTAAATAAAATGAATTAATTAAATTAAATAAAGTAAATTAAATAAAGTAAATTAAATAAAGTGAATTAAATGGAAGAAAAAATATTTACGAAAATCATTTAAAAACGAGACAATATTCATATGTATCTATTAGAATATGTTGCGAACAGGGTTGACATTGTTTAGAAAGACTAATAGTAATAGTTTTAAAAGAACATTATCTTCATCATCAAATACACCTATTTCGGCGTTAGACGTTTTCACAAATAGTTGTTATCATCGTATTGATTTTAAGATAAATGAAAATAGTACAGTTCAAGATGCAGTCAATCGTTTTTCTACTTTCAATATTGGATGCCTAGCTGTTACTAACGATGAAAACAAAGTAGTAGGTGTTTGCTCTGAACGTGATTATATTACTAAGGTGGCTGCGTTGAGAAAGAACAGCGATGAAGTAAAAATAAAGGATATATGTATTTATAAACCTTATACTATCATGGCAAAAAAAACAGATTCACTAAACGTTTGTATGAATAAAATGATTTATAAGGATATTCGTCATCTTCTAGTAGTTGATGAGAATGATAAAGAATTTATTGGAATGATTTCAATCAGAGATTTAATTAAGGAAATAAATGCGAGAAACAACGATATTATTAATAGACTAACTGATTTTAATATGGGAAAAGGTGCTTATTTTAGTAGTGAGTGAAATAAAGTTGGCATTACAAATTCATGTTTTTTATTTAGAGGTATTTTCAAAAAATATAAACCAGCTGCAATCATAAGCAATCCCAAATATTGTAATGGATGATGAAACCGTTCGCCTAAAAATACAAACGCTGCGGTGCTTTCTAATAAACCGCTGATACCATCCCACGCACCATTCACCATCAATATTGTTGAACCTTGTAAAGCAACTATCAACATTGTCACGACTCCAATATAACCAATAGTTCCAATAGCAAACGGAATAATTCCACCTTTTTCAGCAAACCACTTATATCCAAAATCGCCAATTATTTCTGTTACACATAATGCTATAATTTGCGGAACACTCATTTATCTATATGTATAATTAAAACTAATATAAAATATAAAAAAATAAAAATATAAAAATATAATTATATATTATTTTTAAAATGATAACATGCGATTTAATGGGTGGATTAGGCAATCAGTTGTTTCAAATTTTTGCAACTATTTCTTATGCCGCAAAACACAAAGTAAGATTTAATTTTTTATATTCAGAAATGTTGGTAAATAGAATTACTTATTGGAATACTTTTTTGGTTCGCTTGAAGGGTTTCACACATTTAAAATTACCTGATGCACGTATTATTAAAGAAAATGGTTTTCATTATAAAGAAATTGTGTCACCTAATTTAATTCAACAGAATGGTATTATGGTGAAAGAAAATTTAAAATTATATGGTTACTTTCAAAGTTATAAATATTTTCAAGATAATTATGATACAATTTGTAAATTAATTAATTTACAAAAACAAAAAGATAGGATTGTTTATAAATATATGCAAAATTATACAAGTTTGGTTAGTATGCATTTTCGTTTAGGTGATTATAAATTATTACAAGATTTTCATCCTATCATGAAATTGGAGTATTATAAAAATAGCATTCAATATATAATTGAAAAAACGAATCACAATAATCTTAAAATTTTATATTTTTCAGAAAAAAAAGACGAGCTATTAGTTGATGAAAATATAAACAAACTAAAAGAAATATTTCCTTATTGTATATTTATAAAAGCATTTGATTATGCAGCAGATTGGGAACAAATGTTAATGATGTCTCTTTGCTCTCATAATATAATAGCAAATAGCACTTTTAGTTGGTGGGGGGCTTATTTTAATTCAAATAAAGAAAAAATAGTTTGTTATCCTGATGTGTGGTTTGGTCCTAGATTGATAAATGTGAACGACACCGGTGATTTATTTCCAGAAGATTGGATTAAAATCAATTCCAATTAGTTGCTTTAAATACAATTTATTAAATTTTGTAAATTGTATTTTATATATTTTATCATTTATCATTTATTGGATTGTTTAATTTATATTATTTTTTCATGATAGATTTCACTAAATTTTTATAAGTTGGATAATCTTGTTTTAAAATACTATCATTCATTTTAATTATTACATTTTTTTTGTAATTCTCATCATAATATTCGGTATATAACTTTGCTATTACATTTTCAGGATCTAATGTTTCACATGTTAAATTATTTACATTTATTTTATAACATTCATCCATTAAAACATTGTATAAAATTTCTCCATTATAAGTTATTTTAGTAACTTTATTAAATTTACCTAAAAAATTTTTTGCTTCTGCAATTTTACCCTTATAAAATAATTTATGGTCTTTACTCATTATAGTTTTTTTAGTGGGCAATTCAGGTCCTAGGGAATTTTGTTCAAAACAAACTAAATAATCATCTTGCGATATAGTTTGTGTAATTGCTATAATTTTTTTGTTTCTAATTGTATGAATTTTGGGATTTATTTTTTCAATAGGAATTATTCCTTGATTAGTAACAATAGGGGTGCCAGCAATAAAACATATATCGGATATAGG